CAGGAGAACCAGGAGCATAAGGAGAACCAGGAGCATAAGCAGGAGAACCAGGAGCATAAGGAGAACCAGGAGCATAAGCAGGAGAACCAGGAGCATAAGCAGGAGAGTGAGAAGGAGTATGAGGAGAACCAGGATCATAAGGAGAATAAGGAGCAAATTCAGGAGATTCGGGAGTTATCCCCACATGAGATGGTGTTCCAGGACTTTTATTTTCATTATATGCGTTTGTTATTTCGTTTACAATTTTATGCTGTAGAACATTATTTACATCATCACTCTTAAATGTCATTCCACTGAATTGTGAAATATTGTCTTCTGTAATAACACGCATTTGAATATTCATTGTTTGTAATTCTTGAATGAGTAATTTCAAAGAATATGGTATTTTGACAATCGAAAAATTGCGTCCATGACGGGATATACTCTTTAATTTCATTGTATCATTTATTTCATTTGAAAATTTGGCGTCTCCGTCAGTATGTAAACTATAAAATTTGTCCTCTTTGATATTATATGCGGCAACACACCCAGACGTATTACATATCGCCATTTCATATTGATCTCCGCGTACCATGAAAGATTCTTGGATAAATTTACTAGCTCCATGGGCAATTAATCCATCGCGTTCCATTTCACCAATACGTAGTCCACCATCATTCGCTCGCCCCTGTACTGTTTGTCGAGTTAATAATGTTCTAGGACCTTCTGCTCGATAATTAATCTTGTCCTTCACCATATGTTTAAGACGCATATAATAGTTGGGTCCTATGAATATTTCGGTTTCTATTTGATCACCTGTCATTCCATTGTAAAGAATTTCACTCCCACTTTTATGTAACCCTACTTGATTCAACATGCTCCCCAATAGTTCATGTTTTGAACCTTTGTTCGCAAATGCCGTACAATCACCACTATTGCCATAATGCAAACATATTTTACCAAACATGCTTTCTACAAGTTGTCCGATAGTCATACGTGAGGGAATCGCATGTGGGTTAATAATTAAATCTGGTTTGATTCCGTCTTTCGTGAATGGCATATCCTCTTCAGGAATAATTAAACCAATTGTTCCCTTTTGTCCAGCGCGACTTGCCATTTTATCACCAATTGCTGGTATACGCTGATCACAAATACGAACCTTTGCAATTCTATAACCATCATCATCCTGTGACATATACGTTTGATCAACAAATCCCATTTGACCCTTTTTAGGCGTCATTGAAGCATCTATGTACGAATCTTCTTCGTTTGGATCCTTGGTTGCTTTGCCGATAATAACCATGCGTTCATGTACAGCAGTGCCTTTGGCGATTAAACCATTCGAATCAAGTACACTATAATCATAACCCGGCTTCTTTTTCAACACATTTGCTGAATTAATATTCATAATACGGACATCATCGGTTACATCGGCAACATCGGTACTTTCTTCACGGGCTTCCAATACCGAATAATATGATGTTCTGAAAATACCTCTATCAACTGCCCCTTTATTAATCAAAATAGCATCCTCTACATTATATCCAGTATACGACATAATTGCGACAATGGCATTTTCACCATGAGGATGTTGCTCTTTCTGTATGATATCTAAAAACCTACTCTTAATCAGCGGAACTTGTCCGTAATTCAATACGATTCCAGTCTTATCCATACGTTTTTGATAATTCGTGTGATATAAAGATACTGCCTGCTTTGTTTGTCCGCATGAAAATGCGTTACGTACCGGTGGATTATTTTCTGGAAAAATAACTTGATTCCCCATTACACCAAGTGTAAGCGAATGGTCTATTTCGACATACGAATATGTTTTCGAGGATTTGGTTAAATCGTCAAAGCTCAGCGCAATCAGTGCTGTCTCGGTTTCATTTGAATCGATATATTCTACCGGACCATAATTCGTCTTTAGTGATGACAAACTCTTGTCATATAACTCACGATGATTAAAAATAGTATATGTTTTAAAATCGATAGCCTGTTTTTTCTTGTCAAAACCTGTAAATAGATTCATATAATCAAAATCATTACTAATGATTCTTTTCACAATCGTATCACTAATAAATTTGTTGTTATCCAGATAATATAAAGGTCTCATTAAACGCCCACTATCAATGAAAATTTCGATCTTACGATGTTGATAATAAAAACTAACACTAACATCTTTTGGTAACAATCCTGCCCGACGATTTTTTTTGATTATGTCTATTGTAGTGAATGGATCTTCGACCACGCCAAACCACAAGCCATTTATAAAAATTTTAATCCATGTATACAATTGTTTGCATGAAAATATATCAAGTGGTTTCATATCAGCATTTGCAAACATCCACGATTTGAAATGTTCTAGTGGAACATGATTGGATATATATGTCATAATCGCAAGATGTTTATGTAAACCACAATTTCCACCATCAGGTGTATCAATAGGGTCTATTAAACCATATTGTGAAGGATGTAATAAACGCGGTCCAACCACTTTTGCGCTAGCATCTAATGGTAAACTTAATTTACGCATTTGACTCAATGCTGAATTAAAACTTAATCGACTTAAATCTTGAACAATGCCAAGTTTTTTTGTATGCGTTGTCGATCCCCAATTTCCCTTGAATGCCTTTCTGAAACCAACTTCCACAGCACGATTTGCGAATATTTGGTTTTCGTAATTGCGCACGAGTTGTTCAAACCCAGCGAAGTTGATATTCACATAATCAGTTTCCTTATCTGGTCGCGACTTGTAAAAAATACGCTTATCTATATTCACGAAAATACTATGCTCTTGAATTTTATAATACTCTTTGAATAAATCATACATAAGGCGACCTGGAACTTCGACACGTTTATATGTAAAACTATCGCGATCTGTTGGCATTTTAACACCCATTTTAACTTGTAGTAGCTCGAACGCCATGTGTCCCAAAAAATACGCTTTGTGAAAATAATTGGTTGTTCCAATATTGGGTAAAAAATAGTTCATTAATATATCATGCGCACTAACAATGGTTTGTCTCTTTGTTAATTTACCAATGTACTTTAATGCATGTTCTTGAGTGAAAATCATACCGGCGTCATGAATCGATGGTATAAATTTGTCTATATATCTCTCATTGACATCTATATCCAACAAACAATACGATATAATTGTTTTGTCACTAATTACACCCAGTGCCCGCATTAAAATAAATAAAGGGATTGGTTTGCGCACGTTTGGAACTTCAACAACTATGTTACAATTCGAATATTTGTCAGATGGTGAAACGTAATGGATTTTCATTGTTCGTTCAGGTTTTGACGCATCCTCGGAAACCATTCTAATCGCACCTGTATGCGAATAAGCAATACCTTCTGCATTCTTTTTGATATATAACATGTTATCGGCAAACTTCTCTTGGCTGATAATCGATTTTTCCTTTCCATCGATAATAAAGTATCCTCCATTATCGTTTTTACATTCACCTGCATGAAAACGTGTTTCGGGTGTCAATGAAGTCAGAATACATAAATCGGATTGAACCATTAGTGGAAATTTGCCAAAGTAATATTTATCGATTGTAAAAAATTCAACGTCATACACTTTCGTGTCTGGGTTATATGTTTTGAATTCGAATACAATATCGATATATAATGTGAAACCATAAGTCATGTTACGAAGTCGAGCTTCGTTTGGCATCATATAATGAACACGATCCTTGTCGTAAATAATTGGTTTTCCGAAATGAATTCCTGAACCATCCTTTTTACCTAAATAAACATTTGCTTGAATTTCATAGTCATCGTTCGCATCATTGTAATTTTTACGAATTTCAATAGGGTTACGTTCAGTCAAAATTTGTTTAATACCTGTGTTTATAAACTCATTGTACGACTGAATATGATGTAAAATAAGAGCGTGTGGTTCAGATTCGAAGTATTTTTTTATAATATTCCAAGACATTATATGAATATCCATTGGTGAATTCATATATTATAAGTGTAGTATTTTTTTAAATCATGCGCTGTTGAACTTTTAATAGTTCTGGTTGAACCCAAGGTTTTGGATCAACAGGTGGCTGATATCCTTTAATAGTGTTCAATGCGCTACCGGCATTATATGAAACGTTTTGTCCAACTAAATTAGCTTCAGGGAATAATGTAGCAAAGAAACTACCTCCTTTTTGTCTCCTTTTTTTAGTTGTTCTTTTTCTTCTTTTGGATGACTTTCTTTTTGACGACTTTCTTTTTGACGACTTTCTTTTGGATGACTTTCTTCTAAATGTTCTCTTTTTTCTTCGACCTCCGCCTTGTGTTGATTGCAAATGTTGGAAAGGAGTGTTTTCATAAGTATTTAATGGATAATGATTGCCACCATGGTTAGGGGCAACCCCGGGCCAAGTATTTGGGTTAGATTCAATCGGTTGTCCAACTAAAGCATAATTTACACCGCCTCGTTGACAACGACGATTCCTTTTGGTTCGTTTGGTTCTTCTGGTTCGTTTGGTTCTTTTCGTCCGACCTTTTTTATTACGACGTGATATGCGGTTACTTGCATTTTTCCTAGATTTCCCCATAATATATAATAACGTGGGAAAAATAAATATTCATGAAAAAATATTACAACGCAATTGAAACATTCGATATCTATTCAATATCTACATGTGTAAGCATGTGCCTTCTACAACACATCTTTGTTAGCATAAGTTCATCCATGATAATGCCCTCGGGTGCCTTTGTATTATAAGACTTCGTTAAATAAATTACCTTGTTTTGGTCAATCTTCTTATCCTGCTTTAGTTTACGGACACGTTCTTGGTAATATCTGTACTTATTTGCGAGGACATTGCCGCACGTAAAACACTTAATTGGAATGATCATCGTATATATATTATAAGTAATATTTCCTTAAATTTAAATCAATTTTTACGTTAAATACCTAAAATGTCTCAATAGTTATTGTTTTTAATAAATGATTTTTTTTATCAGAATCTAAATTAATATCACTTATATCCAGGAGTAAAAATGTCCCAAATATAATTATCATCGTAATTAAAACATACATCAAATCTTTTCCCATAATTAACGTATAGTGAGAATTTAATTACTATTTAAAAAATTGTGTATTTGCACCTTATCGTTCACATTTGTGACTTTTCCTGTCAATATACACGCTTCATATAAATCCATTAACACTTTTTTAGGAGCACAACTTCCTACCTTTAGCAAGCCACTTTTATGTAAATAATTTTTCACATCCGTTAAATTTCGTCGGGTTAAATTACGCTTTTCGCGAATAATATTTGCCCGACCTTCACCATCCTTAATTATGACAGATACCCTACGTGTTTTAGCATTTTTCCCACATATATATTTTCGAGTTATCTTCTTTTTAACTGCCATACTAGGTATGCGTGGTGCCAATACTACAGGCAATGTTTCCGTAATATCATTATGAGCCATTAATGATAATGCGGTAGATGCTATACTGGGTCCAGGTATTATAGAAATATCGCTTTTACCATCCTTGCTTTTACCATCATTACTTTTAACAACATTGCTTTTACCATCATCACTTTTAGTACGATTAAACATAGATTTTACACGTTTCAGTTTATCTTCACGTTCGCTATTCACATTTTCGCCAGTATTTGCAAACATGGGCTCATTTATATTCAATGTCTCTTTCTTAAATGGGCGTTTTTTTGTTTGTGTCCATTGACGATATGTAGGTTTATTTCCATTACGTAAACAACCATATGGAATGTTTGTATTATCCATTAAAGGCGTTAACGAATTTCGGTTAAAAATAGTTTCTGGTCTTTTTAAATCGGTAGGTAGTTCAACATTTACTTGTTCCCTCAAATAATTGTCATCTTGAAACGCGTCCATTTTATTTAAACTTGTCCCTACATCAAATTTCTTTTCTTTAGATTCGCTCGTTTTATTTTCTTTTTCAATTAGCGATGTTAAATATTTGAGCGACTCTTCAAATTCACTTTTAAACCCACCTGAAGCATCTTCCTCCTTCTTTTTGGTTTTTTTTTGATGTTGCTTAATTTTCTCGATGAATTTATTTTTCATAGTAGTTGGTTTGAATATTCCCTTGTCGGCATTTTTATCCTTCTTCTCTTTCTTCTCTTTCTTCTTTGTTTTACTGATACCTGCCATTTGGAACAATGCAGGATTGATTGATATTGTTTTCTGTGATGAACTCATATTTTATAACCATATTGTTTTTTCCGAGTTTTTACAAATCAAATGTTTATTCATAAAATAATATTTTTACATGAAATAAATTTAAAAATTGAAACCAAAATACACGTACATGGAAAGTTATATATCAAGTATGACCGAAAAGTCAATAAACGAACGCGAAACGCTAGATACCTACATCGAAACCCCATGGAATTTGATTGGGTCATATTTCGAGGGTCAATACCTCGAACAATTGGTACGACACCAGTTGGAGTCTTATAATTTATTTGTAAATACTCAAATTCAACGTACAATTGACATGTTTAATCCTGTACATATTTGTTCTGAACAAGATTTTGACGAAATAGCGGGTAAACATTCGCTTGAAATGTTTATTCAATTCGATAATTTTCAAATCCATCGTCCTCAAATTCATGAGAACAATGGTGCCACTAAATTAATGTTCCCTCAAGAAGCTCGACTTCGCAATTTTACATATTCTTCAACAATGACAATGGACATTAATATCAAGTATGTTACACGAAATGGTGACAACCTAGAAAACAGCGAGACAACACACAAAACACTTCCTCAAGTTCATATTGGTAAGCTACCCATTATGTTGAAATCGTCAGTGTGCTTGCTAAATCAATACAAGCATGTTGATAGCAATATTACCGGTGAATGTAAGTATGATGCGGGTGGATATTTCATTATCAATGGTTCGGAAAAGACTGTGCTCGGACAAGAACGTGCGGCCGAAAATCGTGTGTATTGTTATAATATCGCCAAAAATAATACCAAGTGGTTATGGCAAGCTGAAATCAAGTCAGTCCCGGATTTCAAGTGTATTAGTCCAAAGCAAATTGTGATTATGGTTTCTTCTAAAAACAATGGGTTTGGACATAGTCTTCATATGCAAATTCCTCGCATCAAAAACCCCATCCCGTTATTTATCGCATTCCGTGCTCTAGGAGTCATGACTGACTTGGAGATTTGTGAGCATATTCTACTAGATGTGAATAATACGAGTGATATTACATGTGAACATTTACAGGCTTCGATTATTGAAGCATGTGAGATAAAAACACAAGATGAGGCTATCGATTATATCAATACTCATGCCATGTACACGCCTATCAATATGGAAAAGGAGGAAGGTATTCGTAAAAAGTTAGAGTTCACCACCGAGGTGTTGAAAAATGACATTTTCCCTCATTGCTATAATATGACCCAGAAAATTTATTTCCTTGGTTATATGACAAAACGTCTTCTAGAATGTTTTACTGGCATTCGCCGTCAGGATGACAGAGATAGTTATACCAATAAGCGCATTGACTTGACCGGTTCACTATTGAATAACCTGTTCCGTAATTATTTCAATAAGGTTGTAAAAGATATGACCAAACAAATTGTCAAGGAAATCAATACTGGATCATGGCGTTCTACATATGACTATAGTAACATTGTCAATCATACGAATATCTATAAGATTATTAAGTCGTCAACCATTGAAAACGGCATTAAACGTGCTCTAAGTACTGGTGATTTTGGTATTAAGCAGTCCACATCCACAAAGGTAGGTGTTGCACAAGTACTGAACAGACTCACATACGCGTCCAGTCTTAGTCATTCGCGTCGTATTGCCACACCGATTGATAAAAGTGGAAAGCTCATCCCTCCTCGCATGTTACACAATACCACATGGGGATTTTTATGCCCAGCTGAAACGCCAGAGGGTCAATCAGTTGGCGTTGTCAAGAATTTGAGTTATATGACGCATGTTACTATTCCATCGAATACGAAAGCTATTATGACTTATGTGATGAATCAAATCACACCGATTGAAGATATTACTTACCATGAAGCATTCGGTAAGGTCAAGGTATTCGTCAATGGTGCGTGGCTCGGTGTAAGTGAAAATCCTATTGAGTTGTACCGGTACCTGAAAGATCTCAAATACAAGGGCATGATTAATATTTACGCATCCATCATATTCCTGTATGATGTTATGGAGATTCGCGTTTGTAACGACGGAGGTCGCGTAACACGACCTGTGCTCAGAGTGAAAAAGAATAAGCTTGTACTTCACGAAGATATTGTTGACCAAGTCACAAGAAAAGAAATTGTTTGGGAGGATCTTCTAACCACTATGAAGATGGAAGATTCTGTAATTGAGTATATCGATCCAGATGAACAAAACACTACCATGATCGCTATGAAACCATCTGCATTATACAATGCAACATCTTACAATTATACGCATTGCGAAATTCATCCTAGTACTATCTTTGGTGTTCTAGCTTCATGTATTCCTTTCCCAGAACACAATCAGTCACCAAGAAATACATATCAATGTGCTATGTCCAAGCAATCGATGGGTGTATATGTCACCAATTACGACAATCGTATGGACAAGACCGCGTATGTTCTTAACTATCCAATGCGTCCACTAGTTGACACACGTGTTATGAATTTGATTCAACTTAATAATATTCCATCTGGATCACCTGTTATCGTAGCGATTATGACACATACAGGCTATAATCAGGAGGATAGTATCCTATTCAATAAAGCGTCAGTCGATCGCGGTTTATTCCAAGCAACTATCTACCACACCGAAAAGGATGAGGATAAAAAGATACATGGCGATGAAGAGATCCGGTGTAAGCCCGACCCGTCTAGAACGAAGGGTATGAAGTTTGGTAATTACAACAAGGTAAATGCGTTGGGAGTAATTCCTGAGAACACATTGTTGGAAAATCGTGATGTTATTATTGCTAAGGTCCAACCTATTAAGGAAAACAAAAATGATCATACCAAGGTCATTAAATATCAAGATCAGAGTAAAATTTTCAGAACAAACGAAGACACATATGTAGATAAGAATTATATCGATCGCAACGGAGATGGCTATAACTTTGCTAAAGTGCGCACGCGTACCAGCCGCAAACCAGTGATTGGTGATAAATTTTCAAGTCGTCATGGACAAAAGGGAACAATTGGTAATATTATCCCTGAAGAAGACATGCCGTTTACTAAAACGGGCATCAGACCTGATATTATTATCAACCCTCATGCTATTCCTTCCCGAATGACAATTGGACAACTCAAGGAAACTCTTCTCGGTAAGGTTCTTCTAGAGTTGGGGCTTTTTGGTGACGGAACCAGTTTCGGTGAGTTCCCCATTGAAGATATTTGCAAGGAACTTTCGCAAGTAGGATATGAAAGTAATGGCAATGAAATCCTATACAATGGTCTTACGGGCGAACAGGTAGAGACGAGTATTTTCGTTGGTCCTGTATTTTACCAGCGCTTGAAACACATGGTGAGTGACAAACAACATAGTCGTTCAATTGGTCCAATGGTAAACCTAACGCGTCAACCTGCTGAGGGGCGTTCGCGTGATGGTGGTCTTCGTTTTGGAGAGATGGAGCGTGATTGTATGGTTTCTCATGGAGCATCTCGTTTCACGCGAGGGCGTTTGTATGATGCGTCTGACAAATATAGTGTACACGTGTGTAATAAGTGCGGCTTGATCGCAGCATATAATGACGAAGTACATATTCATTTGTGTAAAGTTTGTAATAATAGGAGTGACTTTTCATATACTGAAATTCCTTATGCGTGCAAGTTGCTATTTCAAGAACTAATTACAATGAACGTGGTCCCAAGAATAATCACGAATAAATAAAACAATAAACATTATATATTTAGCCACAATGCTATCAAGTTTTTTTTATTGAGGTTATATATATAATGGAAAAGTCAAACGCCACAATATATGGGTGCCATAGTGCCCGAGCTTCAACACAACGAATATTACGCGATGTATGGAATAGTGGAAACGTAGTTGGTGAAAATAATCAAAAACGTAAAATTGGTCCTTTCAGAGCAGTCATGAATGCTGGTGATTTATTATCACGCCCTAACTATTCATGTGGAGGCCCAAACCCATTGCAATCACTTTCAATGCGTTTTGATAGCCTAGTACGAAGAGATAATACACGAAATGCTTGTGATACAACAGGTGTCCCCGCAAGTTCATGTAATGTTAAGTTTGTGTACGATTCATCCTCGTTCACACGTTTTGTTAAAGAAACAGCTGTCAATAAGACCTATAAAAAATAAATCGATTATATCAGAAATATTTTTCACAATATATAGTATAATGCAAAAATATTTAGTCGAGTTTTTAGGAACTCTATTCTTTCTTTATGTAATCATGGCAACTGGGGACGCGTTTGCCATTGGCGCTGCTTTAATTATAGCAATCCTTGTAGGAGGACCTATATCTGGTGGAAACTTCAACCCAGCCGTGTCCATAATGATGTTCCACGCAGGTAAATTATCCAAGAAAGATGTGATTCCTTACATCGTGGCACAGGTTGCTGGTGGTTTGGCTGCATATCAACTTTATTTACGTGTAAAGCTATAAATTTTACACCATTCGTTATTTAATCATAAATATATCAAAAATGAATTATTATTTGTTTGATATATTTAACGTGTGATACACCTGCATTGGGTCTTAATTTTATACATGTACCCACTACTTGTTTCGGAACTATGTAAGTTCATTGAACTATTCTTAGTTTTATAAATATGTGTATTGCAGCAATTATTGGAACGATACTCATTGTCTTTATTTTCTGGTAACGCATAATGCATGGTATTTCGGTAAAACGTTTTAGATCGACTATCCAAATATTTGCTATGGTTAGAAAAATAGGTTTTGGGTAATTTGCTAACGTAACGATTTCTTCTTAATGCATTAGTTTGAGCACAACATGTTGTAAATTCCATTATACAATATACTTATAATTTTTATTTACATGATGAATAAAAAATAAAATATATATAATATAATGGAAATTTCGATTATATTGATCGCATTATTTGCTGTTCTCTTTCTATATAACATATACATATGGTTTGGTTCAAATAAAGAGGGTATGGAATCCACGACCAAATGCTGCGGATCTTCGGACAGAACATATTCTTTAGAGAATAAACTAAAATCACTCGAAAAAAAATTTAAAAAAAACGATGATCAGATAAAAGAAAACACAGACAATCTGAAGGCGATTGCTGACCAAAATAAAAAAGATGCCGAATCAAAAACAGGAGTAAGCGAACAAGAAGCCAACAAACCGCCACCAGAAGTTGGTGGTATTGATTAGAAATTTGTTTTCATGATGAATTAAAAATAGGAGACTATACTATATGTCAAAATTTTTTAAAGATGTTGGAGGGGATTTAACTAACCTGGAAGAAAAAGTCCTTGGTCCAAAATATGATTATGCCAAAAATATCAAAACGCCGGGAGAAATTGGAATGTCGTCTAGAGGATCTATATCGGCAGCGGCAAAAAATGTAGCGGGATTAATAGATTATACCGAAGTATTGGTAACTGGTGGTGGTAGGGCATCTCGTTCTGGTGGTGCCATGGGTAATAAATTTTTTCTCCAAACAGGTGCAAAATGCAATGATATAAATGGATCAGGAGAACAAACACGTTCTATCTACATCAATAATGTTCCACAAGGTAATATCCCATTTATTTCGTCTTCAACCGGAGCGAATTTCAGTGAGTTTAAAGGTTTGATACCAGGTACATTAAGCACCATGGGACAACTGAATCCAATGAAAATTTTTCAAGCATTTATGATGAAAGGAACACCTGATTGTCAAGCCCTTACAATGCAAACAGTAGATTCGAATAACTATAAATCATCTGAAACTAAATTTGTAGCACTCATGGATATCAAAAATTTGGACCCATGTACGTTTTCAAACAAACGCAACCCAATTACAAATAAAGGTTGCAGGGAAACATTTTCTTCGTATAATACAATGCATACGCCTAATGAAGGTGAATTAACTTCTGATATTTCAAAATTACCAAATGATCCAATTGTACAATTATATATAGCAAGTTTAGGCATCGTTGGTATTTATATCATGTATAATCTAATACAACGAGGGTAATCGATTAGTTCATGTGAACACACTAGAAACATCTGTTTCTTTTTCAGTCGTTCCATCAAGTACGTACGTGATCGTATTGTTTACTACAATACGATCTATATTCAATGGCATAAAAACACCATGTATATTTAACCACTCCTTAATATGTTCATATCGATAACGTATATTTGCAAACATTTCGTGGGGTTTATTACTTATCACCATCATGGTATATTCCAAAATTTGCTGACCAAAAATACAATTAACCTCGTCCAACCTATGTCGGAAAAACATAGGAATGTCCTGTTTGAACATGCGCGTGTCTGCATGAATTACATTCATTTGTCCAGTTGCAATTGTATGCGAATAAATATAATCGTGAATAGTCTTTATTTCGACATGATCTACACGTCTCGACATATTTTTACAGACAATGTATCGATGATCATCACAAAGTTTCATTGATGATGGGCGGGAAATATACACCTTGGAAAAAAGTGCGTTGAGATAAAATAATATATCCACGTAAATGGCACTATGTGTATTTTTAATCAAAATATTTATATCGCCTCCGACTTTAATATTATATAACATGTGTAAAAGATTAATAAGTAGATGCTCTACATCGGAATATCCGGGCGAATCATGTTCTTCATCGCGCATGGCTAAAAATGCCATATCGAAATTTGCTGGTGGAATACTAAGTATTTTACCCAATGTTTTTGTTGTAAAATCAATGGTATAATGACTACATTTAGGTTCGATGTTTCTCAAATTGAAAACATTATCCATTGCTCTTGTAATATTTACTATATTGTTTCCATATACGCTATATCTTATGTCCGAAACATACGTTTTTTTTTGATAATTATAATTGATTATTTCTATATATTCAAAATATGGAAAACTGATATTACATGACATAATAGACTTGTTGATATCACGTATGATTATATTTAGTAGATCGTTATCGTAACTATCACACAATTTACGTTTGACATGTAATGTTTGTAGCTTTTTAATATATTTTGAGGTTATATTTTCATTATAGCATATCTCAATTATATATGCCAATGGTGGTAGTTTATTCATATGTATATAAGGTAAAGGAATTTGATTAATCATTATTATTAGTTTTTGATAAATATACCAAATTACATTTATGTATGTTTTTTATTAGTTATAATAATCGATGAATAATTAAAATCATAAAATTGTTCCCCCCATATGAAATAAATGATCATTGTTTCACCAGGTTTATCAATAAAATTGAATATTATTTAAAATAGAATTATATATTATATCAATGTCAAAGCAAAATTCAGATTCAATGGAGGGTTTAATTAGCAAGTATTTAGCGTATAACCATAGTACTAGTGGATTCGACAAAGAGTTGGAAGTACGTTTCAATACACGCAAATACGATGGTGTGATTCAAAAAATGGATTTTGATCGTGTTGTACAAAAACTCCTTTCGATGGGATTCAAGTCAGGAGATTTAACAGGATCATACATGATGCGTGTTTCAAGCGAATATGATAGTCATAATAAGATGATTACTGAAATTAGAACTGAAATTTTAGGAAAAGACAATATCCAACAATTATGCAAAACAAATCGAATCCCCGAAAATGGTCTAGTGACATTTCAAAAAAAAGGTCGTGTAGAGAATAAGGGTGGTAAATTATCCCCTGTTAATAATGCCGAATTTCAATTCCGTACAACATTCAATATTGAAGAAAATATATCCAGTTCACATCCATTAATAAAAAATCAGTATCTTGAGAAATTCGAGTCACTTAAAAAATACTATCGCTATATTAATCGTGTCGAATTCACACATCCAGATTATCCTATTAAATGCCATTTGTCTATCGTAAAATCATCCAAAAAAGATAAAGATGATGAAATCATCTACGAGAGAAGTATCCAACATAGTGATGTGTTTAAAAATACTGAAGTATATGAAATCGAATTGGAAATAGACAATGCCATGGTTGGTCCAGGAACACAATACGAAACTACTGAATCTATTTCGAACCCTTTAAAGAATGTTATTAAGTATGTACTTTGTGGTCTACAAAATACAAAATACCCTGTGTCGTATAAAATGTTATACGCAATCGAACAACAATACAAACAATTCATCTTACAAACTCATCCTGATAAAATGAGGTCTAAACTTATTCCTAGACAATTTATTGGTCCTGGTTCAATCACACTACAACGAAAGCACGTACAGCCAATTGATCCTGCTTCCAAAGAACCGAATATTCAGAAAAATTATTGTGTGACAGAAAAGGCGGATGGAGAGAGACGTCTGCTTTACGTATCAGGTAATGGTATGATATTTGCAATTACCACGAACATGAACTTTATATGTATCGGTGCGAAAACAAAGGTTTCCAAATTATATCACACAATGATTGATTGTGAATATATTATGAAGAACAAACACGGAGATGTTATCGATTTATACGCTGCATTCGATGTTTATTATATTGCTAAGCAGGATCAACGTAATTTGATATTCATGAATACGTCTGAACCAACTAAAACACGACATGGAATGTTGTTAAAAGTAATCAGTGCATTGAAACCAGAATCTATGATTACTGGACAACCTTCACCTGTCCGCATTGAAGCGAAACAATTTTATTCAAGTGGTAATATTTTTGAAGACAATAATATGATTATACAGAAAACAAAGGACGGCCTGTTTGAATATGAAACGGATGGACTGGTGTTCACACCCACCAATTTATCCCTTGCTCGCGATTATGTTAAAAAAACGTGGGATAAGTCATTCAAATGGAAACCCCCGGAGTTTAATTCAATCGACTTTCTAGTGAAAATGAAAAACGACGGAAAGACGGAACTTGTTGGTGATAGTATTGTAAGTTATAAAACTCTTACCCTGATGTGTGGTTTCCAGGAAAATGAAAGCGGATATTTACATCCATGTGCTGACGTAATGGACGATATTAAAACCGAAGATATTATCGGTACAAATAAAGAACGTCACGATGGACGAAAGCCAAGAGTGGATTCGAATGCTACATATAAACCTCACAAATTTTACCCAACTAAGCCATATGATTCTAGCGCTCATTTATGTAATATAGCCTCTGTAAATGACGCCGATACAGAAGTAGTAAAAACAATAGAGAATGAAGTGATAGAAGATAATATGATTGTTGAATTTTATTACGATTTCAGTAGACCTAAATTATGGCGTTGGGTTCCACTACGTGTTCGGTATGATAAGACACGTGAACTTCGAAATGGACAGAAAAATTACGGAAATAGTTATAATGTGGCAAACAGCAATTGGCAATCTATTCATCACCCGATTGATGTAGACATGATGTCATCTGGTATTGGAATTCCTGATATAGAAGACGATGATACTTATTACAATCGTGATAATAAGCGGGACTATACCGTGGGTATGCGTGATTTTCATAACAAAGTTGTAAAACGTATGTTAATAGAGTCTGTATCCAATGTAGGTGATATTTTGATTGACTTTGCCGTTGGTAAAGGTGGTGATTTCCCCAAATGGATCCAAAGTAAGTTGTCATTTGTGTTCGGAATTGACAAATCACCCGATAATATTGAGAATCATGTGGACGGGGCATGTGCCCGCTTCTTGAATTACAAGAAAAAGCTAGATGTATATCCTGATGCGTTATTTGTATCTGGTGATTCCGGATTACGTATAACCACGTTGGATGCACCCGACGGCGAAAAATATAAAAATGTTACTAATGCGATATTCAACAAAGGTTCAAAGGATCTTGCGAAAATTGGCAAGGCCGCCTTGAGACACTACGGAAAGGCAAAGGACGGATTTCATGTTAGTTCATGCCAATTCGCACTTCATTATTTCTTCCGTGACGTAACAAGCCTGGAAAATTTCATTCAAAATATTGTCGATTGTACACGCGTCGGTGGTTACTTCACATGTACTTCTTATAACGGAAAGAAAATGTTTGATTATTTATCGAAAAGGAACAAGGGTGAAAGTGAAATACTAAAACATACCAATGGTGAAAAAATGTGGGAGGTGATTAAACAATATGAATACGTCGACTTCAAAGATGATGTCAGCTGTATTGGATATGGTATTGATGTCTATCAAGATACAATTAATAAATTATTCCGCGAATATTTGGTAAATTATGATTATTTCTTTCAAATACTTGAAAAATATGGATTCAAGTTGTTGACGCAAGATGAAGCACGTGAAATAAATTTGCCGTCTTCGTTTGGTAGCTTTGAAGATCTACATCGTCAAATGCAGATTGATCTTGAACGCGGTACAATCAAATCACAGCAAATTGGACAATCTAATAATATGAATAAACAAGAACAACAAATCAGTTTCTTTAATAGTTTCTTTGTATGTAAAAAAGTACGTCACGAAACAACACCTGTTAAACTATTGGACTCTGTTATTGGTGAAGAAGATGCCATTATGATGTCGGATTATATGACATCATTGGAAAAAGAAGTTGTTGCTGTAGATGAAGGTGAAAATATCGAGGCAAAAATTATGATCGAAGATCCATTTGAAGTAGAGTCGAAATTACCAACTGAAGCTGTGGAAAGTAAACCTACAAAGACAAAGGCACCCAGAAAAAAAAGAACGATAGCTGTGAAGGAAAAGAAAAGCGATCTTGAAGAAGGGGAAATATTAGAGGCTGACCCTGTTGAAAAAAAGAAGCGTGGTCGCCCGAAAAAAATTACAATCAAGGAAAGTATTGTTGATGAAAAGTAACAAGCCATGTGTCAAAATATTATTTTTTAATGAAATAATATTTTGTAATTTATTGAAGAATGCATTTTTAGTAAATTCTATATATATAAAATTGAAGTAATACATTCATTGTTATATATATATCAAATGAAAAATGGACACTTGTTTAACTGATGAAATGTGTGTTGGAAAAAAATATAAATATTACCAGCAATGGTGTATATATCATATGGATAATTATAATTATTCACCGAATTATACTATAAGTTGTCACCCAGAAAGAATAGAAAGAACATATCCTTCTTGTGCTAGTTGTTGGAAATGGACGGATTGTTGTGCGGATTCACCCCAAGATTGTTGTATTAAAGAATTCTATACTTATCCACCCACCAATAGTCCTACATTACACCCTTGTTCAAGTGGATGCGATAAACCATATTATTTTGAAAAATGTAATATTTTTCAAAATATCAATCAAAAAATTACATGTGAATCAGGTGATGGTATACAATGCTGTTCTGATAATATAAACGATTGTTGTATTTTTAAAAAAGATGAAATGTTTGTTTATAGTGGGTTAATTATAATTATACTATTCCTTTCGTTTTACATGATGACTCGTGATAAATACAAAATAAATCCTGCGACAAATTCAAATGTTTAACATTTCTATCTATAACTATAATCCAACCAACTTACATATATATATATTTTTTCACCTTTATTTAACTATTTTCAGTTAATACATCATAAATCTCCTGGTATAAGGTTTGTTTTGTTTTCTTCTTACCAATTACATCATGTGAATTGATGTTGAAGAATTTTGCGATTTCTAATAGTTCATCACCTTTAAATGAAGATATAGCTTTGATGGGTTTATCGTAATTTGCAATATTATAACGTGGTGACTTGTACATGGGTATCAATTCGGCCTTGTTTATTTCGTATGCAAAATAATCTTTAATCTTGTGAATGATGTTTGGCGTTTGTACGTTTGCTGATGGAATAAATTCATAATATGAATTTTTAGTGAAATATACAAATGGAATATTTTCAATAATACATAAAACATGAAATGTTTTCATGGTAATTGCCTTTTCATTTATTAAATCACTTTCACACTCATATATTTTCTGGATTTTATGCGACTTGATTAACGCCTTCTTTTCACGTATCTTATCTATATATTTAAACTTGATTTTTTTCTCCTCTGTAAATTGGTTTGTATACTGATGTAGGTTATAATCATCGAACCCCTTGGTCATTACATAGAAAATCCAAAATAATTTATCTTCTTGACTAGGAACAAACATACTTGGATGTTTTTTTTCCATATTCTCCTTGGGCTTCGCCTTTTTTATTTGATTATCATTCATATTTGCCTTTACACATAATGCAAGACGTTTATTTGTCAGCATAAATGGTTCAAGGCTGGTCTTAATATTATCTACATGACATCTAGCATTCATTGTTTAATTCTATTGTTTTATCTTTATTATCTTTTTGGAAGTATTTTACTTTGAATTCCTCTTTCTGACTTTCAAATGCATCTAATTGTGTTTCTTGTTTCGTCACATATTTCATATATGTATCCATTTTTTGAATAACATCAACATTCAAACTGGAAAGATTGATAAATATACCATTATTATTTTCATTTAACAGGGTTTGCTCCACATTCTGTTGAAGAATTTTCAATATTTCCCCCTGATGGAATGTATCCAATAACTCTATTTTTTCGCGCAATATCTCTAATGTTCCAATGTTTTCCATGTTTATATAAATGACCAGTATAACTTTATGTTATTTTTATAAATTGAATTATACACAATATATCCAAAAGTATTACAAAGAGAAAAGGTGTCCAAATATGGCAACAATGGAAGAAATCGACGAATATATCAATGAAATACATATGAAAACGATGTTGGATAACTACGTTTTACATAATATACCACCTGATTATGAAGGTTTTCGGAAGAAGGAAGTGGAACCAATCAAAAAAACGCGAAAAATTGATATATTTATTCCGTCACCGCAATATGATTTGCCAGAGGACAATACAACCATTTTACAGAGAGAAATACCGATGGAGGACTTAAATAAAATACGTGAAAAGATATTGCATGTTCAAGATTATATAATAAGTATGATCGACCGCAAAGAAGATGAATGCCCCGTATGTTATGAGGATATGGGAAACAAAAGCTTTTTAACAGGTTCTTGTGGTCACAAATATTGTGGTAAATGTTGCTATGATAATTTTACAAAAAATTGTCATACTGGTTCATTGTGTCCACTATGTCGTGTGGAAGTACTTTAGTTTTTAGGCATTTTAAATACCTATATTATAAGATATTCAAAATAATTTTTTATTTATTGAAGTTGGTAAGCCATGTCCAAATAAAATCACGATGGTAATGTTAATTATAAATCCATGATGATAATCTGATCATTTACCTTGCATGTATCTTCATTGGAAACAGACGCAGGACATTTTATTTGATATGTTGGGATTCCATGATCTTGATTCCAACATGTATATACACCAGTCAAATGTTGATTCGAACATTGTAGTGCTACATATTCACTTCCTCCAAAACTTGTTCGTAAATCATTCGCACTGACATTTTGCCCAATCGAATTATATAGAATATCTGGAGTAGGAATACTAAATGTCAACTTAATTGCATTATTAAAATAATCGTATTGCGACAATCCAGTACATGTTCCGTGTTTACTCCATTCATGTTCCCAAAAGGAATCATATGACGAGCTGGATTCTTCCTCCTTGACGTTTGGCCAATATTGGATCATATCGGAAGTTCCAATTAATTCTGGAACTGAAGTATCAAAAGGTTCATTACTACACGATGAAGGATAACCTGTTGTATTATATTGTGGCCACATGCCATGAATTGTTAAATTTGTCGTCCAGTATGATTCAGGCGACGTACACCCTGGATAGTTTTGATCATTACAAAACCCAGGTGTCCATGAATAGGCGTAAACATACAAAGTAGATTGTGACACAACCGATGTTAACGATGATAATAATAATAGGGAAGGAATAAAAAGCATCTATATTATATACACGTAAAAAATACTAGAATTAAACATATCACCGCTTTTTTTTAAGCACTACACATTTCACATGGCTCGTCATCAGCCGGTTTTTTTTTAGATTTTGTAGGATCTATCGTAAATTGTTGAGCCTGATGCTTGGCTTTGCGCCGTAAGTAATACACACCTGTCTTTAATCCCTGCTTCCACGCATAAAAATGCATAGATGTTAAACTGCCGTAAGTAGGTTCTTCCTGCCATAAATTTAAGCTTTGACTTTGGCAGATAAATGCCCCTCTTTCTTTCGCCATGAGAACAATATCTTTCATCGGAATCTCCCACACCGTTCTATAACGTGCCTTTACTTCATCCGACAATGCGTCAATATATTTCACTGAACCTTTATTTGCGATAATATTGTTCTTAATTTCTTCATTCCACATTCCCATATCGCTGAGTTCTTTCATTAAGTGTTTGTTCGCTACCATAAACTCTCCAGCTAGCGTATTTCTACTATATATGTTACTTGTAATGGGTTCAAAACATTCATTATTGCCTAAAATTTGCGATGTGGATGCAGTAGGCATTGGTGCTACAAGTAATGCATTGCGCACACCACGCATCATAACCTTTTGTCGTAAATCATCCCAATCATACCTATCACTAGGTTCTACTTCCCATAAATCAAACTGAAACTTACCATAGAATAATGGACTATTCGTAAAACTGCTATAGGCACCAATATGCTCCTTGTTTAATTTTGACTTTTCGTCTTCACTCAATACAATCGACTTTTTATTTTTTCCATACTTATTATATCTTTCCAGAGCAAGTTCATATGATGTTTCCATGGACGCGTGATAGATGGTTTCGAAAATATTTTTATTGATCTCTTTTGAAGTCTCACTATTAAATGAAAGTCCCATCATGATAAAGACATCAGCAAGTCCTTGAACACCAATGCCAATGGGTCGATGACGCATATTACTCAATTTTGTCTTATCGGTAGGATAAAAGTTAATATCGATAACACGATTCAGATTGCACGTAATCACTTTGGTCACTTTGTGTAATTTATCATAGTCAAATGTCTTTTCTTTGGTATTCACAAACATTGGTAGACCAATGCTAGCTAGATTACAAACAGCCGATTCTTCATGGTTCGAGAATTCTGTGATCTCTGTACACAAATTACTAGATTTGATTGTTCCGAGATTCTTTTGATTTGATTTGTTATTCACTGCGTCTTTATAAAGTAGATATGGTGTACCCGTTTCCATTTGACTATCTAAAATATGAAACCATAATTTTCGCGCGTCAATTGTCCTACGTCCTTTTCCTTCAGTCTCATATTTCGTATAAAGTGTTTCAAATTCTTCGCCATATACATCTGATAAACCCGGGCATTCATGAGGACACATAAGTGTCCATTTACCATCTGTTTCCACGCGTTTCATGAATAAATCTGAAATCCAAAGTGCGTAAAACAGATCCCTTGCTTTCGTCTCTTCGTCGCCATGATTTTTACGCATTTCCAAAAAGGCAAATACATCCGCATGCCATGGTTCTAGATAAATCGCAAAACTACCATTTCGGCGTCCGCCTCCCTGATCAATATAACGAGCTGTATTATTGAACACACGCAACATTGGAACAATACCATTAGATGTTCCGTTTGTACCTCGAATATGTGTACCTGATGCGCGAACATTGTGAATATGTAGACCAATACCCCCAGCATATTTGGAAATACTTGCACAATCCTTGAGCGTATTGTATATACCATCAACACTATCGTCTTCCATGGCAAGAAGATAACATGAACTCATTTGTGGTCTAGGTGTACCGGCATTAAACAATGTCGGTGTTGCATGTGTAAAATATTTGTCGCTCATTAAATCATACGTCTCAAATACGCGAACAAGATCTTTACCATGAATCCCAATTGCTACACGCATCCACATATCTTGAGGACGTTCAATTATTTTCCCATCAATGCGAAATAAATAGGCACGCTCCAGCGTCTTATATCCAAAATAATCTAGAACATAATCCTTCTCATAATCGATTTTATCAGTGATTTGTGTGGCATTTTCGTTAACACATGCGTAATAATCATCCGCGACCATTGGATAGTTATTTCCGTGAATATCTTTGTACGTGTAAAGACGTTCAGTCACTTCAATAAAATCACCAGGCGTTTCCCTATGTAAGTTGGAAACGCACAACACACTCGCCATACGTCCATAATCTATATGCTGAGTAGTTTGCGACGCACATTGTTGGGCAGTCAGTTCATCGATTTTACTGGTTTCGATTCCATCATATAGTTGATCAATAATACGCATAGCCATTGATGAATAATTAATGTGAATATTGTGTAGCTGTCCAATTGTTTTTATGCGGTGTAAAATTTTATCAAAAGAAATAGTAACCATTTCACCATTTCGTTTGCGAACATTCATTTCGTCGTTCATCCAATTCATATATGATTGTACATACAATGATAATTTTAAATTGATTCATAATAATTATAAATATAGTTATTATAAATTTGTTATTTCATATTCTCTAGTATTTTTAGAATTTCAATATCTAAAATATTACTAGTATTGCTAGTAGTATCTACTTTCATTGAAATAGGTGTTGTCTTTTCTATTACTTTCTTTTCCTTCTTTTCCTTCTTTATCTTCACTTTCTTTTCCTTCTTTTCCTTATTTTCTTTCTTAACCGGTACACATACACTATCATTTATTTGTGGGTCGGACTCGACGATATCGTTTATTTGAGGTCCACTAGTTAATTCACCATCACTACTATCCGTAATTAAATACGATGACTGATTAAAATCATCCGCTTCGTCATCACTACTATCCAGAACCAAACAATCAGGCTGCTTCTCGTCATCACTACTATCAGCAATAAGACACTCAGGTTGCTTCTCGTCATCGCTACTATCAGCAATCAGACATTTTGGAGGATTGTTCAAATCGCGTGTTTCATCAGTTAAATCGATTGTATTTTTTCGTTCACGTTTGTTTGGTGCACGATGAGCATACCCACGTTCACGATCAATGAGCACTTGACTCCATACATTTTTCATTTGACCAATCGAATTTTGAAACCATTCATTGTTCCTCAACACTAAAATACAGCTTACCTTTTCTAAACGCCAATATATAGTTTTAATAAAATTTAGATGGAGATTTTCGTGGAGAATTTTATTTACCCAAACATTAAATACATCTTCACTTATCTGAAACTCGGGGTAAAAATACTTAGGAGACGATCCATCCATAAACATTAAATATGCTCCCTTAAATGCCAAATTCGGTGTGTGGTTGAAGTTATCCCCATCACTGAAAAAATCAGAATAATTATCGTATTCAACAAACTTCGTTTCTAAGAAATCGCACTCATTTAAATCACATACTTCCATCTGTAATTGCATTTGAACCCAATATTCCTTTTTGGGTATTTGTGTAATTTCTCGGTTAACTATATTTTTGATTTCTAACATCCTACCATATCGTTGGCACGTTTCTTTCACGACAATTCCATCAGGAGATGCTCCTAAAAAGGTGTGTGTATCGTGTACAATACACCCAAAATCTTCGATCTGTGTATTGTATATAAATTCATAATATTGTGTACTAAGTGGTTCAAATTTTTGTCCCCAGTGCAATGGACTGGATGTGTTCACAGAAGATGAAAACTTTTTGTCTTCAATAGGTAAACATTTTTCATAAATAATCTGATTTTGATTACTTTGACTTTCAAAGCATTTCCATGCGTTACTCGCCGTAATCAAATTATGGCGCACCAAATACCATTCGTCAGTACGTTGTTCAGGTTGCGGTTTGTTACGCAAAATTTCAAGCTGTTGACAGATCCGGAGAACATTCGGTGGATGACGTATCCACGATTTCTTATATGAACGTCGTGGAATTACATGCGAATAAACACTACGGAAAATTTCACGAAGTATGACATCAATATACATATCGTCGTTCGTATCGTCGTCATCAAATAAATCGAATAATTCATAATCTTCGCCATATTGTACCTCGATCATCTGTTGAATATTTTCTTCAAAATCAGTGTCGAAGCTATAGTTTGACATGTTTGAAACATATGATTCCATGTATAATTCTGACACATGTATACCATACTCAATTATTGCGAAAAAGCTATCATCAGCAATTTCCTCTTTATCTTCGAAAAAAGACTCCATGTCATTCATTAGCGGTTAGTTGTATTAATATGATAACAACCTTTTATGTGGTCTTTTAAATTGTTATTTCATTCTCCTTCTCTTCCTCGTACTCCTTCTCTTCCTCGTTTTCCCTTTCTTCCCTTTCTTACCCCTTCGTTTTCTTCTCGTTTTTTTCCCTCCTTTTAAACCCTCAACTAGTCTAAGTCTATCATCCGAAGCGATGGCGCTCTTTGTATTTACCCTATTTGGTAATATATTCGCCTTATCAATTTCGGCATGTCCACTTCTTTTCATTCTCTTACTTTTGCTTATTATATCAACTAGATCATGATTTTCTTTCTGAAAATCGTGTGTCAATTTACTTGAATCTAATAGAGTATCCTTTCCAATTATACCGATATCATCAGCATCGACGACTAATGCAGGTATAAAATCGTATTCTGGTTCGTCAGCATCTTCACCAATATCTTCTGTTGAAATCACATTTAAAATAGGTAGAAACGATATTCTACCCTTGTTCATTTTTATCATGTTATTAATTATTGTAGGATCGGTTATAATAACCTCTTTGGCTAAACTAAAACGAATCACAGATACCTTTAATATTTTTGCACCTGGTGTAAAAATTGTGCGTTTTACTTCACCTCTGTATAAAAACAACATAGTATCATCCGATACAGATTTCTTCATTTTTCCATATGCATTATATTTGTATAGACTAAGCTTCGTTAGTATTTCCTTGATGGTTGTTGTTTTACTCTTTATGTCATTAATAATGAACTCGTCCACATTTATATCTGCCATATCTATATAGTTATTTAACTCCTTCATGATTTTATTTATTTTTTCCAGTTGATTGGTAATATACTCTGGTTTGTTCTCTTCATCATTGAGTGCCGATTGATGTTCCCCTTTAACTATATCCTGTAAATTCAACCCATTTGGAACAAGTTCCCTATAAGGTTTTAAAATAGTATCCATAAATCTCCGGTAATTATTTATATGATCAATACTCCATGTATGTAATATTTTGTTGCTATCACCTAGATTCGTATAATCTACATCCTTCTTAATTCTCGATGTTGTCCTAGTTTCTATTTTCTTAAATGTTTCGGGTATTCCATTTATAAAATTACTAATGTGTCCATTATAATCTTTTATTTGGTTATTTAGTTTTTCAACCGATACATGATTAAGATTTTCATTAACCCATACAGCCAAACCATTATGTATTTTTTTAAGTTTTTCACTACTGACAAAGTCATTTATTTTTCCGATTCTTTCTAGTAATTGTTTTTGGTTGGTGACGAAACCATTCGTATGTTTTTGTATTATTAATAACTTAGAAACAAGTGATGACGTTTCTTCGACATATTTATCTATGAGTCCTTGCATATGTGTCTTCCCATCAGAATTTTGAACAACAACGATACGCATATAATCATTTAAAGTAGATGTGAAAATATTCAGTTCTGTCAGTCTATGTTTGTATGTTTCGATTTCGTCCTCTCCTTCTGGTACATTTAAATCCAATAGATCATCAATTCTTTTATTACCAGCATCACTTAATGTTCCCCTAATTATTGCGAACTTTTCATGTATTGACTCCATTACTCCCCTTGTTAGTTTAAATTCTGTGGACTCTGGTTCGGGTTCGGGTTTAATTTCATCGTCCGAATCCGAATCCGAATCCGAATCTATTACGATATTCCCTCTTTTAGTAGTTGGTTTTTTCATTAATTGGAATGACGTCATATCAGCTTTACCTTCACTCAATAGTTCATATCGTTTTAAATTCTTAATAATTTCATCGTAATAAATTTTTTCGTTAGATTTGTCACAATTAGTAATGAATATTTTATAGGAGTCAAATGTTGCTTTATTATCAGGAAATATTTTGTCAATCCAATCTGAATGAGGCTTCAGTCCATTATTCATAAACCAAAATGGATTGTTAAATAATATGCTCTCTCCAAAAACATTTTTATCAGTTGTCCGAATACCAATACCAACAGGGAATTTTATTTGATTCTTCAAATAGTTATTTACACGTTTAGAATAATTTACTTGACTTGCGTCACCAAAAGCCTTTAATGAAACAATAATAATGCATAATAACTGGACCTCGCTACTTATTTTATCACTGATATCTAAAGTGTCGATAAGTGTTTCACGTATGGCTGGTGGAATATTATCATATATTGCCTTTCCAAAAAGATATATACGTGAATGTCGTTTGGTAAAATTAGGAAATTGATCTTCTAAATGTTGCAATGTTATTTGTACTTTTGGTTTAACTAATTCATAATAGTATGGAAAATAATCACGATGGTTCAGAAATGATGAAATACTCTCAATCGTAGTATCGCGAACCATCAATTCCAATGTTTGCGGAGGTTTACCGGTCAAACCCTTCATAGTAAAAGAAACAATTCCCTTTTGATCACCAACTCCGAGTTTAATAGGAAACTCAGTAAGAATACCTGTTGGGTCTGTAGAACCAGGAATTCCGGTTCGTATATAATTATCACATTCAGACTCAAACTCACCCATATTTTTTATTTCCTTGTTAACACCACTCATATCTATTTTTATCACAGAACCATAATAACTACAAAAATCATCAATACTATTAGCGAGCTCCCTTAAAAATGGATAACTATATATATGTTGTAAACTCTGTAATTCTTGAATACGTATTCTTAATCCATTATCTGATCCGTCTGGTTGTATAGCATCCTTATTAAATTCATATGATCCATTTGCAGGGTCCATAAAACTAGCTATTGTGTTAATTTTCCCCTTAGACATAATATCCGAAAAAGGAGCAATATCACCTTCTATATTTATTATTTTATCATCCGGAACATCGTTGATATGTGGATAAAGAATTTTATCACTTATACTATTATCGGAAAATGCAAATAGAGCCTGTTCTATTGTGAATACTTTACCAATAGGTTTATTGTCAATCGTTGATATATATATTTTCTCGGATTCTGCTTCAGAGTTATAAGTATAAACACTCTTTTTCTTTTCAACATCTAATTCAGCATCTTCTATGTATAATTTACCATGTTTTTTTGAATCACTAATATATTTCGACAAGTGTAAACTATTTATAACTCCACAATTAGCATTCATATATTCAATCATTGCCTTCATATACATTTTCTCACGCTCGTGGTCGCTAGTAGTTTCACTATTGTAATTTTGTAATATTTGTGAATAAAACGTGTATATTTTTGTATCATCTACATTCGCAGAACTTGTAGGTACTGATAATGTTCCCATTATTTTTTTAGAAGCATTTAACAATTCAGTTTCAAAGTTCAAATGATAATTTTCCGCTTCTGTTTTTTTTTTGAAATCATGCTTAATTTCTACAAAATTCTTAAGACGTGACATCATTTTAAAAGAATTCGTATTATCGTTATCTAATAAAATTTCACCATTACATTCGTCGCCACCACCAATTAGTGTTTTCGGTCCATAAATATTATTTGTGAATAGCATCTCCATAATTCGTTCGAAATCATCATTTACTTTCATCATTGTGAAGTATTGATAATTCGATTCTATTTTATCCATTACAATATCTTGCATATGTTGTAAATTATTTCTTACATCCTTTATAGTAACCAGAGGATTCGGTTGTCCGGAATATTCTTGGTCAGATGGTGGCATTCTTAGGTGTAAAATTTTAGGGAGTGGAGATTGTGATTGTGATTGTGATTGTGTTATAGTTATTGTTTCAGAACCACCTTTTTTTATACGTCTCCGTTTATGAGTTCGTCTTTTATGTGTTCGTTTTTTACGAGAACATTTCTTTATACTTGTTATACGACTCTTGCGCGTCGCCATATATTATCGAAATATAATTATAAATGATAAAAATATGTTAAATAAAATAATTGTATAATATCATGGATACCAATAAACAAATACAAATAGAAGGACAGAGTAATCGTTATTTTATTAAAAAAGTAAACCGAGAAAAAAGACAGGAACTACTTACATCTATACCTAAACACGAGTTTCTAGATGATTTCGAGTTACCATCCACCCAAATGTCCATAGTCCAGATGATTTATTTGACTCAAGAAGACCCATTATATGCAAAGGAGATTTCATGCGTTAAACAAAAAATCCGGACAAAAATGAATTCCTATTCACACCAAGATAAATTAAAAAATCGTTTCTGTTTTGAGACACAATTGACATGTAATGACATTTATGAACTTATATTATCAAGTAAAGGCAAATGTTATTATTGTAACATTAATTTTGTTATTCATTATGTAAAATACAGAGATACAACCCAATGGACACTTGAACGTATCGATAATGACATTGGGCATTGTAAATCGAATTGTGTCATCGCATGTTTACAATGTAATTTACAGCGCCGTAATCGGAACATGCAAAAATTTAAAACATCCAAGAGTTTAGTCATTGTCCGCAAAGATTTAGAGATTTGCCAACCAATTTAGTAATTATATGTTTGCCGAAAAATGGTATAAATATAATATTTTGTTTTTAATCAATGACAGCACAATATTCCACGCAAAATGATTTGTTGTTAACCAATTTACTCGACTTTTATAGCGACGAGACGAAATTAGATACCATGTTATCTATTATCAATGGCGAGTCGAAAATTTCCCTTCGTATTGTGGATTGGTTTGCCACCAATTACGCAAAGAAATATTATACACTCTATACGATTCAAGGCGAAACTGATGCCGCGGCACGTCGTTTCAAAGTATATATCGACTATAAACTTAAATTAAAGGCATATAGCAAGAAAAGATTTGACCCATTTTGTAGATGGGATAGAATAAATATTCCATATAAAAATGGAAATTTCATCCAAACAACAATCGGACAACTTAACTTCTTCAAATGGGCTCTTGAAAACAATGTTGTTGACTATATTCGTGGTCACTACGAGGAAATCGAAAATGATATGAATGGACGCAATAGTTCTTCACGTAAAAAGGAAATACAGGTTGATTCAAACAATAAAACACGTAAACGTCGAGAAGAGTTATCGATTCTTGCATCAAAAAGCATCAAAAAAGAAGAGGTCGAGATAATTGTTAAATTTTCATAAAAAATATAGTCACCATTGAAGATTTAAAGAATATTTGTTATTATAACTTATGTATAGGACAATTATGTTTGCTTGGGGTGGTTGTATTGCTGGAAGTATAATACATAATTCATTAGAATACTTATATGTAAAACATCTGTGTTATGACAAGAAAACATATTATATGCTGCGTGGACACTTACTAACGAATATACCAGGATTCCTATTTTGTTTTGCAGGTGGGGTTGCTGGGTATATGTTATCCAAAAATTGACATTTTTTTCATAAAAATGTAGTGCTAATGCGTCTACATTTTTGTTTTCAACCAAAAATGTATCAAATTTTTCGCGTTTATTTTATTGAAAATTGAACGGAATACATAATAACTTTACATATATATAAGACAACATGGATAAATATGATATACTTGCCGGATACAATGGAATAATGCCTCTGAATTTACATTATATTCCTGCGGAACATCGTAAAAACGCGATAGATGAACATTTAAACGACATTAAAAAATATATGAAGTATCAGAGTGAATTACCATATCATTTGCGATATGAAAATACCATTGGACGTATATGTACATTGCATAAACGTGATCGCGAAGCATCCGAGAAACGCACTGAAGACAAGAAACGACGACAACATATCCTATACGAAACCCTTCATGGAAAATGATAGTTGTTTTAAAGATTTTGTAATATTTTACTATAATCGTTTGGGTTCATAATGTCCACCTGACCATTCTATATGAATTATTTTATTTATTTGTTTAGATATGGGTAAAAATTCGATTGAGATATTTGGGGTATCGCGTATATTTATTACAATAACCGAAATATTCCATATATTACATGCTGCTTGAATTTCTATGGCTCCTCCCCAGGTGCTTGTGTGTCGCATATTTTGAATATAATTAGGAGTTTCCATTAGAAGTACATCGGTGGTAGACAATCCTTCGATAACGACACCATTATTTTGTAAATAATCGCATATTTTATTTCGAATATCAGTACTTTTTTCATCAAAAAAATAGCTAAAGCTGTTAAATAGGCAGCTCATAATTATATATATACGTGTAGATTATAATCATGTAAAAAATATCATTACGACAAATGCTACATAAATTACCCATACATTTATTATCAAATATACTAGTTTCGGATTAGGCACTATTTTTTGTTTTACTATTAATATTTTTCAATATGATTAGTTTAAACATGATTTTGGATATTAGAATAACATTTAAAATCATGGGGAATTCAGCATCAATAACAAAGGTAAATTTTGAGGACGTTCAAAATTGTATTGGAGATAATAATAGTGTTATAATTAATGTCATGTCTTCACATGATCAAGGTTGTTTAATTAAAAATACTATGGATATTGTTGACGAGGTTCATTTATTAAATGAATATCTCGAACGAGGCGATAAAAACGTTACTATTATTTTGTATGGTAAACACACAAACGATATGAAGGTTTACGATAAATACAATCAGTTAATACAATTGGGATTTACAAACGTGGGAATTTATATAGGTGGGTTATTTGAATGGATGTTGATGCAAGATATCTATGGAAATGAAAATTTCCCTACTACTACATCAGAGCTTGATATTTTGAAATTCAAGCCACCTAAAGTTCTATTTATAAAGCGTTTGCATGATAATAATAGATGAACCAATATTTTATTGACCAATCGTGTCGACAACTTCATGAACTATTGCGCATTCTTGTGTTTCATCACAATCCTGTTGTGTTTCATCACAATCCTGTTGTGTTTCGGTAACAATTGTATCTTCAACACTCATTTTTTCGTTATCATCCATCTCACTAATGCGCATGATACTATCAACTATATCACCATTCATTTCATTATATACGCGTGTGGCTAATGCGTTAGTACAATCTGTCTGTTGTACAATCGTTTGGATATCATCATTTGTGTCACTAATCGAGATTGTATCCATTATTTCATTATTACTTCCGCTACTACCATGTAAGGTGTTATACATACTATTCGCCACATTCATTTGGTCGACAAACCCAAGTGTCTTCTCCGTGTTATGAGTTCCTGAGAAATGTTCCCTGATTTTCATAACAGCTTCTTTACGCTTTACCTCTGTAGATTCACGCAATGATTCTTCAAGCATTGTTGTGATACCTGACTCAATGTACCCACTTTTAGAATAACACAATTTATCATCAATGAATAATGCGTATACATTAGATGTTTTATCGGTTGAAAATGTATTGGGTAGCATTACTTGAGGTGTTGATGAAATATGAAATTTTTGGTTATTTTTTACAAGCGACATCCAAAATGTTTGTGAAAAGAAAATTTCACGATATTCTGTTTCTCCTTCATGAATTTGTTTAATGACATTCAACATATACGAAAGTGATTTGATATTGATGGTTCGGTTAATGACCATTACACCATTATCTTGGTAAAATTCGGTTTGACCATCACTGACATCCTCATCAAATACATATGATTGCTCTTTGGGGAAATTGTCACATGACTCGTCAACAAAGTGTTTTACAAACTCACAATATTGTTCGTCCTTTGTAAATTGACCCTTTGTATGCGGGAACATAATGACACCTTCAGGTCTATATTCAGAAAAATCAAACATGAATGATGGATCCTTATCAAACATAATATCGTCATTAAACAATATAATTTCTTGCGAATCACTATAAAATGCCATAATTGCTTTAACGGATTCACGATTCCATTTACTCACGTCTGTTACATGTGAATCTAGAAAAACAATTGTTACATTTGAAATCTTGTTTAATGAATCGAAAAAATTCTCACTGAGTGTATCCTTTTTACACCATACATCTAAGTGTATATCGCATTTGTGTACATCACGCAATGTTGTAATGTTTTTAATGGTGTTTGTTTCACCCTCTGGAGTGGTAAAAGTAGACATTCCTTGAAAAAGTGATAGTTCGCTCATTATAGTAAACATAATAAATTTGTATTTAACTAATTTATAAAACTAAGTTATATATTCGACTAATTTATAAAAGTAATAGATATAAAATATAAAATTGAAATTGTTTAAATAATATTCTACATATTAACACATACAACAAAGATGGATTTATTTCAATCAAAGTTAACTAAGTCTGAATGGGAAAGTATAGAGGTTCCCGTTCACACAGATGAAAAGCAAATTCTTCAAATGATAGTAGAAGGCTACCATGATTTGAACATTTCCCGTAACAATACTATTTCACTTCTAGCATTCCTTAAGATCCCATATAGTGAAAATATAGAGGCGTATATTTTTGACAATTATTTCAACAGCGAAATTACAATTCAAGCGAATAAATATGATCTAACTATTGACCTAACAGAAAAATACAATTCAAAAAAGCCGATCAAAAAAGGCGATTCAATGCGATTTGAACAAAATAGTGTTAAAAATTTAAACGCCGATGTGATTTTCGAGTTCATTATTTTAAAAATTACTAATAAAATGCTTCGCTACATTTCCACTTCAAACCCAAGATGGATCTACCATTATTATACATTATACCATATAACAAAATATCCTATTCGCTTGGTAAACATTTATGTGCTCAACTACATCAATCTACTCCTCGAAAAACATGTAGATGATATTAATATCTTATCTATTGTCGAAAAGTCACATGATTATATCGAAAAGAACGAGGTTATCCTCGAATATTCGAATATGGAATTATATAACCACCAAAAACAAATTTATTCTATCTTTAAAAATAACTCCGAAACACCCAAACTAGTTTTGTATATTGCTCCAACAGCCACTGGTAAAACATTGACACCCCTTGGTCTTAGCGAAGGGTATAAAGTAATATTTGTTTGTGCTGCGCGACACGTCGGTGTAGCCCTTGCTAAATCCGCTATTAGTATGAATAAGAAGGTGGCATTTGGTTTCGGATGTGGGTGTGCCGAAGATATTCGTCTTCATTACTTCGCTGCAAAGGAATATACCAAGGATTGGAGAACTGGTGGCATCCGTAAGGTAGATAACACAATTGGTGATAAGGTAGAGATCATGATATGTGATATCCAGTCGTATATTTATGCCATGTACTATATGGTCTCGTTTAATAAGCGTGAAAATATTATTACATACTGGGATGAACCAACTATTTCAATGGACTATGATGATCACCCATGCCATGAGATTATCCGTCGTAACTGGTCCAAAAATATTATTCCCAATATGGTAATGTCCTCGGCAACACTTCCTAAACAACACGAAATCATCGATGTCCTTCAGGATTTTAAATGTAAATTTGATGGAGCAATCATTCACACCATTCAGAGCGATGATTGTAAAAAGACCATTCCTATCATCAATACAAGTGGAGAAGTAGAGTTGCCACATTTCATGTATAAAGATTACGATCAAATTTTATCGTCTGTTGCCCATTGCGAAAGTTATCCGACGATTCTTAGATACTTTGATTTGTATGAGGTATCGCGTTTTATCGCATATATTCACAGAAATGAACTATGTAATTCTGCGCGTTACGAATTGGACAATATCTTTACCACGATTGGAGATGTGAAAATGAATGTCATAAAAACTCATTATCTAAATTTGCTCAAACATATTGATCCAGAAAAGTGGGATGGAATATATTCGCATTTTATCGAAACACGCAAATATCGAGTTGTACCTAACATGCATGAAGTGAAAGGTCTTGTTAAATCCATGGGATTGGAAAATAGTAAGAATGGCGGACCTCTTAAACGCGCGACATCCATACAACATGATACAGAACCTACTTACCACAACGAATCGGAATACGCGAATGTAACGCAACATGGTGTCTATATTTCAACTCGTGACGCGCATTCACTTACAAGTGGACCCACAATCTATTTGGCACAAGATACAGAGAAAATAGCCAAGTTTTGTCTCAAACAGGCGAATATACCTGTTTCGGTAATGACAGAAATCAGTCAGGCAATTAAATTCAATAACTCGGTCAATAAAAAGGTTCGTGTATTGGACAAAGATGTTGAGGACGCAATGTCAAAAGAAGAAGGTAAAGAGCATAAGATTAGCGAGGGACGATACTCGGATGATATAAAGCGAAAGATGCGCGAAATTCAAGATCTGACTGCATTAATTAAACCAGTTACTATTGATGAAATGTATATACCGAATAAACTTAGACATCTGTCTAGATGGGTTGGTACGACCACATTCGATATTACTCCGTATTCAAGCGATGTTTCTGAAACGGATATCGAAGATATTATGAAAATGGACGTGGAAAATATTTGGAAGGTGCTTATTATTCTCGGTGTTGGATTGTTTTCGCAGCAAGTTCCTATTAATTATATAGAGAAGGTAAAGCAATTGGCAAACACTCAAAAACTATATTTGATTGTAGCTGGTGAAGATTTCATTTACGGAACAAATTACCAATTCTGTCATGGTTATATCAGCAAGGATTTACATATGACGCAGGAAAAAATGATTCAGTCAATGGGACGTATTGGGCGTAACAAACTACAGCATAATTATAGTGTGCGTGTGCGTGATAATACCATGATTTCCAAAATATTTCAAACAGAAGAAGATAAGAAGGAGGTACATAATATGAATCTACTCTTATCAACATCTGATGAGGATATGGATATTCCTTAATTCGACCTACATTGTGGGGTCAGTTATATTCATTATTTGTAAATCATCTTTCTTGACTACTACGTTTCTTGAAACGTTTTTTATTATTCTATCCAAATTCTTTTCTTGTTTGTCATCGATACCACCAATAGAATTGCTAATTATTTTCATATATTTATCATTTGTTGAATTATTATTATCCATACACAACGGATTATTTTCTATCCACAATGGTATCTTTTCGAGATTGTTTCGTTTTATTTGCGTGATTGCTTTTTTCAATATGGGTTTATTTTCCTTTTCTAGATTCCAATTATCAGCGTCCTTTATATATAGGACTTCATTCTTCAAATCACAACAATGGATAGGTCTTTTATAAACATCCATATTTTGGAGCTCATCCAAGAATATTTTGGTAATTCCATTAACAAATCCCAATTCACCCATGATTTCTACACCATCAGTGTTTGACGAAATCATGTTTATAAAATCCATAATGTTAATAGCATCCTTGCAGTGAGAATTCAGAAACACGTTGATATTGACGTTGTTTGTCCCTTTTCCAACCTTGGGTATTAATTCGTGTATTTGCTGTTGTTGATTTACTAGAAGGGTTCTCAGCTCTTTGTTTTCTTCTAAAACATGATATACCAATTCCTTCATAGTATCATCGTTTTGTGCATTTGTACCAGCCGTTGTGGTAACAATCTCATTAGACACAATTTCCTGCATCGAGATGTCATGACATACATCATTCGACGCATATATGTCACATTTCGACTGGTGCTTCCACATGCCACTTCGCGTTTTATACTTTTTTCCACATATACACGCTTGGAAAGTTGGTTTGATGTTTTTTGATGTAAAATGTGTTTCCATTTGTTTCCATTTGTGCTTTTGGGTTGCTGTGTGTCTTTTGTAGTCTCCTTTCTTGCTACAAACGAAGTCACACGATTCGCATAGAAAATTTTGATGTTTTTTGATGTTTTTTTGTGTTTCCATTTTGTTTCCTTGTATATTAGAAACAAAGATTTTTCTAAATCTAAATCGGTAAAATGGAAAAATGTGTTGGTCACAACCAATATTGCATAAAATATATTTTAGAGCATTTACGTCACAAACGCATATTTCGCATATTTCGTACTTTCACGTTTTTTAAGGTCGGTAAGTTTTTCACGTTTTCACTTTTTTGTTAAGAGTTTTTTTTATTTTGGTAGAATACTTTCCGAAAAGTGATGAATGTGTGAATCTATGATTATTTCAAATTTAATTGCAATTTTTAAAGTAAAATAAAAAATATAGTAGGTTTATATGGAGATAATATTAACATCGATCGTCGTTTTATCAGTTGGTGTAATACTAAGTCATTATGTGGGATTTCCAGTTCAATATTATTTGTTGTTATTCGTAATTCTTTTTATAATTGGATTTATTCGTGTTGATTTAAAAGTAATTGAAACTACAACTAAATCCATATCTGAAACTCCTTCAGAATCATACAACGAGAATTCTCCATATACATTGGAATATTATGACCAAAATAAGTAATATTAAACCTTTATGCTATTTGGCTTTTCAAGTAGTTTTGCTTCGCCGACTACTTTACCCTTCCTCACATATTTTACAGGAAGCCAATTGATCGTAACACGTTTTTTGTCGCGCAATTTCGAATGTTGTTTACACAATCGACAAGCTTCAGTAATATCCTCATCTGTAATTTCTGTTTTATAATCATTCTCGATAATCACATAAGCGGATGATTCATCCTTTACGTGAAACCATATATCGTCTTCGCATGCTCTTTCGAGAATATTCCAGTTGTCTTTGGCATTCTTCCCAATAAACATATTAGGAAAGGTTGTCATGTTTAAATAATTATAGTATTGGGTACTATAATTATTTTCAATTTTATCAGATTTAACAAACGGCGTTTAGAAATGTCCTTCGAGATATGAAAAATAAAGGTATTCGTATTATTTATATACGTTTGAATATAATTTTCTGGTAATAATATTTTATTTGTATATATTATAATGTTTAAACTTACACCACAAGTTAAACGAAACGTTGTAGCTAATTTGGTCAATACTAAATCAGGAGGTTCTGTCGGTCAACATTTAGAGACAATCACTAAACCGAACATAACTGGTACATATCACTATACTTCAAAGGATTTCAAGGGACAAGATTATGTAACTACCGATAATATTATATCTGGTGAATTCATGGTACCATTAATGAATTCTAATAATGAGTCAAAAGGGTGGGTGTCATGGCAAGATTTGGCATATCCCACCAGTGAATCGAAATGGCCCGTTCAAGAAAGTGTAACAATTTCTTTTGGTAATAAAAATAATGCCAACACTTATCATGGTTCAGCACTCAATGTTGCAACCGGTGGATTCTATGATGAAGGAACACCCTATAAGTTTTGTGTTTCTAATGGTAAAGGTGACAAGGCTGTTATAACTATTACCAATGTTGGCAATGGAGTAAGAAGCATGGTAGTCTCACGTGCCAGTGATACATATCACTATACTTCAAAGGATTTCAAGGGACAAGATTATGTAAGTAACGAAAATATCATATCCGGTGAATTTATTGTACCATTAGTGAATTCTAATAATGAGTCACAAGGGTGGTTATCGTGGCAGAATTTGGCATATCCCACAGGCGAACCAAACATGTCTGTTCAAGAAAGTGTAACAATTTCTTTTGGTAATAACAATAATGCCAACACTTACCATGGTTCAGCACTCAGTGTTGCAAAAGGTGGATACTATGATGAAGGAACACCTTATAAGTTTTCTATTAATGATGGTAAAGGGAACAAGGCTGTTATAACTATTACCAATATTGGCGATGGAGAAAGAAACTTGGTATTCGAACGTGTCAATTAGTTAATTAATATTACATTTATGAAATTACTATTACCTTACCTTATTCTTCCGATCGTGATCATAAGATAATTTTTCTTTTTTATTATATATTTTTTATAATAAAAACTCATGAACCATTATCATAATAACTTAAAATCGGATTTAACTATACATTAGTAAATACACTTAAAACAAACTACTTTTATAATTAATAAGAATGACCAAAGTCGAATGTACAAATGTATTTGTGAAAACATCTACCTTTTCCAGTCCTGATAATCAGTTTGATGGGGCTTTTGCAAGGACCGATATAAAATGTGGTGAAATAGTAGAAATTGGTATTGTTCGTCGTCTAAGCAATCCAGACAATAAGGCATTTGATGGTATGTTAAACCCCTTTGTGTTTACATGGTCTAATGATTTACCAAATTATACATGGGCATTCACATCTGGATGCGCAGCGTTCTACAATTCAGGATTACCAAATAAAACAAATACTAAAATGGTTAGATACTTTGACGAAGATAGGTTTGAAATATATGCAACGAAAGACATAAAATCCGGTGATGAATTGACACATACTTATAAAAGTTTGCAATGGCGTGATGCATTTATACCTCTTTATGAATCATTGGTCGAATCATAATTACTTTTTTCCTGAGAACCATTATCATAATAACTTAATAACTTAATAACTTAATAACTTAATAACTTAAAATCTGAATATACTATATATGTGGTTTCGTTTGTTATTCGCCTTATCGCAACTATATTTAACTCATTCTAGTACTTGTGTCTGTACTACCGTGGATTGTCCAGTGGAAGGTTCTAATAAGATCATCATGGGAAATGGTAGTGCTATTATTGATTATACGTATAAAACTTTTAGTGATTATCCATTGGTATCGTCCGCGACCGGTACAATTACCCCAGACTCACTAGATCATGGATCTGGAACTACTAGTTGCACACAATCTTATTCTCGGATGTTGGAAGATGATGGAGCCGATAATTGTGACGCAGGTCATATATTGGCAAATCGTTTAGGAGGATATGGTAATACACCGATCAATATATTTCCTCAAAGCGCATCAGTCAATAGAGGCATATATGCTCAATTTGAAGGAGATATATACGATTGTATGCAAAATGGAACTAATATGGGATATTTATCGTGGGATTTTTTTTATGAAAATGACGATCATACAATGCCAAACTCTGTAAAGTATACCGCAAAATTTGATGGGGGGAGTTGTGAAACAATCAGTTCGACGTTTCCAAATTAATAATTTTACACACATAATATCACTACATTACACTAATGATATTATGAAACAACATAGATATAAATAGATGGTAATTATAATGACTACAACAGACGATAGCAAAATCGATAGCAAAAACAACAATAGAAGATGGGATTTAATACCGGGAAATAAATGGCATAAAATGGTCGAAACAGAATACAATGATTATAATAAGCTTATTATTCCTCGTGCTGCAGCAGTAACATATCTAATATATAGTGGCGTATCTTATAATGGAACCGACGATTTGTATTATAAAGAGTCGATGTGTGACTCATATGCGAATGCGTTTCAGGTTCATCAACGTCCGTATAAAACCGGTGATATTCATAAGAAATGGATAAGGAAGCTACCTTATTTTTGGTATTTGTGGCTAGTTGCGCTACCTGTCGATATTTATGTGCATACAGCACAATTCTTCTTTGGTGAACGTGGTGAAGATTTCCTCGAAGGAGGTGGATTTTTTATCCCATATATGTGTTCTCATTGGACGCTTCTGAGTGCATCGTTGGTAGCCCCCTGTGTGTGTAACCAATTACCCGAATATACATGGAACCCTTATTTTCGTCTATTGAGATACAATTTGATTGTACATGAATATATTTATCGCATGACTTTACGAAAAATGTCGTTATCATATCGATTATATGAGTTTGGATTATTTGTCCTATTTTCATATATGGTTTATGATTATACAATGGCATTTTTCTAGGTATGATAATTACCATATCGTTAATCGTGGACGTGGAATGAATGATGATACATACCGAGGGACACTCATGAATGTTTCCTTAACAGATGAAATATTATCACCAACACGATTCACCATTTGTGTAAATGCTAATAGTTCCTTCGCCTTATCATCTTTCGTTTTTTGTTTTTCTGAAGAAGTAAAAGTTTCGAATGTACGATAATTGGTGAATATAAAATACAGAATAATACTTACTAAAACAATGAATGGAACTGCTTTTTTCATGGTCATTGGTTATAATATATATACAAAATATATATTATAAATAATAGCTCCCGCTGGGAATTGAACCCAGGATCTTCAGTTTACAAGACTGACGCCTTACCACTTGGCCACAGGAGCCCAATATGTAAGATTTTACACTTACAAACAACTATATGTTTAATTCTTTATGCTATAATTTTGACAAATAAGTAATATTTCTATGTAAAACATAGAATAATGTTGCAAAAATAATGCTTTTAAGAATAAATCCTTGGAAATTCATATTCCCATCTTTCATGAAGCAAAAAGTAAATGTTTTATGGAACCATTTATTTACAACAGGTAAGTGGAAAAAGAAATACAACAACATAATTAATATGGGTATTTGGAATTGTTCGTACAGAACCTCCATATTGTCTTGTTGTGTATCCGAACGTTGTTGATCATAAATCATTTGTTGATTATTTTCCCAACCATCGATATAATCACGACGATGTTGGTCATGCATATATTCGTTATTAACCTGTTCATCTACATTAATATCGTGAGTATTTCTAGGAATATCCCTAATTGGTAATTCTAAAGCACCCATTGATGCAATCTGATTGGTTTGACTTAACATTTCATTGACCGATTTTCCGTCGAAATCTTGTGTTTGTGGTACATCATTCAGCGGCTTGTATTCAGTTGGGTTTTCGTTTACAGACATTGTAATGTTGGTATTAGCCGGTGATGTAGAAGTTGGTAAATCGTCGATATTTGTACTATCATTGGTCCCTGACATATACAAAGGTTAGAAAGCTTGGTTAACGTAATTACGCAAACGAGAGTTTTTTAACGTTATTCTTATTACAGGATGTTGTTTCTAAATGATACGAATAACATTTACCATCATGCTTAAATACTTTGTCTTCTACCTTTTTAATATTTGGACTATGAAATACAACACAATTCTTTCCTTTACATACCTTTCTAAACAACGTAGCTAAACCAAGACCCAGTAATATAGACATTAACATTTTGCCTTCATATGACTTTAGTTTCTCTCTTAATCCCATTATATGTATAACTATATTTTAGTTTTAGTTTTGAGCGGGTACTTTTGCAATCGTCTTACCCTTACATGATACTTCGGTAGGCTTGTATTGAAAGCACTGACCAGCATTATCTTCTACTATATAATCCTTAAAATTTTCAGGACTGGGATATACATAAATTTTTTTCATATCTGTACCCTGTATATATACATAAAACATTCCTATAGAAAAACTTACCAGGAAAACTCTGAAATCTATCAAATCCATAAACATTCTTATATATATAGAACTACATTATTTGCATGATGTTTACATTTCTGTCAGTTCCGCTTCAAATGGATACTGGCGTGTTATAAGATAATGTACTTGTTTCCCACCATTATCACAAATCGATAATATTTCGCGGTGAGCATATTTAAGATTACGCAACTTCTTCATGATTGGATTTAATGATTCGACCATAGTATCGATACCTTCTTTTAAAAATGACATCTCGTTCGTCTCGTTATATTGATCGATAGAGAAACGTATTGTTTTACTTACGTCTTGTATGCGTAACACTTCGTCTCTGATCATATCATTTGTGTCTTTTTGCTCTTTAAGTTGTGTATGTTTTCTAGTCAAAATAATAAACGTAGAAAGGTCGTCGTTATATTCCTTGAGTAGTTTTGTGAATTCTTCTGTTGATCTTTCTCTTGATAGGTATGAAAAAAGTGTTTGATACTTCAATTGTAATATTCGTTGTTTAAGAATATCGACAAGCTCGCTGTATTCATGCATCGTTTGTTCAGTATGAGAGAAAACGATATCCGTAACCTCTAGTTTACCTTCACATGGGTCACTTTGGTCACCGCATCTAGCGGTGCGAATATCAAAATCGATTTCAAAAATGGTATTTACATTTCGTTTGCAAAATATACATGGGAGTTTAAGTCGCTTAATAGCCTTTTGTTTTGCTTCAATAGAGGTGTTTCTTGCCATTATTTTCTCTTTACGAGTCTGTAACTTTTTGTTATAATCTCCTTTTTTTTTGTAATAATCAACAACCTGATTCTTTAGTGACTCTTCCATGTATCTTATATATATAATTTACGATATATTAAATCGTATTCACTATTCCAATCTGGTAATCCAGATATATTATCCATGCTTTTCTTTTGGGATGCGCTCTGGTATTGTTTAATTTTTCCTAAAATATAATGTTGTTTTTCTCTTTCTTGTATTTGCTTTTCTACCTCGGTTTTTTTCCCTTTATAACGAATAATAAGAACAATGCCTAAAACTACACACATGCCAATCCATGCACCTATATTGAATATCACATTGTAATATTCTTCCTTCACTTTATGACATTGCTGTAACGTTTTATGAAAGAAATAATGTATACCGGGTTCAATCAAATGTGCCGAGCTCGTATTTGGATTTATTTTTGACATTTTATATGATAATATACTATTTATGTCGATAATAAGAATTTTTATTATACACACTAATTAATGGGAAGTTCAGGTTCTGCCGGTCTAGGATTAGTATTATTTGCGATATCAACCACCTTTTATTTTATATTTAAAATGATATTTGGCAAGGATACATTCGCAAAGGATGCTGATGGTAACATAATTAAGGATGAAAATGGAAACTCACGTATAATATCATCCGCATATGATATGAAAAAGAGATTATTTTCAATGTATTTTGTCGTAGTGATAATCGGGCAACTTTTTGTAAATCTAAGTATGTTTAAATCCATGTGTAACACGAGTATAGCATCAATTGCGTTCCCGGGTATCATGTATACAATTATTCCATGGGTTGTCATTTTTGGTGTTATTCAGGTCATGTTTATTATGATGCCTGGGTGGAAGGCACCTTTTTCAAATACAATTGGATATCTAGTTGCGAAAATTGCTGGATTACGCACAACGATTCGCCACATATTGAAACCACTCGATTTGGAAGATGATACACAATTAGAAGGCGAACAATTAAAATCATTTCAAACGCTGCGTGAAATATATAAGGACGATTCAGTGCTTATCAATGAAATAACTCCTTCCAATTTCGATAATTTCTGGAAAATAATGCAAAAATCACAACTCATTAAAACCGATCAAGAAATGCGAGATATACCAGGTACAGGAGGAAAACTAGATACGGATGTTTTAAGAGGGAAATTACAATGGTTTGTCGGATTGAAAGACGATGTTTCCGAATTTGTATGGTTAATGTTAACAGGTAGTTTAGTTTCATCTATTGTATTCAATAGTATGACCAAATACAAGTGTACTTATTCACCTGAACAGATTGAGGCACAAGACAAGAAATATAAGGATTCTCAAGAGGCTAAAGAACCAGATCCAGGTGACAAACAGGTGTATACTAGCGACGAATAGATTCAATAATACATTTGATTATTACCATGAATCTAGCACATAATGAAAATATGTTTTATATAACATATATAAAGATTTATTATGTATGTATATTAAAATGAACTATTTAGTAGTTATGTTTACGTTTTTGAGCTCGGCAGTCGCCGCATCTACCAATTCTACCATGTTTACAGACCGCCATTGGGGTAAGTTTCAGGAATTTGTGGATAAATATGAAAAAAAGTACGATTCGTTGATCGAATTTGAAAAAAGAATGGAGATCTTCAAAGAGAATATCCATTTTATCGAAGATCATAATAGCAAGAATCTTCCATTCAAACTTGGTGTGAACAGATTTGCTGATATGTCAAATGATGAATTTATGAGTAACAACAAAATGCTTCCTTTCCAACAAAAATGCGACAAGTTCTCAGCTACTTCTACTTCTCCTGATGCTGTAGATTGGCGTGACCACAATGCAGTAACTGGTGTAAAGGACCAAGGACAATGTGGTTCGTGTTGGTCATTCAGTGCAACTGGTGCCATGGAAGGTGCTTGGTCTATTGCCAAAGGAGAACTTATTAGTTTATCTGAACAACAACTAGTCGATTGTTCTAAATCTTATGGTAACCATGGATGTAATGGTGGTTTGATGGATGGTGCCTTCAATTACGCAATTGACAATGGTATGTGCAGTGAGAGTGAATATAGCTACCAGGCTGTTGGTGGAACATGCACCGATTGTTCTCCCGTCGTCAAAATCAGTAGCTGTGTTGATGTGACACCCAGTAACGAGCTTGACTTGAAAACATCTGTTTCTATTGGTCCTGTTTCAGTGGCAATTGAAGCCGATACCAAGGCATTCCAATTATACAAATCTGGAGTGTTGACTGGTGACGCATGTGGAACAAACCTTGATCACGGAGTACTAGTAGCTGGTTACGGAACCGAGGATGGTACTGATTATTGGTTGGTAAAAAATAGTTGGGGAACAACATGGGGTGAGAATGGTTACATTAAGATTGGACGCACAGATAGTACAAATAGCAAGGGTGTATGTGGTATTGCAATGCAACCATCCTATCCTGTTGTATAATTTTATATACCAATAGGTAACCGATAACAAATAATAAAGAATATTGTATTACATGATAATACAATATTTACATAATGTTAAATTTTTGTTTTGATATATTCAATTGTCGATTGAATACCATAATCCAATTCGATTTTAGGAGACCAATTCAAAATTGTTTTTGCCTTTGTAATATCTGGTTGTCTACATAATGGATCGTCTTGAGGTAGGGGCTCGTATCGTATAATAGAAGTGCTTTCTGGGATATATGAACCAACATGTTTTGAAATTTCATGAATGGTTTGTTCGTGAGGATTTCCAATATTAACCGGACCTACATATTTTTCTTGCGACATTAAACTAATTAATCCATCACATGTATCATCAATATAACATAAACTACGAGTTTGCGAACCATTGCCATAAATAGTGATATCTTCATTTTTTAAATATTGTCTGATAAAATTAGTGACAACACGTCCATCATCAGGTGACATATTTGGACCAAACGTATTAAATATTCGAGCAATTTGTATAGAGACATTTTTTGTGCGATGAAACTCAGTTAATATTGTTTCACCAATGCGTTTACCTTCATCATAACATGAACGGATACCAATTGTATTCACATTTCCGAAATATTCTTCCCTTTGTGGATGAACTAAAGGATCGCCATAAATCTCAGATGTAGATGCAAGTAAAATTCGTGCATTTTTCGCATAAGCAAGCTCCGAAATATTATATGTCCCGCTAAAACATGTACGCAATGTATATAATGGGTCCTTCTGGTATGCTTTGGGAGACGCTGGACACGCCATATGATATATTTCGTCAATATCATCCTCCAAAAAATATTCTACAGAAACATCGTGATTGATAAATGTGAAATTTGGATGATCTAATAATTCATGTATATTATCCATATTACCACTAAAAAGATTATCCATACAAATAATACGATTATTACTATTCAATAAACGTTTACAAAGATGAGACCCTATAAATCCGGCACCACCTGTTATAAGGATTGATTTTTTTGAATCCATGATCTATTATTAATATATACAAAAAATATACATTAATAACTAATTACTCTAACGACGACGACGTGTGTTCTTGGATTTGCGGCAGTAAGTACGTTTCTTGCCCTTAGTGTATTTGCAATTAGATAAACTGCGGCATACGGCAGGACCTTTACGTCTACATGTTGATGATTTAACGCGTTTGCGGTACGAACGCTTGGCAGAAGACATTCTTTTAGCACGGGAACGAGTAGTTGCGGGCATTATAATATATCCAAACAAAAAAACTTTCTATATGATATTTTCCTTAATAACGCGGACTCGCAAATGTGACAGCGTATAGTATCGATACATAAGATAATATAGAAATCAAAATAACTATGAACCACATAGGAAGCACCGACTTATTTTTGTAACCTACCCCAAATTGTTTAAATGATCCATCATTATTGTAAATAAATGCTGGTTTAGTCATGATAATTATGCAAAAGGTTAGAAAAAATAGTACTAATGCTAAATATGTTATGTTCTGTTTCACGAAAAGTTTACCCATATATATATTTTTGAAAATTATTTATTTGGTAAAATGAATAAGAGAAATAAAACCAACACAATACAAAAGAAATACAATCGTATTAGTGGGTGATATAACTTTTCTAGCAGTCATTGCCGACACAATACCTATAAATAACAAGAATAATCCAAGGATAATGTAATATGCCCGCTTAGGATTCTCCAATGTTTCTAAATCATAAAACTCGTTTATTCTCCATTCCTTTTCAGGTTGTCCCAAGTTATTTTTCACATTTTTGTAAACACTCATACCCATTTTACGTATTAACCATGTAGAAATAAATGTTAAACCAAGAACAATGCCCATATTGGAGTTTAAATCAAAAATTTGGCGAAATACGAAAAATGATATCATTGTTCCTAAAGCTCCTACAAAACCCTCGAAATATTGACTATCGTTTAATAAAGTATAAACATCACCAGTATCCGGCATATATATATATGGAAATAAAAAAATGGACATGGTAAATGACCATACGTTTGTTTCATTTATTCATTGTCTACATGATTATATTCTTCGTCATATCCCGAAAGATCATTTGTCTCACGCATTTCATCTTCCAAAAACAAATTGCGTTCATCGGCAAATACATTTACATCGTATTGTACTAATCCTTTTTGTAGTCCTCTGCCCCATTCACCTAATTTATGCTTTTTCATTTCATTAATCACCGCTCTTTCCTCTTTTGTTTTTTCCTTTAGTTTTTTAACAATTTTATCCTTTTCATCCTGTTTCGACCGAAGTATGTTTTTCATTACCGATTCATATTCCATAAATGCTGTGGACTTTTGATGGTAAAATGTTTCCATCATAGTCGATATATACGAAACAAGTGTGGGTTTCTTGACAGACGAAGAAAACGTAATGAATTCATCCACAATAGTGAAAAATACGTTGGCGTAGATCAGTGAATTTGTTGCAAAATTTGTTGCCATTGGCATTGTTTTCAATTGACTAATCATAATATAATAATCTTGAATATGTAGAATATATTTCCTCATATGATCCTCAATATTGCTATTATCTATAAAACGTGAAAAACGGCTGTAAAATATTTGCATGTAACTTTGTAAATCCATAATATGGGATGGTGCGAGCTCCCAATGTTTGGGTATCTTTACCATTTTCTGATTATATTTGTTTAGAATCATGTTAGGTATGAGCGTAATGAAATAATATAAAAACGATTTGATTAATTGTGTGAAGCGAATCATGCTATCGTAATCCATAGATGTTTCATGAAATGAATAGATAAAATTGATTATATCGTAAACAGGTTGTTTTTTCGCCGTTTTAGATTTCTTCAAATTTAACCATTTCACAATGTTATCATACTTTGGTTTCATAGTGGTAAAGAGAAATGATTTGAAGTCTAAAATTTCCTGATCTGTAACTTTGGTGAAGTCATTGTCATTGTAATTTACAATCATATTACCATACATTGTGTTTAATGTAAGAAAGTGTGATGTTATATCGGGTACATGTGTTTGTTCTTCACTCTTGTTTATGTCATTGAAACGCGTAATATAATCGATCACAGGCTTATATGTCTGAATAATATTCAGACCTTTCACCTTAATAATATTCTTTTTATACACGTTGTTTAATGTTAATAGAATATTTGCATCTAAAATGTCCGAATCACCATTATTTTCAATGGTTGTTTTTATTTTATGTAGTATATTTTCAGAAAATCCTGGATCAACGTCTGGAAACATAATCTTTGTATTTTCCGAAAAAGACATCATTTTTGTATGAGAATTTGTGCGAATACCATCATATATATCATATAGATCAGCCAAGTATTTAATGGCTGGACCAATGTCCTTGTTTTCTTTAATAAAAAATTCAATTGGATTTTTTGTATGTAAACAGCATGTGTTTTCTAGATAAGGTGTTTGATCACTTGTTGTTAATAAATGAGCCTGTTTCGAAGTAGTTGTTTGTATTTTTTCGATCAACGCATAGGAATACAATAAAATTTTCGACCCAACGTTGTTAATATATTCTGCATTCGATTCCCCATTTTTTTGTAGTGGTTGTAAACGTTTGATAGTGAAGTTGAAAAGTGGAGGTGAAAAATCAAGCCATTGATATTGTCCAATTTGGGTTTGTTTGCTTAGTACTTCATTTCGCAAATAATCCTGAATGATTGGAGCAAATTCATTCGATGCCAAACGCACCAACACGTCCATTACATCTTTCGACAACGTCGCACTCGATGGTTTCAAAATGGCCGCACTGATTTTATAATCCTTTGCCAAACATACAACGTATTTGATTGTATCCATGTTCTCTATATCAAAAACAGGAAACCCTTGTAAAAAGGGTTTACACGTCTTATGCTTGTCCATATATGATATTTCATTAATACGTAATTGCAAATATACGACAAATGTAGAGAGGAACATCAAAACAAGCTTGTATGTATTATCACTTGAAGTCGAACGATGTTTGTCATAGAATTGTAGTGTTTTTACAAGAAGGTTATGTTTTATTTCTGGTTTACTAACAATTCCCATTTTGTTCTCCATAATGTAAAATAGCGTATCGATAAACTGAATATCTGGATTTGAATAGGTCGATTGTATCAACATCACATCATCATCGTCAGGTAAATCTGCCATTGAGCTTTTATCACCAATATACAAATCTTCTTCCACAGCATCCATTGTTGTAGTGTTATTTACATCAACATCACTCTTTTCAGCGGCATCTTTATACTCATGTGCGTAATCATTATGAACAATCGTTTCTTCGATTACCTCAATTATATCAGATATCGGTTCGTCTTCAATCTCAAGTACATCGCGTGTTTGTGCCTTCCTTCCACTTGTATCATAACCCTCGTCTGTATATAAATCGACATAACGGATAACAAAACCGCTCTCGTCGTCTACCCATGCACTTTCATCATCACTCAATGCGCCTTGCTGTTGACATATAATTTCCAACATATAGACATAATTTTCACCTTTGATATATGTCTGATTCAGTGTCTCCAAAAACATTGGTAGAAGTGGTGTTTGTGTCTCCTTGCAATATAACCAGTATGGATCCTCCTTTATTTCCTTAAATGGTTTACGGCAGTAATTATGAATAAAAATACGCAACTTCTCTTGTTTTTCTGCGAAATCGCGAATGCCTAACACCGAATCTCTTGTTGCGAGGTGTGGGCTTTTATCAGGTTGCGTCGTAGCATCATATTCTGCTGCAAGCTCATTATGATATATCGAGTAAATAAAACGTTTCTTTTCATTTACTTTACGTCTACGTGCCAAATAAAATTCGCATTCTTCAACAATCAATTTATATTCACCTTTCGTCTTAGAATGAATATGTTTGTATTCATTCATCATATCATCAATTAATTTCGATTGTAATTGTTTGCGGCGGTCACCAGAATCCTCGCATATATCACTATAATCAGTTGGATCAAAACAAGGCAAATTGGTCGTACACACACTATTTTTTAAGGACAATGAATAATTGTCACTATATATTTTACTAGCCTCTTTGTCTTCCTTCCACTCATCATTAATGCGTTTGTAAAATGTATTCTGGATATTATAATCATCGGGTATCGTTTCGAGAAGACAAAAATGCCCGTTTTCTACCTTTTTTTTACCATTCATAATAGTTGTTACCATTGATTTCGATGCATCATGAGATAATTGATGTACTTCCATCATTTTTTTTTCCAAAAAACTTGTGAATTGTTCAGCGGACATTTTATTCTTTTCAGAACTATAAATGTCTTTTGCCGTATAATACGTCTTATCATATTGTTTATCAAAATATATGACACTACCATTGTCTTCAATTAGATCTTCCATTTCTGTGTATTTTTTTGCCAAAATAAAAGATGTTTTACATATTGACTGATTATCAGAAGATTTTGATTTACCATCACCCTTACTAGCATTGACCTCTTGGTATTTTTGTAACAATGCCTCAATGTCTGGGTTCAATAAATGTATGTTGGCATACCCTAATATGGAAGCGAAGCAGTCACCGCTATCTTGTGTAGTGTAATACAAAAGACGCTCATGTGGTGTAATAAACGTAATTTCACCTTTACTATAGTAACTAGTATGTATAAATTCAATCAATAATTCTTTTTCTTCTTTGCTCTTGCCTGGAAAATAGTTTTCGAGAATATGTTGATTGGATGCTTGAAACCCATAATGTTGTTTCAACGCCATGCGCGTCAACGTATCGTACATTGATTTATTCAATCTTACGTTGGCGTTGTATGATGTATAAAAAAGTTTTCGTTTTTCGTAAATTTTCTTCACCAAAATATCCAAATCTTCAAAAACAATGGTGGACGGAGTTAACATAAATGCTTCCAAACATTGAACCATATATTGAAAACCAATGGGTGATGTTAATTTCATCATATTATCGGTATATTTGCTAATCAAGTGACGATTTGTAGGCAATACCTTGTGTAAAAAATCACGCCAAGATATAGATGAGTCTGTACTATCATACGTCACATGAAACATGTCATCGTATTTGAAATCAAGGTTGCGATCAACAGAATATGTATGTGTCTTTAGTCTTGAATTTTTATATACACGTGAATAGTCATGAAAACTACCTTTGATTAATTCAGCTTTATCAATCAATGATGTTGCGGGTAAATATGATCTGGACGCATTCAACCAGTAAGTGAATAGACAAATAAAACCATTGTAGTGAATTCCTTCATCTTCAGGAAGAATACGTGATACAACATGATTATCTACACTTATATCTCCTGCGCTAAGATGTGTACTTTTAACGTTTTTATAATTGTGACTAATTGTATCCAATGCTTTATTTGTGTGAAATGTTGTAAAATCTTCAACTGGTATATAAGGTGTGAAAGTAGATAAATATTTATCATAATACATTTGATTTCCATATGTTTTATAATTATCCAATTGTTCGTTTTCAAATGTACGTTCATCATCGAAAGAAGTATATTGTGTATCTGGGTAATCATCTGGGTCTACTGAAATATCATAAATCTTATGCTTTTCAGAAATAGTGGGTATAATCCATGGCATTGGCATATTATTAGATTCTAGTGATTGCGCAAGAGGTTTGTGATCAATGCCGAGGAATAATGGTCCTCCAGGATAATCATTGTGATCCTTTTTCGAAAATTCGTCACGAAGTGTTGTATATCGTGCCACAATTTTTTCTATTTTTTTTCTAGTCTCCATATTGTCTTTGCCATCCTTAGATATCATTGCATTGGTTAAATCATCTAATTGTATATGAATACCATATCTTAACTCATCGTCAGTCACCTTTACAAATTGCTCGATTTCACCTAAATCATCATCAGAGTCTTCATCGCCTATATCCACAATATTGGAATCGGTCAAAATAACCTCTCGTTGGTAATCGTCTGGTTCGTGTGAATCATGATCAGCGGACATATCTATCGAAATAGCTTCACCAGTGGATTCATTTTCAACAATTGGTCCATCTTCATCACCATCTCCTTCATCGGCATCGGCATCAGCATCGGTAACAACATCTTCATCTACTATGCGCGGCAATTCGACAGATGTTTGTTTAAGTTTGGGTGTATCTGTGTCATGGGGTGCATCGCGAATTTCTATGCGTTCAATTCCATGCGTTGGTGGAATACCCTTGTACGCGAAATCGATATATATATATGTATCATCTTGAAGTTTCACCTCAATCATATCTTCCTCTAAATTTGTAATTATACCCGTTATAATTGTAGGGTAATCACCATCAAAATAAAGATTGATCCATGTATCGCTAATAAGACCATGTTGTTTCGCGTATCCCCGTATATCATTTCGTTTAAGTAATATAATTTTTGTTACCGATGTGTCATTTAATTTACCGGATGAATCAAGCGTAAGTATTTCTTCTTGTGTATCATTTACGATCTTTATATATTCTTTGTTATCTATGTAGTCGACCGAATACATTTTTTCGTGGTATGTTTCGTTTGTTGGACTAATTAATTTAATAATGTCACCTAACATTAAGTATACTGATTCTGTTTTAGTTTTAGGTGTTTCCATAACTACTATATTGTTAGAATAAAAATGTCTCTTTTGTACCTCGTCTAAATTAAAATTGAAATAGTTTTTCTTATTCTAAAGAAATATATATATTATAAATGAATTCAGAAATGTCTACAATTAAATTTTCTTCAGATGAGATGGCACGTGGTGTCACTCAGGATATTGTTTCCGTAAAGGAGCATTCGGGGTTCAAAGTAGTGAACTACAACAAAAACAACCTACGATCTCAAGATGAGACCTATGGTGGCATTTACTCTAAATACAGATCTGTTGTATTCAATGAGAAGAACGATATGGTGATGTGTTCGCAGTTTAAGTCACTTGCAATCAGAAAGTTTGAGAACACGTACGATTTGGACAATATCGATCTAGTTCTTGAAGAGTTTGTAGAGGGTACCATGATCAACGTGTTTCATGACGATGAGCATGGATGGCAAATTGCGACACGTAGTCGTGTTGGTGGGTCCAACTCATTTTACAACCAAGAAGTTCCAGATGGTAAGACGTTTCGCGTTATGTTCGAAGAGGCGATGGGTGATGTCGGATTGACGTATGACATCCTTGATAAGGGTATTAGTTATTCGTTTGTTCTACAACACGTTGAGAATCGTGTGGTATCTACTTACCAGTACAATGATCTGATTCTTGTAGATGCTTACAGAATTACGAACAATTCAGACGGAGCATTGGTGGAGATGATTGATGTATTTACTCTTGACTCCGAACTCAAGAATACCAAGGTTCGCATGCCTCAGCGTTACCTTCGTGAGAATTACAATGATTATGCTGACGTAAAGAAGGCATTCGATGTGTATGTCGACGATAAAATCATCCATGGAAGTGCTCTTTTGCAAAACGTTGATAACGTGATCAAGGGTGTTATGGTGAAGAACATTGTGAACGGACATCGCATGAAGATTCGCAATACAACGTATGAATTTATTGCCAAGCTTCGTGGAAATCAGGCAAAACTCGAGTTCCACTATCTGACGCTGCGTAAGGAGAAGAAGATTACCTTGTTCCTACAGCTGTTTCCCGAGTTCGAAGAGCGTTTCCAAGAATTCCGGGACAAGGTACACAACTTCACACAGGCGATCTACCATAACTACTTCAAATGTTTCAAGGAGCGTTCCATTCCTCTTAAGGATGCGCCTTACGAACTTCGTGGTCATCTTTATACTCTTCATGGTCACTACATTTCGACTCTTCGTCCTGCTAAGAAGACGATGCAATTCGCAAATGTACTGGAGTTCGTCAACAATCTTCCTGAAGCGCGTCTCATGTTCTCAATGAACTTCAACATGCGTCCTAAGAAGGGAGAGACTTATACCAACGAAGATGGCAATGAAAGCATGGACCTATAAAACAAAAATGAAAACAAAATAAAAAGTAAACAAAGAAAAAAGGAAAACAAAACAAAACGTAAACAACTGAAAACAAAATAAAAAGTAAACAAAAAATATAGATGTACATGCGTATGTTTATATTTTTTTTATGGGTTATAAATCTTAATATCCGAGTGCAATAATAATATCATATATTTCTGTTCCGTCATAAATACGCTTAAAATGTTTCATTGATTCTTTTTTTTCCTCGTTAGACAAATGAATATCACCCAGAATATTAACAACAGGTATAATTGGATGGTTATTGTCGAGTACAATGATAGTCTTAACAACACCATTTGCTTCAGTATATTGAAGAATATGTAATATATGTTTACCTCCAATGGTTATGTTGTCTTTATTTGCCAACAATTGTTGATAACTATATACATCACTATCTGTGACGAATTTATCTCCAGTACTAACAATCATTTTTGCCTTTGCCTTTACATTTGCCTTTGCAGTATAAACAATACGTCCACCACTATTTACAATCTTATTGGGTGATAAATAAGTAGGAGTATAAATAATACCGCCGCTAGCATTTGTAATTGTCCCATTATTTGTAATTTTTCCATTATTCGTAATTTTTCCATTATTCGTTAATGACACGTCTGAATCAATGATTAATGTAACTCCACTATTAATAGTTACACTTTCAGCGGAAGTGATAATCGTCGTAGTGACGCCGGTAATGTCGTAATATCCAGACCATTGTCGATTACTGCTTATAGTTGATCCAATATTTTCGAAAGATTGTTTATCATATGCTGCTATACTAGGAAAAGTAACATTACCAGCACCATTTATAGTACTATTATTATAGATTGTACCACTAATCGTTAATGTTTTTCCAGAAGGAATCGTTAATGTCACTCCTGAAGCAATGGTTAACATTTCTCCAGCATCAATGGTTAAATTTGATGATAAAGTATAGTTACCATTTAAAATATATTTATTACCAATAATAGTAGATAGATCAAACCCAGTAGATAAAGAATATTCATTCACATCATCACCTTGATTACCAACTATAAACATTTTGGTTCCGTCACCATTAAATGCTATTCCCCGAGGGGACGCTTCTTGCGAGTTAACGGAAAAATTTCGTGTATAACTTGCGGTTGAAACATTAAACCCAGTAGATAAAGCATATTCATTCACATCATCACCATTAACACCAACTATAAACATTTTGGTTCCGTCACCATTAAATGCTATTCCCGTAGGGTATGATTCTTGCGAGTAAACGTAAAAATTTCGTGTATGACTTGCGGTTGAAACATCGAACCCAGTAGATAAAGAATATTCAATCACATTATCATTTCTATTACCAACTATAAACATTTTGGTTCCGTCACCATTAAATGCTATTCCCTGAGGGTTTGTTTCTTGCGAGGCAACGGAAAAATATTGTGTCCAACTTGCGGTTGAAACATCAAACCCAGTAGATAAATCATATTCATTCACATCATCATCATCATCAGAACCAAGAACAAACATTTTGGTTCCGTCATTATTAAATGCTATTCCCCGAGGGTATGTTTCTTGCGAGTTAACGGAAAAATTTCGTGTATGACTTGCGGTTGAAACATCAAACCCAGTAGATAAATCATATTCATTCACATCATCACTTCTATTACCAACTATAAACATTTTGGTTCCGTCACCATTAAATGCTATTCCCTGAGGGTTTGTTTCTTGCGAGGCAACGGAAAAAACATTATTTGCATCTAAATCGATATTTCCATTGGTACGCAACGTGCTTAAAGTACTCATTCTACCATTACATTAGAAAAATAAATATACCGAGTTTTTTCATTCTACGCAAATTGGTCATTAATCTTTTTGATAATAATAATTGCTGCCTTGGTGGCTTGTGTGAGGTCATCTACAATGGTTTCATTATGTTCGTTACTTTTGTATCCCATACGAATAATAGAGTTGGCATCGTGCGGGTGGAATTTTTTAAATCCGCAAAAGCTCATCTTGCCTTCGTTTTCGTAAAATAGAACGTAAAGGAAGTATTCGAGCATCTTTCCAAGTGTATAATCTTCCTTGATGAGAGTCACATCAAACGAATTCAACATAGTGGTGTTTGACGATTGAATAAGCTCAGGTTTTTCCTGAATATCTTTAATAAATTTCTCGCATTTTCCAGTAATAATATCACACGCTTTCTCAACCAACTCAGTAGATTCATAAATACCAATTGATTCCAACGTGAAATCAAAACTATTTGGCATAAAAATACGCTGCGAGTCCATGATCATAAAGTTTTCACGCTCCAAAGAAATCCCCTCCTCGTCCATCTGTTGTTCCTTCAAATCCTTTTCCTTTAGAGTCCACGCAGCATCGATTTTATCATTGTCTGGGGTATTACCATAAACACATGTGCTGGTGACGTTAAACATACCATCTGTTTTTGCTGACGAAATGCTAAACTTACATGTCAATGCAATAGCCTCACCCGGAATTTCATCTGAAATCTTCGGACGAAGACGAACAAAATCGATATAGTGTTTGGTAATTGAATCGGGAGGGAAAATCGCCTTAATTTTTTCACGCGTCAAATATTGATCATTTTGAATATTCTTAATCTTGAAGTGTTCGGAAGTAACAACCATCATGCTGTCCGTTGTGTTCGTTTCATTTACTTCTAAAATATAGGTGTCGATTGGGAATTCCATGTCTTGAATAACAATGGGAATACAACTGAGACGTTGCTTAATAATTTCATTGTTCATGCGCGATGTATTTTTTGTAATTGTTGCATCATTATCACTTTCGGGGAATGTTTTAAAGACAATGACAGGTATTTCGGACATGATTGTACGCCGAATAGCATTGGCGATGCTGACATTTACATTTTCCAATGTAAAATTTGCTTGATTGTTCGAAACATTGATATTGGAAAGAATAGGTTCCATATTGGTATGTATATTTTGTACCGATTTAATTTTATATCAATTTTATGAAAAAAGGTTAAAAAAATAGTATTTGATTAAATAATGAACTTGTTGTATTATAGTAATCATTGCCAACATTCAAACCAGTTATTACAAACATTGTCAAAGTCAAACGTTCAAAAACAATTCTATTATATTTGTATTGATAAACGCAGCAAGGATGAAAAGAATAATACAATTATTCAGTTGGAGAATGGTAAAACGTTACCACTACCACCAATAATCAACAAAGTACCTTCTTTATTACTTCAGAATCATGGTAATCGTGTTCTAACAGGGAATGAAATTTTAGGGTTTATTCAAAAACAAATTCAAGAGACTGAACAAACCCAAGTATCGGATGAACCTGAACCTTTTGGATTTATGGGGAGTGATACTTTTGTATGTTCGGATAATTTCAGTTTTTTGGATATGAATGCAACGGATTTACAATCCAAAGGAGATGGTGGGTTGAGACAAATGCATCATTATGTACCAATGGATAATAATCCAACAATTTCCACACCTGTGGACAACTATGTTCCTGATAAAATTGGTACTGGTCAAGAAATGACGATTGAAAAATTACAACAAGATAGGGACAAGGATGTATACAATCAAAAAATGCCATATTCTAAATAATTGCGTAAAGAAAATATTCAATGAAAATGAATTAAAAAAGTATCGGTTATAAATATTATATATTATGTCATCGCCTATACTCACAGCGTTTAACAATCAATTTAGTGAATTTATGGATGATATCATCAGTATTTTTCCAGACAATAAAGACCTGATAACAACGAAAAACATGATGACAACATTACGCAAGGGAAATCCGCGTCTTCTCATTCAGATTTGGAAATCTTTCATCGCTGATCCTTATTCTGCGGAGATTGAAGAAGGAGATATTACATTTTTTATCGACAAAGATTATGGTACGGATATACAGAAAATGAATGATACAGATAAAATAATAAAGGGTATTGATCGTCTTAGAAACCCAATCAAAAGTATGGATAAATCAAACCAGAACGCATGTATGAAATATATTCAGAATATGAGTAAGCTTTCAACCATTTATTTTCAGAGCAAATAATTAGAATAAAAACGATTAGACCGGTACAAGTAAATATTTTATAATTTACATTTAAAAAATATTTAATAGTATAAATTATATAAATGTCCACTGAACCAGATTGTGAACAACCCAATCTTTCCCAGAATGATCAAGAATCATTGGATAATGATCCAGTTCCAGTTCCAGCGGAGTTCGTAAAAGTAGTTGAAGATTTGTGTAAAGATATCTCGGTTTCATTCCCCGAAACAAGTGACAAAATTGCAACATTTTATGGCGAAAATGGAATAGAATCTCAAATGTTATTCGATTATGTAAAAAAAACATATCCTGAACGATTCTTTGACATTCTTTATCAAAACAACGAAATTTTCGAAGAAACATCGAATATAAATTGCGAATTTCTTCCCAATATCGATTTCAAAGAATTGTGGAATTTAGATGATGTAACAGATAATACACGTGATACATTGTGGAAATATTTACAATTGTTGTTGTTTTCGAGTGTTGGCAATATAACAGATAGTGAATCTTTTGGAGATACCGCTAAACTTTTCGAGGCGATTGATCAAGACGAATTCAAAACAAAACTAGAAGATGTCATGTCCAATATACAGAATATTTTCACAGAAAAAGAAGGTTTTCAAAATGAAGATACTGACCCAGAACCAAGTGATGGTAAGGAAGGTGTTCCTCCTATGCCGAATTTAGGGGAAGGGATGAAGGGTGTATTTGAAAATATGCCAAACCCCGAGGATATTCATAGTCATATATCATCTATGTTGGACGGAAAACTAGGTAAATTGGCAACCGAAATAGCTGAAGAGACAGCGGGTGAGTTAGACATTGATTTTTCAGATGCGACAAAACCTGAAGACATTATGAAGAAATTATTTAAGAGTCCTGGAAAATTGATGGATTTAGTAAAAAAAGTGGGGTCCAAGTTGGATACTAAATTGAAGTCAGGACAGATTGACGAGAAAGAATTAATGAGTGAGGCAAGTGATTTAATGCGAAAAATGAAAGATATGCCCGGAATGGAAAATATGGAGTCGATGTTGAAAAATATGAATATTCCTGGTATGGGTGGTGGGAAAGGTAAAGGTAAGTTCAACATGGGGGCATTTGAAAATATGATGAAACAAAATGAGAAACGTGATCAAATGAAAGGGCGTGCTGAACAAGTAAAAGTTGCCAAGGAATTGGCAAAACAAAAGGCGGCTGCAGAATTGAAGGTACGTGAACAAAATTATGTTCCGATGACAGATGAAGAAATCGAATTACAATTTGAATCGTTTACAACAGGAGAGAAGGCTGAAAAATCAATGCGACCTACACAAAATAATAATAAGAAGAAGAAGAAGAAGAAAGGCAAAAAATAAATAATAGATAATAGTATATAATGGAAAACCAACCAGATACATTTTGGGTAGACGACCCGCTCATATTACTGAATAAAAATAAAATACATAATCTATGGCCTGATGATAAAATGTCACAGGAGGAAAAATGGAATTCGATTACACGCATAGTTATTCTAATGAGTATTTTAGGGTTTATATTTCGAAAATCTGTGAACTTTTTAATTATTGGAGTAATAACTTTAGCATTAATCGTAGTTATGTATCAAATGAACAGGAAAAAAAATATGGAAGAGGGTTTTGCTTCTGTAAATGAAGGAACAAATAAATTATTAAGTATCATGAAACCCACTACATATACACCCACTTCAAAAAATCCATTGAGCAATGTACTTCTTACTCATATCCAAGATGAGCCTAAACGTCCAAGTGCACCCATGGCATATACTCAAGATAACACGGAGGAAATAAATGAAAACACAATACAGATGGTTAAAGAATTAAACAACGATAATCCCGATATAGACAAGAGATTGTTCCAAGATTTAGGGGATAACTATCAGTTTGATCAATCCATGCGATCATTTTATAGTCCAGCTAGTACAACAAATCCAAACGCACAGGATGATTTTGCTAAATTTTGTTATGGTGATATGCCATCACGTAAAACAGATATGTCGACCAATAGTTAATAAAAATATATATATGTTGAAAATAAAATATTCAATATATATATTATGGCAAACGTGCACGATTATAAATTTCAAAGCATGTCACGCATAGGAAATGATTTATGTAGCATGAATGTGAGTGATAAACAAAATGTAGAACGTCAAAATTATCTGTTGACAAATTATTATGCACAGGATAGTAATATGACCCAGCCTATTATGTTTGCAACAAGTCAACCAAACGTTAATTATAGTGGAGGTAACCAAGTCGGAATTGGTGGTGCTAACATTGATACAAATAGTAAACTAATGCACCAGGAACAAGTGAGTACTCCTTGTAAGTTGTCTTTATTCCATCGACCTTATTTAACTGTTCCGTTTTTAGGACGTGGACGAGGTGACCCTGTATTAGAAAGTCAAATTGTTCAAGGTGAAACATTCACTAACCGAAAGACATCCAACCCTGTTTCAGAAGTGAATTTTTCACAATACAAAAATTACCCACTTATGCCTGAAATGGAGGAAACCATGAGACAATCATCTCGCGTCATTGAGAGTGATGCAACTGAAGGCTGGGTACGTGGCGGGTTACCTTCGCGTGAAGTTCATCGTGACCGCAAATCTTAAATAATTATTTAAATCTATATAAACCTTTACTTACAGGTTTTATATGGATCTCCAATCGTTGAAAAATGAATATAATTTTGATCTTGTAATAGATTATAAAAATAAGGCTGAAACATACGAACAAGACGAATGTTTTGCTGAGCAATTCTTACACGTATTTTATTTAGATAAATATCATGAAAAAATATCGGCTGTTATTGAAAAGTTATTTACATGTGTAAAGGATGACGAACATATGAAACGTTGGATTGATAAGGTGAACCAATGTAATAATATGATGAAACCAGATGATTGTGGTATGGAACTGATGGGTTTCATGATGTTATTTACGTTTGACCACCTTCAACATATACACGAGTGTTTACAATCATTATTCAAAAATGGCATGATTACAGAGAACAATATAAAGGAAATGGATAATTTGTTAAAATAAATAATATAACAATAGAATAAGATGGCATCTACACGAAATATAAACGCGCGTGAAAATTACAAGATAGAGCAACGTACATTTGATTTAGCGAATACATATAATTTTACGCCACATTCAGCTCATGGTTTAGCGAAAGAAACCATGATGCCTGGGTTTGGATTAAATCCTGCACAGATTCCGAGAACCGAGTTGGCACACAATCCAATAAACATCGAGTCCTATTTATTTGGAATTAATTCAACTAATTTAGTAAAGCCTCATGTATATGAAAACCCAGATGTAAAATCTTTACAAAGTGTGTGTTTTATTGATCGTCTGCAACTTGTAATGCCAACACCATTAGTCATTGAAAAAGATCAACGCCCAATGCGTGATTAAATAGTGTAATATAATATTATCATTCTATATTATATTATGTCCTTTACACGTTTTCATGACGACCCTGCAAGGATAGCAAAGAAATTACATGAAACAACAGCCATTGGTAAATATATAATGAATGTGCCTGGTAATGGTTCACGTATGGATTTTGTAGAAGATCCTCACATTCGGTTAGAAAAATGGGGTGCGAATTTAAGTAAGAACGCAATCGACATTGAAAGTGACTTGCGGTGTCAAACACGCAGTCTGCAACGCGATTGTGTTCAATATCAACAAAAAAGCGCAGTCAATAAGAGTATCAGTTATGGCACTACACCAAGTTATGTTGAGCAATCTCGTACCATAGCACCAGCTTGGGAATTGCGTGATGTTGAGCAACAACGATATACTGACTTGCCATTCAATCCTCAGGCACATATCGAAATACCATTTAACAACAATTTACAAACACGCATTTTAGAAAAAGATTATTATAAAAAGTGTTAAGACTCCCTATTTTCCTATAGTAACCATGTATAAGAAAATACCTTCTTTAGAAAGGTCCTTTTGGTAGTACTTTTTTTTATATTTATCAAATATTGTAGTGATTTTATTATAGGTATCCTCAGATATACAAAAAACCCATAATTCCCCATGTTTATTCAAAATATCTATAAACCTATCGATGAATGCATGATTAATCGTTTCACCATCGATAAAATCATTTATAATAATTAAATCATAATACTGATATGAATTTAATATATATTCGTGACCAAATTTCAAATTGGTGCGACATAACGATATATTTTTAAAAAAGTATGACCATATAGTACACATATCTTGGTGAATACAATTATGAAAATAGATACTTGTTGTTTTGTTGGTCTTTATAAGTGGAAGATCTTTCAAATAATTTGTTTTCATGTAAAAATACTCATGTTGTATATTTTCAAAGGGAACAATCGCCATGTATATATTACAAATACAATTATATTTTGATTTAGGACTATAATTGTATTATTGATTAATTTTATTATTATATTATATATAATGGAATTAGCCGTACCTTTAGTTGCACTGGGTGGATTATTTATTGTATCAAATCAAGATAATAGAACTAATAATAATAATCGTCAGGAAGGGTTTTCAAATAATATCCTACCACCATCCCAAAATGATCCCCCCCAAAAAAAAGTATCATTCGCGCCATCGGCATCTAATAATGATGCTCAGAAAGTCTATGAAAATACAGATAGTCGATCTAAATATTTTGATGGAAGTTATCAAAAATCACAACAACAAAATACAAGGCAATCTAATGTCACCAGTTTAACTGGTGAAACAATTCAGACCAAGGATTTTTCACATAATAATATGCAACCTTTCTTTGGATCAAAAGTACGTGGCATGACATCTGACCACAACGTATCGGAAGGAATTTTAGATAATAAGAATGGAAGCGGGTCGCAGAATATTCGAAAAACAGAACAGGCGCCACTATTTAGACCTCAAGAAAACATGCAGAATGCCAATGGTGCACCAAATATGAATGATTTTTACCAATCACGCGTAAACCCAAGTCATAAAGTAGCAAATGTGAAACCTTTTGAAAGTGTCCAGGTTGGTCCAGGGTTAAATCAAGGATATGGTACGGAAGGTACGAATGGTTTTAATTCGGGTATGGATGCACGCGAAATGTGGCAACCTAAAAATGTAGATGAAATGCGCGTGGATACGAACCCAAAAATGTCATATTCGCTAAATAATCACCAAGGTCCAGCTGTATCCAAAATTAAGGAGCGTGGTGTAGAAGGCAAAGTTGAAAAATATACCCCAGACACTTATTACGAAAATGGTTCGGATCGTTGGTTTACGACAACCGGTGTAGAGAAAAAGCAAACGTCTAGAAGTAGTCATGTTGCAAAGAATATTCAACGTCAAAATACACCAACCAATTATCAGGGTGTCGCTCTGAGTACGCAAGAAAGGAAATCAAATTATCATTCCACTGCATATACACCTTCTACTAAAAACACATACAATAGTCCTGCTGTAGGTGCTCCCAACATGGGAGGTACAACGGGTCATGCGAATATACACCATGAAATATTAGACAATAATCGTAGTCAAATATGCGAAAACCCCAACATATTTGGGTTTATTAGCAACACACTTCACGCGGCATTATCTCCAATTATGGATGTTCTACAACCTACTCGCAAAGAAAACGCGATTGGTAATGTACGTGCTTATGGCGATGTTCAAGTATCCACACCCGCTGGATACATTGCTGAGACACAACAATCACCAGGTGTCACCAATCGTCAAATGTATGGAAAATCGTTGGAACACCACAATGTCCAACAGCAAGGTAGTGGCGCGTATGAAACATCTGATCATCAGTCAATATACAGCAATAGAAATGAAACACAAGGATACTATGTAGGTAACACAGGTGGTTACAATGGTGTTGCAGTATATGACGCTGCTTACAAACAAACAAACAATGAATCTAAACAAGTGGTAAATGTTGCTAGAACAAATCCTGGAAACACACAACGTTTTGAACCAAATCGTCATATTTCAATAGCTAAGGATCAAACGGATCGTGAAAATAACCGAATGTGGGTTCCAAATAATACCAATTATTCAACACCTTCGAAGGATGTATATGGCAAGGTGGATATGCCATCTGCTCATACAGACGTTGCCAATAACTCACGTAATCAGCCTGATATATTAGACGCGTTTAAGAAAAATCCATTTACACATAGCTTACACTCGAGTGTATAAATTTTACCTATAGGGAATAAATAGGTTTAAACATAATTATTTGCTTATGTACAATAATTATGTTACAGATACACCAAAATATCAAAGAGAAATTAAACAATTTCATTGAAAGAAACTGCGTACCCCATATCATTTTTCATGGTCCATGTGGAAGTGGGAAAAAAACAATGGTTCGTGATTTTTTAATGAATGTATATAAAACGGACGAGAATCTGAAAAAATATACAATGTTTGTAGATTGTGCACATGGAAAAGGCATAAAATTTGTTCGTGATGATATTAAATTTTTTGCAAAAACAAATATAACGAATGTATCAATGTTCAAAAGCATTGTTTTCTTGAATACGGATAAACTAACCATGGATGCACAATCTGCTTTAAGACGATGTATCGAATTATTCAGTCATTCTACCCGTTTCTTTATTTTACTCGAAGACAAATATAAATTATTGAAACCAATATGTTCTCGTTTCTGTGAATTTTACGTCGGTTTACCTGTGATTAACAATGTTCCTGTAAATTTGTATAGTCATAACAATAAATCAATATGGAATAATAAGGACGAAAAGAAGCGTGGAGATTATGTAGTAAAAACATTTTCAGAAATTTCTAAAAACATAGAGAAGGCAAATTATATAGATATAACAAACAAACTTTACGACAAGGGGATTAGTAGCATTGATATCATAAATACAATCAAAACTACAACTATAATCTCTGAAAAGGAAAGATATCAGGTTTTATTCTTAATAAATAATGCTAGGCGAGAATTTAGGAATGAGAAAACATTTATTATGTTTATATTTAGTATTCTTTTTTTACGTAATAATCGATGTTTAGAAAATATTACATTTATGTAATAAGATGGATGATTTTACTCCAGCGACATTACACGAATCTAGAAACGAGTACACATCACGTTTAATTAGTATTCTTTGCCCATTAATAATGGAGGGATATTTATCAATATTTAGCGAGGCATGGACATTATGCGAGGATAACGACGAGACTGAAAAGTATTTAATGACCTTTCAAAATTTGATTTCACGAGTTCCAAAGTGGAATAGTGAAATAATTGAAAAGGAAAAGGATCGCATTATAGAGAATAGTGGATGTACTTATTTAGAAGATTTGTTAACGTGTGTTCATATTATTCAATTGAAAATGCTCACTACTATCAGAGTAGGGAAAAAACAAAAGAAGATAGAAATAGAGATCCCACGTTTAGAAGATTTCATTCATAAATCATATATACAAGTCGCGCGAAAATTGTATACCAATGTGTATTTATACGAAAAATACGTTACTCCATTACAAAAGCAAAAACATACACGTGAAATCGAAATTATCGTACAAGAATGTATATTAAATGCAATCCGTGAAACATTGCCTATTGAATCTGTATTGCGATCGTATATGGATGAAAGTATTGAGGAAGATTATATCGAAACAATTCAAGAAGAGAAAATACCCATTAAAGAAGTAGAGACAGAAAAGGAAAAGTCTGACGAAACGGAAGCTGATAAATTAAAGGTTGAGGTAGATGCCTTAACAATTTCTACACAAGAATCAACTGACAAAAAACAAGGGATCAGTTTCAATGATAATGATTCTGTAATGGGTGGGGATAACAAGGAAGAAATAGTTAATGCTCCAAAGACGATTGAACGATTGGAACAAATTAGCAATATGCGAAACGACGAACGAAAACTTGAAGACGATGCTGACGATGACGATGACGACAATTCTTTTAAAATTAAGATTGGCGGTGATGTGGAAAAATTGTCATTAGATTCATTAACATCCAAAGAAGAAAATATTATATTAAGCGATATTGAAGAGTTGAAATAATACGTTTAACGTTAACGAAAAATAGGTAGTTATAGTTTATATGGAAAGTAATATGATGATTTCATCAGTCGCCGCATTTTTATTTTTGTTGTTTAAATTTGTTGAAATGAGATTTATCGACAAAGAAAATAAACCATTGAAGGTGATATTGAAAGATGCGATTATTGTATTTATTTCTACCTTTGTTGGTATGTTGGCTATACAACAATTCCCTAATGTTTCAGACGAAGGTCAGGCGGCAGTTTTTACAAACTCGCCCGATTTTTAAATTAATTTAAATTATAATATGTAGTATTTTACACTATTATAATTTTCCAGTCACGTATTAGTTGCGAGTATTTCTTTTTCGTGTTTTGTTTTTAGATCTTCTACAATAGGATCGTTTGGTGCCACGTGCAACAGAACATCCAATTCTATATTTATCACATTTGTTTGGGTTTTTAATGCTTCTTCCTTTGCATATACTTTTGGAAGCCTCTTTCTTGTACTTATATATCATTGGAATACCATACGACATTGCCTCACGTTTTGTATCCGAATCCTCCTTTTTATATTTTGTTTGGTTGACTTCGTTGTAGAATTTTGGATAGTAGCGCACAACAATTTTACGAATAATTTTGTCTATTTCTGATTGATTTTTCTCTCCTTGAGCTTTTTGTAACTCTTCTACCAATTTATTTTTACTATTATATCGTAGATCGGGGTTCTCAAAGGTATACCCAAAATGATGATAGTAAGAGATAACATCCTGAATGGCATTCAATTTAACATAACGTGCCTTCAAACGTTCTCCCAGGCCATGTATAGCGTTTATAATATCCTTCCCCCCTAGACGAACCAAATGTTTAGTGGAACGACTTTTCATTGCGTGAAATTTAGTATTACAAATGAGATCTATATAAATATGTTTCGGTTGTGTGTTGTAATCTACACAAGCAAACCCTCTTATTTCAGAACGAAATATATGAACAAATAAATAATCACATGCGTCCAACGTTTCGTTCAGAAAATCATTGCTTATCTTTGAGAAACAAAGTTTTTTCCCACCTATTTTACGTATTTCATTTATATAGTGATTATATCGTTCCTTGTCGTTTTTGTGGTGATATATTAAAACGCGCGACATATTTTATAATACAATAGCATTATAAAATAATAATATGGATAATCATGTTATCTAAATGACCATTACCTTTTTATTTTTCAATTTCCCCTTCATAATAAAACGTTTGAACATAGTACGTTCTAGTTGTTTCGTTGGTGTATGGTTATGGACATTGCGTGCAATCATTTTGTAAAGCTTAAATTCAGGATATCTCTCCTCACCTGACTTCTTATATAAAATATTTTTTCCGTTATCATCTAAACACCATTCGCGCACCATATTCGCAATAACATTTTTCTCGCATTCTTCATCTTCATCTGCTGGGTCGTCAATAAAGAAATCATACATCGAACATCCAAATCGACATAGATCGAAACTATAATTGGGTTCAATGCGTGGTTTGGCTTCATTGTAAAATGGCTCAGTATTGTATTGTGTATCCGCATCTTCACCCTTGCTAAAACTATCGCTACAAAAACGTTTGTTATTTATTGTAAATATGGAACGCCCAAAATCAATGATTTTAAAAACGCGACCATGTGTTGGAACCTTATATACCTTTTCATCAATCTTATAATACAAGAATTGTTCGTCGGTGTTTTCATAAACAATGTTGCATGAGTGTAAATCATTGTGCGTAAATTGGAAATGTTTTTGATAGTACATCAAAATGACAATAATTTGAAACATGATAGACGTCCATTCGCGATCACTAATATCATTATTCAACATATACTTGTCTAATGTATTTTCACAACATTCTGTAAAAATTGCTAATACAGGAAATTTATGAATAACTACCATTGTATCATTTTCACCATCTGAACCAGAATCTGACTCTGAACCAGAATCTGAACCAGAATCTGACCCCGATTCATCTGAATAATCGTTTTCTGAATTACCAATACCACCCTCGATCTGAAGACCATTATCTGTGACAGACGATGATGAACTACATGTGCTGCTAATGTCATCATCGTCGCCGTCACCACCCTTATGCGAACGCGAACCAGAATGACTTTCATTTTCATATACCATATTATTCATCATGGTGGCTGATAAATCCTGTGTAACATTAAGTATTTGAGCATTCGTGTCACTTGAAGTAATTTCAAAAATGGTGTCAATAATGTCATCTGGAAATACATCAACAATATCTTCTACCTTTAGATCTTCTTGCATGACAATGGGTTTCTTATACTTGAAAGAACGTTGTACGAATAGTTCATCAGCATTTTCTATTTCAAACAATGTATGTTTGTTGTTGTGGAAAAATTGCGACTCCATCATATATTCCAAATCGTCCTCTACATTCATTCTAAAATCATACTGATTTGCTAAAAACATTCCGTAATAATCATTTGCGTGTACAAATCCATTATCTTTCAATTTGCTAGAAGTATATGAAAACAACGCATCAACATATGCGTTATTATGTATTAATTTATATTTTTCCATTATATTTGCGTTTTTGTCGTCAGTTGTTTGATTGGGTAATTGATAAAATGTATTTTCATCAACGTCCTTGTATTTTCCCATGGTATATTTAATAGGGTCAATCAGTGGAGAAAATTTGCAATAAACCTTTTTACATGTTTTCTCCTTTGTTTCACAATTGGCTATGCACATATTGTAATTGTTATAGGATAGCTTTTCGTTGATGTTCACTATTACATGTTTAGTAGCAAAATTAATGTTTCGGGAATTTTTATTGTTCAGGTCAAAAAATTCATTATACACAGGAACATAATTTTGAATATCACTTAGATTGGTAAAGTCGGGGTTTTCTAAATCTCGAAAAAAGTCATCGTGATTGTGTTTGGCATAATCAATACTCATTAGATTATAGTTTCACTTTTAATGATATGTTTAAACTCATTGTTTAACTAAAATATTACGTACGAAAGAATTTCAAATTTTTTTTATCCGCCTTAAGCATATGACTTTAGAATTAAAAAAATTCGATATGAAAAATATATCATTTAAACCGAATGAGAATAAAGGTCCAGTCATTGTTTTAATTGGTCGACGTGACACAGGAAAGAGTTTCTTAGTTCGCGATTTGTTATTTTATCAACAAGATATTCCATTGGGAACAGTTATTTCCGGCACGGAAGAAGGAAATGGGTTTTATAGTACACATGTACCCAAGTTGTTTATTCATAATGAATATAATACCGTAATCATCGAGAATGTTCTAAAACGCCAACGACAAGTATTAAAACAGGTGAAAAAAGACATGGAATTATATAAAAAATGTACTATTGATCCAAGAACATTTGTAATTTTAGATGATTGTTTATATGATGCTTCGTGGACAAGGGATAAAATGATGCGCTTATTGTTCATGAATGGACGTCATTGGAAAGTGATGCTTATTATTACGATGCAATATCCTTTAGGCGTGCCACCAAATCTTAGAACAAATATTGATTATGTATTCATTTTGCGTGAACCTTACATTGCGAATCGCAAGAGAATATATGAAAATTATGCAGGTATGTTCCCTACTTTCGAATCATTCTGTCAAGTAATGGACCAATGTACTGAAAATTATGAGTGTTTAGTAATAAATAATAATTCAAAGTCAAATAAACTACAAGACCAAATTTTTTGGTATAAAGCAAGTACACACGGAGATTTCAAATTAGGGTCCAAAGAATTTTGGGAAATATCTAAAAACATGGGCTCTGACGACGAAGAGGAAATGTATGATCCTGAAAGCGCACGAAGAAAAAGTACACAAAAGATCAGTGTGAAAAAAACAAAATGGTAATAAATACCGAATTGTTTACTAGATATAATATGAAGATTATCTATATTATGGATAAATTTCATATACGGAAAATAACGTCGAATGATTACAACAAAGGAATTATAGAACTTTATAGCCAGTTTTTTACAATAAATAGTACTACGATAGGTGTACTTGATTTCCAGAAATATATTATCGACCAATGTAATGATAACCATGTGATTTTTGTTGTAGAGCAAAATAATAAAATTATGGCATGTGCCACATGTATTATAGAAACAAAAATAATCCATAATTTTGGTAAAGTTGCGCATGTGGAAGATGTAGTGGTGGATGCAACCATGCAAGGTTTTGGACTGGGTAAGAAAATAATCAATACATGTGTTGAATACGCAAATGACAAACAATGTTACAAAATTATTTTGGATTGTTCCGATAAAAACATGGCATTTTATGAAAAATGTGGATTTATACAAAATGGTAACATGATGAATATTTATTTTAAAATAAAATAGTTAATATTATGTATGATGTCTTCATTTAACAATTATTCAGAAAAAGAAACAGAAAAAGAAACAAAAAAGGAAACAGAAAAAGAAACAAAAAAGGAAACAATTAAGGTATTTGTAATTACAGGACCCGAAACAAGTGGCATTGTTACATATGAAAAAGATGTTAATGGTAAGAAAGAATATTCGGGAATGGCCTGGGATATTGTTGAGGAATTGAAAAAGCTACCTAGTTTCGAAAAATATAATTTTGAATATACATTTTCTAAAAGTGGATATAATAATTATAATGAAACAGTTGATTGGGTAAGTAATGGTACATATGATTTAGGACTGGCAACCTATATGCAAAATACAGAACGAGAATCTAAAATAAATTATTCGGTTCCTATTACTATTGATGCGTATGCAGTATATCACTATAAAAATATATCAGAGTTCAGTATGTTTAAGCGTGTTTTTTACGATGTTGGATATTTATTGTTAATACTCATTGTATTGGGAATTATAGCAGGATTATTTTTATTGTTGATCGATCCAGGACGAAATAAAATAAAACAAACAAAATCATTATTTTTACGTTCCGTTATGACTGGTATTTCATCATTCTCGGGGACGAGGGGGGCATTATTTGGTAATGCAACCTCATCTCTTAAAGGATTGGTTTCTGTTGTATTTGTTATGTTATTTTCACTTATTTTTATTCAATTTATGCAAGCCGAAATAACTTCAACATTAATTGAAGAAAAACAAGGAGCTGGTATTTCTGATGACGATATCAAGATGAAACCCGTACTCGGTCACGAAGGATATGCACATACTACAAAATGGGAAGAAAATGGAGGAAAAGTTACACGTCATAAGGGTAAAAGCAATGAAGAATTATTAAATATATACAAATCAAATCCTGACAAACATCTAGGTGTAGTGTTATCTTATTACGACGGATATCCATTTTTAGATTTACATCCTAAAATCACAGCGTCAGTATTTGGAAATTCACCATCATGTATGATTTATAATCCAGCTAAGAGAAATTTCGGAGAAGATTTGAATCAAGGTTTATTGTATATTCGTTCAACAAAAAAATTAGAAAAAATTTGCAAATATTATTTTTCAAGTGATGATTTAAATGCACCACCGGCATGTACGTTATAAAACATGGCATTTTATGAAAAATGTGAATGTACACAAAATGGTAACATGATGAATGTTTATTTTAAAATAAAATAGTTAATATTATGTATGATGTCTTCATTTAACAATGATTCAATAAAAGAAACAATTAAGGTATTTGTAATTACAGGACCTGAAACAAGTGGTATTGTTACTCACGTAAATAATATCAATGGTAAGAAAGAATATTCGGGAATGGCCTGGGATATTGTTGAGGAATTGAAAAAGCTACCTAGTTTCGAAAAATATAATTTTGAATATACATTTTCTAAAAGTGGATATAATAATTATAATGAAACGGTTGATTGGGTAAGTAATGGTACATATGATTTAGGACTGGCAACCTATTCGCAAAATTCAGAACGAGAATCTAAAATAAATTTTTCTGTTCCTATTACTATTGATGCGTATGCAGTATATCACTATAAAAATACATCAGAGTTCAATATGTTTAAGCGTGTTTTTTACGATATTGGATATTTATTGTCAATACTCATTGTGTTTGGAATTATAGCAGGATTATTTTTATTGTTGATCGATCCAGGACGAAATAAAATAAAACAAACAAAATCATTATTTTTACGTTCCGTTATGACTGGTATTTCATCATTCTCGGGGACGAGGGGAGCATTATTTGGTAATGCAACTTCATCTCTTAAAGGATTGGTTTCTGTTGTATTTGTTATGTTATTTTCACTTGTTTTTCTTCAATTTATGCAAGCCGAAATAACTTCAACATTAATTGAAGAAAAACAAGGATCTGGTATTTCTGATAACGATATCAAGATGAAACCCGCACTCGGACACGAAGGATATGCACATACTATAAAATGGGAAGAAAATGGAGGAAAAGTTACACGTCATAAGGGTAAAAGCAATGAAGAATTATTAAATATATACAAATCAAATCCTGACAAACATCTAGGTGTAGTGTTATCTTATTATGATGGATATCCATTTTTAGATTTACATCCTGAAATCACAGCGTCAGTATTTGGAAACGACACAATGTGTATGATTTATAATCCAAATAAGAAAGGATTTGGTGAAATTTTGAATAAAGGTTTATTACATCTTCGCTCAACCAAAAAATTAAAGAAAATATGCAAATTATATTTTTCAAGTGATGATTTAAATGCACCACCGGCATGTACGTTATAAAACATGTTTGAACATATAATAATTTATTTTTGCATTATTATATATTTTATATTAAACAGCTTTGGTAACTAATCATTCTGCTTTCGTAACTAATCAATCTTCTTTCCTGTTTCAATGTTCGGTGCACCAAATACTTCATTTTGAATATTTACAGAAGGTGTCGTGCCTTTGGTAGGTTCCATTACAACCTGGTCGTCTGGGATTGCGTCATAGTCAACTTCGCGTACATTAATTAGTTCGCCATCCTTATTCATTGTTTGGGTTAGTACATTTCCAGTCTTCTCCGCCTTTTCTTTGTTCTCCTCGAGTGCCTTTTCCTTGGTTTCACGCACACGTTTTTCAAACTCCAGTTTGGCACTTTTTTCATTATCAAACTTTTCATGCATTAGTGTATTGAGTTCATCCTCTAGATATTCAACACGTCCTGTTTTATATGCATCGGGCTCCCATGGCATCCACATACCAACTGGTCCTACATATACATCGTGGTGAGGATCGATCTCGCGCAACATCTTACATCTCATCTCGGCTTCTTCTTGCGATGAGAATGTACCACGAATCTTAATGCCTCGTGTTGAAGTTTGAAAGTGATATTGTCTTGAAAATTCCGTTTCAAGTTGCTCCTCATTCTTATCGATGAAATTTTTGTATTGGTCTGTAAGATTGTTGGACATTAAGGAGTTTTTTTCATCTTTGACAAATCCTTCCAAATCGGTCATTAAATCATCACTCGAAAGTTTGTACTTGAATGAAACAAATTGTAAAAAGGACTGAAACTTTTCCATGGATTGGATGTAATCATAGTTCTTCAAAAATGCGTCAAACAGAAATGTCTCCTTCTTCTTTAAAATATTCTCAGGAGAAACAAATGAAATACAAGCAAATTTTTGACCTGAAATAGGCTGGTCTTCGTCCAACAAGTCAACATACTTTTTATCTTGGGTGGCAGGTTGTGATTCTTTAGAGAGACTCATATAACATAATATTAAGAAACTATTTAAGTTTTGTTATTATATAATTTTTTTTTCTGCCTTTTTAGTATAAATATGGAAATGTTTGATTTAGGAGAACTTCTTAAACGTGCCATTAAATACTTGGTTGAGGGTTTGATGGTGGCTCTCGCAGCCTACGCAATTCCCAAGAAGGCTCTTAACGTAGAAGAAATTGCTCTCATTGCATTAACTGCTGCCGCTACATTCAGTATTCTTGATACATATATTCCTTCGATGGCTGTTAGTGCTCGATCTGGTGCTGGGTTCGGTATTGGTGCTAATCTGGTTGGTTTCCCTAGAATGCGATAATTTGTTTTATAAAAAAAACTAAATAAATAATATATATTTGTGTGAATACATATTATTTTTTATGCACAACATGTATATGTCGAATAATGTAAATACAGACCCAGATGACACTGGTCAAGATGCTGCCAATGAAATAGTTTCCACCATTGATTCAATACCAGAACAATTAGATGCCGATACACATACACATACACCAACACCATCTGAACAACTACACGCCGATACACATACACCTACACCAACACCAATTCCAAATTATTCGGATTCGAAAGAATTCGTTATATTTTCGCACGAATACTCGTCATTAGAACACTATAATACAGAAATTTTGGACGAATGCGTAAGGAACAAACGTCTTCTCGATTTAAACTACGATACATTATTTATGTGGATATCTTATTTCCAAACATCAGTTATATTCTTTTCGACATTTTCTGGTTTTATACAAGCAACGAAAAGCGTGTTTGTTATAAACGATAATATTGCCTTTATTATATCGATCGTTATTTCTACATACACAAGTCTTTTATTATCCATTTCGAAATACTATAAGTTAGATGAACAGAAAGAGAAAATACATAATTTACGCGAACAATATTCCCTTCTACAAAATAACATCAAGTATAGAATTGACGTTTTAGAACAATGGCGTTATCACGATCTTTGGTTACATCAAGACCCTGTAAAACGTTTTGGAGAATGGATCGCATTTAAAGTGAAAATGGAAAAGGACTTTTTAACTATTGTCAAACAAAAACAAGATTTGTTCACACAATTTGAAATTATCATGGATACCAAACAACGCAATAAGTACGTCATTGTTAATAAGGAACTTATGTATACCAATAATATAAAACTCCTTTCGTGGATTAAGAAAGAAAAGAAATTAGAACAAAATGAGCCGGATTACAAGGATTTGGCAAAAGAATATGTATAAATCGTATTCATAGAAAGCAAATAATGATTTGAATTTTGTAATATCGAATCATTATTTTATTATGGTGTATGGTAACAATTATATTGTAGGGATGAATTCCCAATCAAGATGATTGCATATTTTCTTCCAAATAACATCTTGTTCGATTCTTTTTTCCCGGTCCTTTAACATTGGGAAAAAAGGTAAGAATTGTTTTTGATCAAGTAATTCACATAACTTATAAACAGTATAATAATAATTCAAGAAATTAACACGATCATCTGGACAAAATTTAGCGTATGGTGCCTGTATCTCCATGAAGAGATTACAAAGCGTTTCCTCCAACTCGGGAGACATAATGGGTGGCTTGATCCCGATAATATCCTTGATAAATGGAATATGTTCGTAATATTTATTATAACCTAGTTTTTTGAGTATTTCTTTCGCCTTATTATTGGTTATTTGTTTCAAATCAATACGTTCCTTTTTAATTTGATTTTTTATATCGCTGATAACTTGTTCAGGTATTTGTGTACTTTCCTTTGCTTGAAACTGAGCAATGATTTCACGAAAATGGTTGATACGTTTGTAAGCATAAAAACACACTTCCTTGGGAGGCTCTTTGTATGACGGACGTTCATTTTCAATCAAATAGGGTATATGTTTCGAACATACATTGCATACCAATATACCTTCATCGTCAATTGGTATGAATTCACCTTTATAGCAAAAATGGCAAACGTTATCTTTATACATAAAATGTTCCATATCAATGAAACTTTCGTCTAAATTAGATAGATACGTATTAACCAAACCTTGATCCTTTTGTTTTTCTTGATCTGAACAATCTTCCTTGTTTACTTTAAAAAAATCATCAAGTACACGTGTTTTGGATGGTTCATTTGCTATATTTTTTTTATTTTCGAAATAGTCAAAAATGAGTGATGAATTATTTAAGAAATATTCCTTTTTACGATATTTTATATCCGATATTTTACTCTTAATCTCTTTAATTTTATCCTCGATATCTAAACGCATTGTTACAGAAATCTTACTTTGTTTTAGTACCTTTTTTAAGGTTTTTTTCTTTTCCATTAATCTGGGTATTTCTGTGTTTTCATCGTCTTGGAATGTTTCTAATATTTCGTTGTGCTTGTTATCTAGGGTGATTGATTTCTGAGCATCGACAATAAGTGTTTTATTAGTTTTTGGTCTAAATAGAGGCATTGTATATATTAGACTTCGCACTATATTTTTATATAATAATTTAGTAACATTCGATAAATATAATAAAATCAAATATATTGAAATAAAAAATGCCAGATGTGTCAAATGTAAGTGATGTTCAATTACAAGTAATGATCTTCTTATACAACGCGCTGGAACAAGGATGGAATGTGAAAAAAACTAACGACTGCTATATTTTCAATAAAAAACATGAGAATAAAAAGGAGTTTTTCTCAGATGCATATTTAAAACGTTTTTTAAAAGATAACTTGGCAACCAGTTCATAAAATAATGAATATAATATTATGTTACCATCTGTTTAATTAAATAATTAAATTAAAATACGTATTTTTTTTATCTTTAGCAATATTATAACAATGGGCGGTGGACTCATGCAACTCGTAGCTTATGGCGCACAAGATGTATACCTTACAGGTAACCCTCAAATCACTTTCTGGAAAGTAACATACCGCAGATACACTAACTTTGCTATGGAATCAATTGAACAAACTTTCAACGGACAAGCCGATTTTGGACGTCGTGTAACATGCACAATCAGCCGTAATGGTGATCTTGCATACCGCACTTACCTCCAGGTTACTCTTCCTGAAATTAACCAATCCATGCGTAACAGCGAAGATACCGATGTGTATGCCCGTTGGTTAGATTTCCCCGGTCATCAACTTATTTCCCAAGTTGAGGTCGAAATTGGTGGTCAACGCATTGATCGTCAATATGGCGACTGGATGCACATTTGGTGTCAACTCACCCTTTCCGCCGAACAACAACGCGGATACTTCAAGATGATTGGTAACACCACATCTTTAACTTACATCACTGATCCTTCTTTCGCCGATATCAACGGACCCTGTGGTGGAGATGCTCCCGTCAACGTGTGTGCTCCCCGTAACGCTCTTCCTGAGACCACTCTTTATATCCCCCTTCAATTCTGGTATTGCTGCAATCCTGGACTTGCCCTTCCCTTAATCGCCCTTCAATACCACGAGGTCAAGATCAACCTTGATCTTCGCCCCATTGACGAGTGCTTATGGGCCGTGAGCGATCTTAACGGAAGCGGTAACGCCCAAGTGACAACTGCTTACAACCAATCCCTTGTAGCTGCTTCTTTATACGTTGACTATATCTTCCTTGATACTGATGAACGTCGCAGAATGGCACAAAACCCTCACGAGTACTTGATCGAACAACTTCAGTTCACTGGTGACGAATCTGTCGGTTCCTCTTCCAACAAGATCAAGCTCAATTTCAATCACCCCTGTAAAGAACTTGTGTGGGTTGTGCAATCTGATGCTAACGTTGATTACTGCGCTTCTTTCCAAGGTGGAACTCTTCTTAACAAAGTGCTTGGTGCCCAACCTTTCAACTATACTGATGCCGTTGATGCCTTACCCAATGCCTTACACTCTTTCGGTGGACCCATTGCCACATCTGGCCAAAACGGATTCATCAGCAGTGGTGCTTTCGAAGATCCCAACGCAAACGATGCCCAAGTCATCCCTCCTGAACTCGGTGGTGCCGATTCTGGTGTGTCTGATGCCGGTACTTTCGTCCTCGGTGAATCTGCCCTTGACATGCATTGCTGGGGTCTTAACCCTGTTGTTGTTGCCAAACTTCAACTTAATGGTCAAGATCGTTTCTCTGAACGTGAAGGAAGTTACTTCGACCAAGTCCAACCTTTCCAACATCACACACGTGCCCCTGACAGCGGTATCAATCTTTACAGCTTTGCCCTTCGCCCCGAAGAACACCAACCTTCTGGAAGTTGCAATTTCTCCCGTATTGATAACGCCACTTTACAACTTGTTCTTTCCAACGCTACCGTTGCCGGAACAAGCACTGCCAAAGTTCGTGTCTATGCTACTAACTACAATGTCCTTCGTATCATGAGTGGTATGGGTGGTCTTGCTTACTCCAATTAAGCTGTTACAAACATTTTCCAAATATAAATTTCATATTATAAACATGTATATAATATGAATTATGTAAAAAACGCAATTATTCTTTTTTCATGAAATATTCCATCCAATCATCTGGACAATGTTTTTTTCCTCCGTCATAGCTTACTGCTAACCTCTTTTCTAGTAAACTTTGTCCGATATTTACGCCCTCGATAAACACATCCGCTAGAATTCGACCATATTTTTCTAATGATACATTTTCTAGATGAACTATTTTTCCATTCACTAGGTGGTCAACATGTTCGCGTGCCAAAATTGCACATTGCTTTTCATTTTCCGTTTTTCCTTTAATTTCGGGACAATCAATTCCGTTTATACGAACAGAAAATCTATAATAAGGGGAATTATCCCACGGCATTTTACTTGCTATGGTAATGGTGTCGCCATCATAAACTTTAATAACCTTGCCGCCTGTAACTGGTGGAATAAAGGGTATAGTCTCCTTATATTTTATTTCAGTTAAAAGATTGTCTTCTTCAGAAATATAATCGATTGCCTTGTTTTTATTTGAAATACATGCGCTCTGTAATGTATTTCCCATTATATGTATATCTGCTCAAATCTTTAATACGATTATAAATATGTATTATAGTTGTAGGCAACATTTTTCAGAATGTCTATGTATTGTAGTCATTTGTCTAATAAAAGTATACCGAGTTCACTTGAGAAATTATTTTTTTATCACATAAACCATTCGAATAATTCCTGCTATACCGGAAAAACATATGGACATCATTAGAATAAACCAAAATAATTCGCGGTCCATAGTAATGGTATTTTGAGTTAACAACATCATTTCATGTATAGATGGATGAATTAATTGCGGTATATCGTCTATGTATATTGTTGTATGATCCACTAATGCGGGGTCATTTTCTTCCAAATTATTATCATGCGAAACCAAATATTGGTTTTTTTCAATGTACATCCCCATAACTTTATCTATTCAAATATATTTAATATATACAAAACAATAACAATATATATTCAATTTATATGTTATTTCCCATGACTTTAACATACTAGACATATAACTTTTTACAAAATTCGTCTATTTTCGCCCTGTTTATTATCGTATTTAATGACATATCGGTATCGCCAATATGCTTTATAATAAGGTCACGTTTTTCAATATCATTGTTTATTAATGCTAGCAAATATTGATTGGATAGTTCCATATAATCGATTAAACCCGTATTTTGGGTGAATTCACGTTTTCGTTTAATTGTACCTGTGATGCTATTTTCATTTTGCTCGTCGTATATATACAATGGCGATTTTGCGGTGAATGTGACGATTAAACCAAACATTTGATTATATAAAAGAAAATTTCTTAAATATATATCCCCAAATTTGTGACATAGAAGATCTAGGTGGTCATTAGATCTAGAATAAAACTCCATTAAAACACATGGTTTCATTCCGTAACACCAATATTCACTTTCTTCGTTATGGAAAGGTATTTTTTCACGTATAATATTTGTGTCATTCGAGATTTCAACAAATATTTGGACACGCTTGGGAAGATATGTGTCATCATCATCACAAAACAAAATATAATCATGATCGTTCACCTTTTGTAAACAATTATAAATGTGCATTATTTGATACGTTTGTTCACGTCGTACAATAAACTTGGCATATCTCTTTACTAATGGAAACACATAGTTCTTAAAAATAGAATAATATTCGTTTGACGCGAACGATATACCAACAACGATTGAACATGGATGGGTTTGTTCCTTAAGAGAGTTTATACAATTGAGTAACTTTTCGAATTGTCCCTTATAATGTATATGACATGGTATAATTACTGCGACACGCATACTATATAATATATATATATATGGCTATATATACCTAAAATAACATCATACTCTGATGTTACATTACCTAGGGTTTAAAACGAAAATTGAATTTCACAATAATATCTATAAGGCAGATAACAATAATAATGGAAACCATTATAAGACGTAGTAGCCGCGTACGCGCAAAGAAGAATGGAAAATACATAGAGCACATCAAAACTCTACATAGTGTCGCTGGAGATTTGTTGATCATGACAGACATACTGAGTGAGGATAAGTTGAGAAACGTGATTGCTGAATACGAGAACCTAATTGGTGATTTATTGAACATAAATTAGGAAGCATAATATACTTTTTGTATTTCGTCTTCATCTAGGTGCGGTTGATTGTACATTACATAGTATATAGTTAGAAGGTCTACTTCTTCATTGCATTGTGCGTAATCCTCATTTAATATGTATTTCACGCAAAAATCGATGTTTAAAATCTGGGTATTCACTATTGTTTTCATATTCAGTTTATCTATATATTTTTCTAATTCTTCAATCGAATATTTGTTTCTACGAAGACTGCTGTTCGATATTGGTATTCTATCCATTTTTACTATATATTATCACCTGTATTTTTTAAGTAATCGTACATCCTTTTTTATTATATCAAATTTATTTCATATAATAATTATCCTATTTACGTCGTTTCCTTAGACTTCTTTTCCTTTTTCTTGTTCTGGACGATGATTTACGCGTTTTCTTTTGTTTCCTGCGCGTTTTCCTTTGTTTCCTTTGTTTCCTGCGCTTTCTAGAACTCCGTCTTCCACCATGTAATCCTGATACAGATGTTTCACTATCTGTTAAACCAGTAGTATTCCCAGTAGTATTCCCAGTAGTATTCCCAATAGTATTCCCAGTAATATTCCCAGTAGTATTATTGCCAAACATCATTGATCCTGATGTATTATTGCCCCAGCTAAATGAATCCAAATTACCAGATTCTCCAGATGTATTTGCACCATCACCACTTACTCCGGATGTGTTTAAATCGCTTAAATGTAACGACTGCATACTTGGTTGTGATGTGTTTAAATCGCTTAAATGTAACGACTGCATACTTGGTTGCGAAGGTTGGCTGAAATCAAGATCACCTACATCTATTTCGTTGTCGCTATCATCTTTTGGGATTGCCGCTATATTAGATACGAAGGGGGTATTCATTAATATAATAATCGCATTTTATTTTATCACGAATTCTTGTCGAAATTACCGGTTTCATTTTTTATTTGTTCTAACCTAACATCAATATTTTGTAATGCGATATCATGCGCTAGTCCATCAGTATAGATAAATATCAAGATGTAATATATATAATGTCAAGTTTACTAAATATACATTCTGTAAAAATTGAATATTTCAAATAACATTTGATGCTATACAATAAATAATGGAAATCTCTGATAATTTTTACGAAACAAACTGCCAAACGTTTTCGGATACTCGTTTCTGTCTATGGGACGTTGTTCGTGATTTTGGTGAACAATTTACGAGTCAATCATATGTACTTGACGCAGGATGTGGCAACGGCAAGAATATCAGTTATTTCCAAAATAAATGTAATATGGTGGGTATTGATAAATCTCATGGACTAGTGAATATATGCAAGGAGCGTAATTATAAAGTTGAACAAGGGACAATTGGTAATATCGATTTCCCGGACAACACATTTGATTTTGTCATGTGTATTGCTGTAATACATCATATTGATACTGAAGAGGCGCGAATAAATGCAATGAAAGAAATGATTCGTGTATTAAAACCTGGTGGGAAAATATTGATAACTGCTTGGGCGTACGAATCCGATGAATATTCAAAACGAAAAAAATTCGTATTAGGTGATAATTTAGTCAAATTTAATAACGAAGAGACAATGCGCTACTATTTTGTATACGATCGAATTGGATTCAACGATTTATGTAACAATATTATATCAGAGGAACTTGAAATATCATGGGATAGAGGAAATTGGAACGCCGTTTTTACCAAATAAATAAATTAACTAAAATTAACTATTTTTACAATTTTTCTTATTACCAAATAGTTAATCCGATCGACCCAAAGAGTAACACGAAAAACTCGTAGAAAATAAATATATATTAATCATTTTATTAAAATAAAAAATTGATGTATTTTTTGCCTTTTATATAAACAATCAACCAATTAAATAAAATGGAACAAAAACGAATGGTTTTCCCCGACGATCAAGATAATCGCATTCAAAAATTGTATTATGATATAAAAATTCATACCATTTTCAATAGAACAAAATTGCAAAATATTAAAAACAAATTTTATAAATATGAGAATTATATATGCAAAAAATACACTGATATACACGCAAAATTATTAGAATTAGAAAAAATACGAGATGAAGCATATATGCAATGGCAACGAGCAAAAAGAATATCACTAATACATAATCCTACCCCTGAAAATGTAGACAAACGTCAAGCATTAGTTCCAATATTTCGTAAAGCAGATGAAGAATATGAAGAAATGAAATGTAAAGAATGCCTTTATGAAGCTAATTGTGATATTATGGATAAAATAACAGAAATCAAAAAACAAGAACGTAATATTTACAAACATTATAGAAAATGTTCTCATTGCGAAAAAAAGGATATGGTTACAATATCTGGTTGTAAATCAAAACATAAATTATGTTCTGATTGTAGTGATGATATTAGAGAATGTCCTGTATGTGAAGAAGATTTGGGTTTACAACATTGTTATATTTGTTATGAATATAAAAAGGAAATAGTAGAAACAGGTTGCGAAAATAAACACCAAACCTGTAAAGAATGTTTGGATAAAATAATAAGAAAGAACAATCCTTTCGAGCGAGTCGTGTGTCCGTTTTGTCGTGGTTATTGTAGTTATGGTAGTAAAGAACCAGTAGATCCACACCCAGATTCATATTATCTGATGGAGAATGAAGAAGACTATAGTGACTATTTACAAGATAGGGCAGACGATAGGAGGGAAAGTAGGAGAGAACGTATGATAGAACATAGGCAGAGGTAGACAATTTGAGAGAAAGGTAAAGGGTGATGTATAAAATTGAAGTAAATTTTTTATTACTATTACTAATAATAAACATACACAAATGACAGACATTGTTCTAAATGAATTTACAGAATTCGGAAAGGTAAAGGATATTTGGAATGATAGTTTGCATGACAAAACGGGTCTAACGGAATTTTTAAATAATGTTGTTATGAATATGAATATGTTTGACAATAGTAATAATAATGGATATGGAATAATGTTACAGGATTTATCAGACATTTATGTTTTGGTATCTAAACAAGATTTCCCATTTAATAAACTAAAAACGACACATAACCATTCGATTGATTTGTCCAAGGCAAATAAGAACCTTGTTTTGGGATATATATGGTTATGTCCCTGGAAATTAGAGAATAAAGGTTGTGTGCCATATCATTTTATCAAATTCATAGATAGTAGACTATCAGGATTGAATATCGCAAAATATATGATAACTAATTATGAAGGAAATGGTAAAGAACGCTATTTACTTCCATATGATATAGGGTTTGGAGCGCGCAAATATTGGAAAAAATATTTTATTGAAACGCATGATATCAATAATAAAAACGAGTTGGAACAAATTATAAATGAAGGTAATTTAAAATTATCTGATATAAAATGGGATAACTTATTCGCGATATTTTAAACATGAGGAAATGGTGTAAAATGTAGAGCTATTTAATTATATTTTTTACGATTTGTTGAATAAGGGGTGGAGGTACAGCGTTTCCAATTTGAACCACTTGATTTTTCCAATTACCCTTTACAATATAGTCTGCTGGAAATCCTTGTATTTGTTTCAGTTCATCTGGTAATATACAACGCAAATAACACCCTGACCCATTTTTTAATGGTACAAAGAAACGCGGCTGATGGTCATAACTACAAATAATAGTTTTTGCCGGATTACGTATATCAATGATCTCTGCGTGAATAGGACTATCGCGTTTACCAAATGAAAACAAATTCGTGTGTGTTTTGTCATTGTATGTACGAAGTGTCTCGTCGGCATTGTGTAGTCGTGACAAATACGGATGCGCATCATTATTGGCAGGATATTCATTTGTATCGTCCATATTTGTGAGAATACATTCAGGTGGAATACCTTGAAGTAATGTTTCCTCAACCTTAATGGTATTTTGCATATCGTACCGAATAATATTTTCAAGATTGGGAACACCTGGTAGTTCATCTGGAAACGCGGGTTTCCAACCATATGGGTTATCTGGTTTTACACCTACAATAAGAAGTCGTTCGCGTTTCTGCGGAACACCATGTTTATGCGCTTTCATCACCTTGTGAATAACTTCATATCCGAGTTTTTGAAATTCACTTACAATTACGTCAACATATGGTTCCCCGGTTGATGTTTTTCGGGAAAGAAGTCCCTTTACATTTTCACCGATAATCATGGATGGTTCCGTAATGCGAGCAACACGTAGAAATTCGCGGAAAAGTGTATTACGCGGGTCGTTATCCATTTTTTTACCGGCTTGACTAAATCCCTGACAGGGAAACCCAGCAAACAATATATCCGCCTTCCCTTTATAATTAGCAAATGTTTCGTCAGTTATCTTTGTAATGTCATTGACATTATTTTCATGAATTCTTTCACAATTGGGAAAATTTTCTTCATGTGATTCACAAAACGTGTTGTTTAATTCATTGAACGCAACCAATTCACAACCAGCATTTTGCAATCCAAGTGAATCACCTCCCAGTCCAGAAAATAAACTAATCACCTTGGGTGCGTATTTCTTTTTGCTAGACATCTTGATTGGTTCCTGAGACTTGATTATCAACTTCTTCTTGGTCATTCTTTTGATATTGTATATTAACTATATATACGTTTATTTCAATTTTATAGAATATAAAAAAACATCGAATAATGTAAATGTAGTTTTATTTGACCACTCTACTACATTCATTGTAGCAACTACTTTTTATAACATTACCTGACATCAAAACGAATGTTTGTGAAACCACATCCCTTACCCCATCTTAAAATTCCTGTAAAACCTTCATTTTCGTCATCGAATAAATCAATAAAGATGTCCTTTTCACGTCTAATATTAATACTCGTAATATTTGGCGATGCTACCGCATCCCTCCACGCGAATTCAAATTCGTCTGTATCGATATCACCCTTCGTTTGTAGAAAGCAATCTTTCTGTGACAAAACATCATTCAATTTATCCTTGATTTGTTGAATGAATATTTTGGTTTCGTCGTCTGTAAGGGTGAAGTTCGGCAAGGTACTTCTTAAATCTGGGGTGTTATTCATGCCAGTGAATGAAGATTTTCCACCCCATAATTCACGGCAACGCGACTTAATCTTTTGAACAAACGGAGTTTTGGGATCTCCGCAACGAAATGCATCTTTAACCCATTCATCATATACAGGAATTTCGGGAACGTCTGAACATTGTAAGATATCATTCCAATTTGTCGGGACGATAACTTCATCGTACCAAAGTTTTGCCATCACCCATCCCACCAAAAATTGACTGCCTACACCATTCAAAACTTGTACGCTATCTTTCCACGGGACATCATAAACATTCATGTTTTTTTCACTATGTTTCTCTTCAACGCGATGAAACGAACCATCCGTATGGTGGATGACTAAATCGTAATGATCTTTATTTGTTCCAGCTTCCTCGATGGTAGTAATTTGTTTGTTAAATTTGGCTTCATAATCATTGCGTAACTTCTCTCCTAGCGGATTCGCTGGATCGAGCATTTTTACAAGTTTTTTAATACGAATTGTTTCGTTGGCACGAGCAATGTGGCGCCCATCTATGTAAAATTTCGGAATTGTAACGAGTTGCTTCAAACATTTCTTAAAAAGATTCATCTGATCCTTTGCCTGTTTCACCTCCTCTTTCGCCTGTTTCTCTTCCTCCTTCACCTGGAGTTTGATCTGCTTCTCTTCCTCCTTCACCTGGAGTTTGACCTGTTTCACCTCCTCCTTCACTCGGAGTTTGGCTTGTGTCAATGCCTCATTCACCTGGAGTTTGACCTGTTTCTCTATCTCCTTCATCAGGAGTTTGGCTTGCGTTAATGCCTCCTTCGCCTGAATTTTGACCATCTTCGATGTGATTTTATCACTCATAATTGCTTTAAATAACGTATTTGTTGGTTGTTGTTTGTTGTATACATTCTATTCATTTGAACAAAAAATGTATCAATTTATTTTAGTAAAACGACTCGCCGCCAAAAACGTTTTCGTGTGGGTTTTTTCATGAAATAAAATATAAAATATAAAATTGATATAAACGTTTTTAAAATCACCCTTGTTCATAGTTAGATTATGTGTTGTTCCAATTCGGACCAGCGGTTTGCCAATATGGCACTGCGCGAAGCCCGTAAATCACATGTTCAATTTAAGCATGGGTGTGTTGCGGTTATTGGTGGAAAAGTAGTAGCACGCGGGTGTAATAATTACCAGACATATTCTAAAGATGGATTAATTGGTACATCGTGTAGTTGTCATGCCGAAATAAATGTTCTACGTAAATGTTTGCGAAGAAATATTACCGGAAAAATGAATCTATATATTGTGCGCCTATCAAATACCAGCGACGACATGTTAAGTTCCTCTCCGTGCAAAGAATGTTTTGTAAAAATGGGAAACTTTAATATCAAATCGATTATTTATAGCGAAAGTAATAATATATTAGTAAAAACGAACATGAGGGATTTTGTCGCTTATCATGAGACAAGTGGTATGCGGGCAATTATAGAAAACCGCGTACAACAACTTTCTAGTTTGTGACATATAGAGTACTACTATAGAGTCTGGGAAAATTTCTTATCTATTATTATTCTTTTTTTTACGTTATAATAAATATAAAAACATAAAAAAATGTATTTTCGGTATAGGCTAGCTATAGTAATCAAGTAGAAAGGATATTCTTATTAACGAATAGTTGACAAGCACTCAATACCAGTGTCTACACCATCCTGAATACCACAACCAGGATAAGGGAAAGTGTTGGGCCAGACGCTTACTTCAGTAGTAAATTGCAGTCGTTGAATAAGATCTCTGGGAATAAAACCAGGAAGAATGTCTATCTTAGGAATGAGAGTATCAATCTTGTTCTTAGCATACACAATATCAATGAAGAATGCTACCCAACGACCATCATCAGGGGCATCTACTTGTGCAGTGTATGTACGCATACCATCAATATTCTTGCCTTCAATCAGTTTCTTCGGAGTCCAAAAAGACTTCAGGTTAACACACATACCTTGAGCCTCAATACCACATTCACATGGACTATCTGTATTTGCTATACGGAAATCGCGTCTCTTCTTGCCATCAGGATTATTTCCACAAGAATATGCGTACCAAACTCGAGCTTCCTTCACATCACCATATTCGTTCAGGGTAGCTGTTATAGCACCCGTTTCGTCAGAAATATCCCAAGTAAACTCGGGAATGATGTTATCTTTCAAAAGATTATCGATCCAAGCACTAATAGCAGGAACAATTTCTAAGATACCCGTAGCCTCACTATGTTCAGCGTTAGGGGTCATAATAAAATGTTTTGGTCCAGGCATATCATCCCACCAGTAACGTGTATCGTCAGGTTGTTGGAACTCATCGGCAACGGCGTTAACAATAAGTTTTGGCATTGTAAGACGATTTCTGTAAAAATATGGATCAACCATTTCCTGTATAGTAAGCATATTGGGTTCATCGAGACGAGACATAATGTTCATGTCTAGATAATCCGAAAGCGCCCAAGTCCATCCATCATAAGATTGGTATTGGTGGTGCATAACCTGAACAAAATTAATAGCGTCTAGAACAATAGGAATAATCGCTACCACTCTATCAGGATCAACCACACCAACGTCCCATGTCGTCCATCCACGTTTGGACGCACCGGCAACAACATAGTAATCCAAAGAAGTTTCAAGTTCGGGTAACTTTTTGGAAACAAACTCAGTCATAGCATCCATCGCACGAAGAGAACCCTTGACCATGGGAAAACGAAGCAACCACTCGGTATCTTGGGGATTATTCAAAAAGTGATCCCATGTAAATGCAATAATAGCGTCTTCACCACGACTCTTCTGAATCGGGTCAGAGGCAAATGTTGTGTGCTCGTTGGGAATCTGGAAAAGACACCCAGTAATGATACCCGTAGAAACAGCCAGTGCGGCAGCAGTTCGGATATCCTCATCCTTCGCAGTAGGAAGATTAGAACCATCTGGATTAGGTTGTCCCCAACCGGTAATATACATACTAGCATTGTTCTTATATTTGACCTCATCTGGAACAATAACCACGAGGATATGATACCAAATACTACCTGAACTACTAGTGTTGGAAAAATCTTCAGGAGTAAGCCATTGCTGGGAAGTCACATTCAATGTGTAACCGGTCCATCCTTTATTGAAATGTAATATTCCCTTACCATGAATCTCATGGTCTTCAAGTTCAGTCCAACCATAGTTATTGTCCTCGGTCCAAACATATTCATCCAGAGCGGTTTTTCCATTATTAGGAGGTTGACTAGTGTGAAGAGGTTTATCGAGTGTAAGTTCACGAATACTCTGGTTAACAAACGGAATCCAAAAATCACACTCCGATTGCTTCAGAGATTGTACCGATTGAATGTTATCATAATCGACAATATTCAAAACTGATGGATTGGTATTTGTATATTGTGGCCAGTCAGGCAACATTTTGCTACCCACATGGTGTTCGTTAGGATCGCCTTTTTCAGACAGAAGAAAGTTAGTCCAATAGCTGGACATAATGTCCGACATTTTCCTATCCTTGATATTAAAAAATATGTTCTTGATATGTAGCACAAAAGGCAGTTCAGAACCATGAATTACTAAACCTTCATGTCCGTTAGCGTAATTGGTCGTATGTTGGAAGAAATACTGAAACACAGGTTGTTGGACATGTAATTGTGCTGCGGCATAGTTAGCGGGACAAGACATGGCGTTATCACCAAGTGAACGCATTCCAGCCCACCAGTATTCTGTTGCACCTTCGAGTTCAGGATAGGTTTTTCCGTCCAAATACACACTGGTCAGAACTTCTTGACCAGCAGCGTCAACATCGTATAGTGTCCAGAAGTCGTGTAAATCGTCCATAGTAGCATCCTTTTGTAGGTCGCAGAACATGGAACCTTCATCACGATTGGTTCCAAACATGATAGGCACTTTATTAACGTCGCCATTACCTGCAGCAATCCATGGGTGTACATTCGCTTCTACACCATCTATGGTCGGACCAAAGATAAAAGGATCTGAAGAACTGACTTCGCCAGAAACGGCATTGTAGGCAGTATGGATTTCATCGAGAGTCAGTGCCTGTAAGCACTCAATGTCTTGAGCAGTACATTCAACAAAAGAGATGAAAGCGTCGTAATAGTTTTGTGCATGGGGCATAGACTGCATATTCCATTCTGCGAAGGCACCCGATTCCAGCACGGCGCGTGAATACAACCCGTAGCTCTTCTTCATAGTCAAATGTATTGTCATACTACCTGCTCCCGCGGATTCCCCGAAAATCATCACCTTGTCCGTGTCTCCACCAAAGGCAGCTATGTTTTCCTTCACCCATTGGAAGGCGAGGCGTTGATCTTGAATACCCATGTTACCTGTAGAACCATCTTGGGTATCGAGGACCCGTAATTGTGAGGAACCTAAGAAACCCAATGCGCCAAGTCGGTAATTGATAGTGACGACGATACCCTTACCATCCATAAAGTTTACTAGAGGTCCGCCTGGATAAAGATTTCCACTACCAGACATGTAAGAACCACCATGAACAAAAATAGCCACAGGTAGTAGATTTCCGCTGTCGACAGCTTGTGTAGTTGCATTCGTCCCGGTGAAAATGTTCAATAGGAGACAATCTTCACTACAGCCGGTATTAGTACAACTATTTTGCGGGCACACGAAACCCAATTTTGTAGCATCAATAACATCATGAGTAGGTGGTGTATACATCAGGGGTGGAACAAAGCGCAAAACTCCTTCAGGTGATTGTCCATAACGAATGCCTCTAAATGAGTCTCCGTCGTGCTCGGTTTTACCTTGGTATTGAACACCATTATTAAGTTTTACTAACGGACCTTCAGACGCTCCAACAAGTGAAGTATACATCATACAAAAAGCAAAAGAACAAAATAGATTTATAATTAGTGTAGATGCCATACTAATTTATATATTAAAATAATATATAATTAAATACATTTTTTGATATAATGTATATACGTTTTTGATAATGTATATACAAATTTTTTTTTAAACTGGATTGAGTGCGAATTCCTATAATACCATTATCTTTTTTAATTTATTCAATCTATCTACATATCAAATGTATGTTTTAACACAAAAATAATATATAGCATTGGATGATGTAGTAAGACAAATAGCTCGCGTGGCGCAATTGGATAGCGCGCAAGACTTCTAATCTTGAGGTTATGGGTTCAAGTCCCATCGTGAGTGATTTTTATACATATACTATTTTTAATGGTAAATGTATATATACATGGGGTTAAAATTGAATTTAATAATAATAATATATATATATTTCAATAAAGTATAGAATGGTGTGGTGGTTTTTTAAAAATAAAGAGGAAGATACATACGAATTCACCAACCAAGAGTTAGAAATAATTCAAAAATTAAAAGCAATTTATGGAAACCAATATGGGTACTCTAAAGTTCGAAACATAAAACACTTTAAAATAACACTTATATGTCCAGAACATGGTGATTTCTCTTCATCATTAAAGATACTTACCCTTGGAGGAGGATGTAAACATTGTTACAGACAAAAAAATATAGACCGATTGTTACAATCATATCACAAATTATAGGTTTGCTACGACTAGTGGTATAATCCAGCTTTCTGAATTAGTCATCAAAACAAATTTTTTATTATTATTATCTATATCTTTAATCAATTTTCAGATTAAATATATGAAAGTAAAGCGTAAGTAATATCATGAATATTTGCCATTCATTCAGGTGTATGTGATATAGAATCATTTCACCATAACTAATCGTTTTCATCATGAATGTGTTCACGTCTTTGTAACCAATCTTACGATAATATTCACGAACGCCTATTCCTGAAATGACCGCTATTTTAGTATAATAATTGTTCATTGCGATTTCTTCTGCTTTCTGCATCATCAACTTACCAAACCCTTTACTTTGAATATGGTTTCCCAATTCCTCATCCTTTGTTTTCGAAACAACCTGTCCATAGACATGAAGCTCTCGAATCAATGCAGCGTTATGTAACTCGTCGAAATATTTGTTTCGTGTATTATTCACCAGACGAAGACGAAGAAACCCGTACATGATACCTGGAACCTGCTTCCTTGCCATATCGTACCACTTTCCATCCACTAATCGATGGGTATTGTCATTACCGCTTTCGATACTGATAAAGTACTCGATTCCGCCAGATGATTCATATTTGCGGACAACAAGTTCTGCTACGTCGACCATTGTATAATCTCCTTGTACTTCACGACAACGAATACATCCACAAAACATGTCATTTTTCTTCATATGTTCATGTAGTAATTGGCGAAGATTCGTTTTCTTATTGCCTCCATAAATGTATAGTTCACCACTTCGTGTGGTATTGGGGATATCGCGAACAACTCGGTTCAATCGAATCCATGGATGTACCTTTCTTTTTACATGAAGGAGAACATCAATCAAATTTTGCGGATCGGTATCAGTGTATGGAATATAACTACCTTCTTCGTGCCATTTTTTGATCTTTGTCCACGGAACCACTGCGGTAGGATACACTTTCCATTGATCAAATTGTAGGTCAGGGCTATCTAGAATATAGTCGAACATCTTCTTGTCTATCTCTGGAGTACTTCCGGGTAAATCCGGCATCCAGTGGGCGTCGACTTTGTAACAATAATCCTTAAGAATTTGTAGAGCACGCATAGCATCCTCGGCATAGCATCCTCTATTGACCTTTTTCAAAATATCTCTGTCTGTATGTTGTACACCTAGTTGTACCCGCGTGCAACCAAGATATCGAAGCCATACAATTTCTTCTTCGGTAATCGAATCTGGTCGCATTTCAAGCGTAAGACCAATAATGCGCGACTTACATGTCTCATTAATGTTTTGTTCCTCAAGTAGTGTATACTTTTCTCTCTTTTCTCTTTCATAAAATGTATTGGCTGCCCAGAAGATATCTCGAATAAAGGTTTCCTGGTATTTGCGGGGATATTCCGTCCATGTTCCACCCAAAACAATCACCTCGATCTTGTCTACACAATGGCTGTTAATGATATATTGATACGCTCTATCATTAAATTGCTTGATTGCATCAAAATCGTTCTGTAGCCCTCTCGCAACGGTGGGTTCGTCGCTCAAATAACTTCTTGGGTTAATGTCCTTTCCATCCGCATCCACTTCACGCGGGCAATAGAAACAATCATGTTTACAACTAAAGTGTTGCTTCTGGGCAACACCATTGTCATCAATAAATTCGGGATAAGGGCTTGTGATGACGGAAATAACAATAACACCAGACAATCCTCTCATTGCCTTAGCCTTAATAAAACGTTTTACAACAGGATTCGTTTCGATCATATCCTGCTTCACTAGAGCATCGTAGGCAAAACACATTTGAGCTTTGGATGGAGAAACATGATATTTACGCATGAGAATACGCATGTTTCGTTTTAGATGGTCCTGATTATCTAGTTTCATATTGGACAGCTCACGGACAAGGTCAACGATGTTTCCGTCAATGTTTTGGAAAAATGAACCATACTTATCTTGTTCTTCGCGGGCAATATCTTCAATGTCAATCATTTTGTAGTTAGACTTTTTGTATACATGTAAAGAGAAAACACAAATATTTTCAATTTTATAAAAATAGAAAATATTATTTACATTTGAATAAAATCATTTACTCCTCTCCCCTTACACCTGTTGTACACCCATTGTCCCCACTTCTTTACATTGTGGACATATACAATATGTTTTATCACCACTATATGTTTTGAAACAATCGTCGTGTACAACCACATTACATCTAATACATAGTACGCGCGGCGGACATTCATCCGTTATTTCATTACATAGGAAACATTCAGGTGGGTCGTCGTGATTAGCTACGGATATACGGCAATTTGATATTATATTTCCCATGATTTTATATTTCACGTAAATCAGAGAGAACAATTGATTTCAATTTTATAAAAAATATTTACTCCCCCTTTGCATATTTTGAAATAGGAGGAAAACGTAAACAAAAAGAAAGTCGTCGTAGAGGCACAAAAAAAGTAAAACATTAATATAATGGAATTTGAAAACAAGATTATATTAATGTTTATAACATTTGCATTGGATATATTAATAATGAATTCAATAACAAATAAATTAAAACCATTTGATTTTTATTATGCGTTTTCCATACTAATTATTCACGGAATATTTATAAATGCGTTATTTTTATGTAGTCAAAAAGTATTAGATATATTACATTATTCGGTGTTTATTTATATAGCATTTTCTCCATTTCTATCTAACAAATATTTGATAGGTGCGAATTTATTGTTATTATTTCTAATTCAGTTACTTTGGATACTAAAAGGATGTTGCATATTAAACGATCAAGAGAATCCACTACGATTTGGATTCAGTATTGAACTTTCAATATTTACATTAATTTATACAATTATTGTAGCCAATAAATTACCAAAATTAAGTATGAAAAACTATAATAAAAAAAAATTGAAAATTCGTAAAAGTAAAAAAAAATTGAAAATTCGTAAAAGTAAAAGTAAAAGTAAAAGTAAAAGTAAAAGTAAAAGTAAAAGTAAAAGTAAAAGTAAAAGTAAAAGTAAAAACGAAAATGTAGTCACGCAAAGTATATTTAGCACGTTTGCATGAATATCTGGATCATAACCAACTGCAAAAAATCCTCATCGTGAAGCACATTTAATCGTGTTTGTGCCCATTTGGGGTTGTTCGATGTAGTCGAAATTGCTCACTGGACTCGGTTGTGAACCGATGTTTGGTGGTTACCTTATCTTGATCAGCATATCGTTCAACCAAGATTCTGTTCGTTTTACTATTCACAATGCCACCCAAGTCAGTTTCATTCTCATGTGAACAACTAATAGAACCTAGCACAACACCCATATCGTGACTACTATTGCTAAGCGCGTCATCGTTGTTGTAAAAGCAAGAACCAGACTTTCTCATCGCTTCCGCAATCACACAAGATTCACTCTTACTTGCTGGTGCTGTATATTTTTGGAGATGCTCATTGTTTTCCTGTAATTCCTCTTCTAAATTAGCATTTTTTTTATTATCCATTACAATACTATATATAATAAAAAATATAAATACAATTGGATAGATATTTTTACGCCATCATGTTTGGTGCATTTTCAACAAGATCCTTTATAACATGGACATCGTTTATAATCTTATACAATGCCTCTGTAATTTCGTATTGAGACATAGTAGGGCAATTTGTTGATCTCCATAAGGGAACTGGTTCTATTGTGTCACAATACGAAATTGGAGATGATGATGAGGTTATGACATAATCAATATAAATGGTTCGAATCGAATTTTTAAACTTGATACGGATTGTATCATTTCCCGCATAAATCATATTAGAAAGAATGTCAAGTGTTGATCGACACTTGGTATCTAGACTATCAAAGTATACATAAATTCCCCGCGGAACACCATGCTTACTTAGATGATAATTAATACGATCTATTACACCATATCTATTCATAATATTGCGGACTTGTTTCTCTGAAGGGATCCTCTTTTCACGCGTCAAGTGAATATATATATAATCTGGTTCGTCCATATCACGATAATTTTGTTCATTCGTTACGTTTGCCATGCTACGGGTCTTCATTTTTAAATATAGTATATTCGTTGTCAATATAATATATTTCAATTTTTTTATCTAACCTCCACCCTCACTTTCACTTTCACTTTCACCTTCACCTTCACCTTCATCTTCCAATTCTCCATTGTCATTTATAATGATATCGTCTTTTTTACTCGTTACTATATTAAATTGCTGTTTGAACAATTTCCATAATCCATATTGACATGAAAGAGGATTGATGAATTTCGTAGAAAACATCATACAAACAACAATTAACATAATAATTCCAATATAAGGTTTGTTGTATTTTAAAATAAGTATGAATGGAATAATAAATAATATCACAAATATCATTTGTAGGAATAAGAATAACGTTTCAAGCACCGATTTTAAACGCATACCGGTCTCAAAATTTTCGTGTAAGAATTGGAAAAAAACACACCCTTCGTTACCAACTGGTTCGAAATAATATTCGTAAAATGGTTTTGCACCCATTGAATACATGATTAAATCAATTGTATGTTGTGGTAACAAATAAAATACAGGAACTTTTGAAAAACATTTGAATGAATAATAGGGTCTAAATGAAAGATCTTTTTCAGGTAAAAAAACCCACGCGTTCTTTTCTATTACATTGTTGATATTCTTAATAACATTCACATTACCAGCACTTTGGAGATATGCCCCTCCTCGAGCAGGTCGCATACCCACTTCGATAATAGAATCCTTTCTATACTGAATGTTACAAATCCCTGAAAACTCCTTCATATGTTTGCTAACCCATGCATCTATCGCTTTCGGAGGTTTGTTATCGGGAGATATATATTTCCATTCATCGGTGAAACCATTCTTGGGTGGCGAATAAACATATGTTATTTGATGACAAATTTTGCCATTTACCATGATATAATCAGTCATGGTTTCATTTCCGTCATAGTACTCAGACCACATGGCATCTTTTGTTTCTACATGTTTTTTTAATTCATCCATATTTTTAATTTTATAACATCCTTTACTTGAGGCACTTTTATGACCATAACGAGGTTTGATAAAGATAGGGAAGTGTATTTCTATTTTGTCGTCTAGTATTGTTTCTAATTCTCCGGCATTCTTGTTTTGTGTTCGAGCCACCCATAATTTATCATATATATGCGCCAGATCAGGATACTTCTTAAATGCTGTTCCGTCAAACATCGGGAGACTGGGTGTAAAATGAACTTTAAATGGGTCGATATATGGATTTCTTATTTTTAATTTTTCGCACCATTTTGTCTCATATTTCATTGTCTTTTTAATTGTCTTTTCTATGAAATCGAATACCATATAATATTGATACAAAAAATATTTGGCAAATAAATAGCGCTTTTATTATACTATTTCGCTATAATGACTTTTTAATACGGAAATACTTATTGATCTCAAAATTTCGATTGGAATATCATCCCTTTTGTTGTCTATAATGTCTTCCAATAACGGATATTGTCCCTTCAATGTCCTATATTCGTCCACGAATTTACTAATTTGCAAATGATAGATCTCTTCCTCTTTACGTTTTGTAGCGCGGTCTACCATTTCGGGACTATCGTACAAAATAGTTTGTTTCGGACCATCAACAACCTTATACCAGTCTCGCTTATTTTCACTAATAGAAATTAATTCGTCACAAATATCTGGTTTCTTTAGATAATTGAATTTATTCTTACTATTTTGTTTCGCAAACTTATTCATTTCTACTAAATAGTTCTCAAATAGGTCGTCTATTGAAGAATCTAGTGCGGTTTGATCTAGTTCATTATTGTCAATAATATCTTTCACTTGGCTCTGGTATTTATGATTAATCGTATCGCTATGATATGTACCTTTATCTTTCTTGCCGAATTTTTTCTTGAATTCGTGAATTATACTATCATCAATTGTAGGACTGATTTCTAATAGACGATCGAATTCTTCCTTATAATGGTTTAACATATCAGATGGTTTCTTTCTTTCGCTAGGATCTTTTGACATTTCTACTTTAATATTTTGATAAAATTTAGACCAACTTATTGAACTGGCGCGATGTGATTCATTCAGTTCGTTTATTTTAAAATACTGGGCTATTGTTGTTAAAATACCGGCTATAATGTTGATGGCACCTATCGACATTTGCGCCATAACCTTATATTTTTCGGGAAATTTATCTTGTGCGAAATTCGCGGTTCCAGTAATAGTCGACATAATAATCACAGGAATTGTATAATATGCTGCACGCCTGCTGTATACATTAAACGATCTACTATGTAGCCATCTATAACACATGGCTTTATCAGCCCATTCTAAAAAGATATCTTCGTGGTGTTCTGTCCAACCATTAATCACCATATTCGTAATTGCTTGATCATTCGTAGAATCTGAAGCCCGTGACTCCATTCTTATATTATGAACAAAGTTTTTAATTATATTTTATTACTATTTTAATATATGTTTAATGTATGGATCTGTGTAATAAAAAGTTTAGTGATCTAATAACAAGATGTGATGTTATCGAGGGTACAATTGAAAAACTTAAAAAGAAAATAAAGGAACTTCAAAGTAAATTTCAATCATTATCGAATCAAGAAGTAAATCCACTTTTTGTGTATAGTCTTGACTCAGTTTTTTTTCAATTCTATGTATGTAATATCCAAATGGAAAATTTCGATAAAATATTTGATTTAGTTCAGAATCATATTTATTGTGACCTATTCAAGTTACATCGCCTTTTATGCGAATATGTAGAAACAAATATACCTGACAAAAAAATTATTGCTTTACTAAATATTGGGTCTTATCCTATTTATAAGGATCTCGAGAAGTACAGGGTATATGATCGCGACATTGTTGTTTCGATTTACGAAAATATTTCTGGTATTATTGTTGCTATCCAAGATTATTGTAAGATAGGAACCAAACACTTTGCAAAACATAAACAAAGTATCGAGAAGGGGTTTCATTATGATAAATTATTACAGACGTTCCAGTTTAATACTAAGGTGGTTGAGGAACAAGTGAGTCTATTTTTTAATTTTTTGAAACATAGCTGTAATTATCATGACGAATATTTGAATAAGGTATATCAAAAGATAGAAAGTTTGTATTATGAAATACCACCTTTATTCACCATGGGTAGCGATAAAACCAAGAATGTCGAAAAGAAGAAAATAGCCATGAAACGAAAGGATTCGGTAGAGTTTAAAGAGATTAAATCCGAAACGACTCGCCCGCAAAAAACTCCTTATACACCATTGTCGTTCGATAACAACATTGGTATAGGAGAAATAAATAACACAATTAATGTTGACGATGAAGAAGATTGGGAAGAGGAAGAAGAAGATTGGGAAGAGGATCAAGAAGAAGAGGAAGAAGAGGATGAAGAAGAGGAAGAAGAAGAAGAACAGGAACAAGAGGATGAAGTAGAAGAACAGGAACAAGAGGATCAAGTGGAAGAACAGGATCAAGTAGAAGAACAGGATCAAGTGGAAGAAGAAGAGGATCAAGTGGAGTTAGTGAAGGAACGAATGGAAGAAGTGGAACAGGAAGAAGAGGAACAAGTGGAAGAAGTGGAAGAAGTGGAAGAAGTGGAATCAGTGAGTTATACAAATAATACTGATAATACATCATTATTTAATGAAGATGAAGAAAATTTGGATATAATGTTAGTACAAGATGATTTCATGGTAGTTTCAACGAATGACGAAATCATACAAGATAATACCCAAAGAGGCAATGATTGTGACAGCGTAGTTAGCAATACATCATCAATAACGAATGCTAGTAGCATTGGTAGCGAAAAGAAAAAACGTGGACGTCCACGAAAAAACAAGTAGTCAACAATAAAACAAATGGTTTTTTATTATAATAAAAATTATATAAATATTTTTTATTATATATAGTATCGTAATGGATAAAGATGAAAAAACGAAAGTGACCAATACTGACCTGCTCGCCAATAGAAATAAATATTCAATTGATATTCTAGAGCAAAATATTGTGGAAAATCATCTTGATGCAAAAATACTTTTGGCAACACAAACGCTTACACCCGAATTTTGTGTCAAATACATATTAGATTTAGATATTGAAGGTGGTGGAGAAGAGTCGTATATTTTTGACGTGTGTTACATATTAGAGTTCCAAAAACATATTACAGAAACAGAATTGATAAATTTGATAAATTGGGATGCCTAACTTATAATAAATTTTTAATTCCAATGACCCACCATTATCGAATACCCCCTATCTCGTCTTTTAACTTAGAATCGACTTCATTGATGTCTTGTAAATAAGGGTTCAGTGTTTTATTTTTATTATAATCTTTACATGAAGACATTTAATTATATATATTTTTTGTTTATTGTTTTTTTCTAAATTTTAGATAATTATTATAAATTTTATTAAATAATAATTATCGGATTATGATATTGAGTTTAATATGATTATTATTATGCTTAGGCTGATCCCTTCATCAAACCAAGATTAACTAATACTTGTCGTATTTCATTAATACTCACAGAAAGAGTAGCAATATTATTCATAATTGATGTCGATTGATCACTACCACTAGTATCACCAACTGATGTTAATTGTTTATTACTAATAGCATTACCAACACTATTTGTTGCAATATCAAGCGCAGTTTGATTAGCATTAGCTCTTTTCACAACAGGATTAGCACCAAAGAAACCTAATTTAGAAGCTGCTCCCCCTAATGTAATAAGATTCACAGGTGTATTATGAGAACCTATCTCCATTGTTTGAACCGCATCACCTGTACATATATTAGTGGTTCTAATAGTATTGTTAGTTCCGATATTAATAGGACCTGTTCCTGATTGTATTGTTGTTGAGGAGCTGGTATTAGTCGAACCAAAAGTACATGTTTTAATACCACCACCTGTACCAACATTTAAGGTTGTAGCAGCACCATCATCTGAAATATTTACAGCACCAGATGCTGATCGTAACGAAAATCCTACACAATCAATTGTTGTTGTAGTATTAGCATTAATATCCACTCCTCCCGCAGAAGCAGTAAGGGTAATAGCATTGCTACCAGTTCCTTTTGTATTGGTTAACACAATAGTTTCAGAAGTACCTATATCAGTGGTTAAAGTAATAGCTCCAGCATTACTATCTTTAGAAACTAAAGCAACTTGACCACCAGCAATATTTACATCTTTTCCCTGAGCAGCATCGATATCCACTCCTCCAGCAGATGCTTGTAATGAAATAGCAGCCTCACCTGTACCAGCTGAGGTTAATCTTAATTCTTGTGTACCACCACCAGCTACAGCAATATCTAAATCTTTTGCTGCTCCAGTTATTGTTAAGTTAGAATCATCTGTTCCATCAATTGATAATGATGTACCATCAATAGTGGTAGCAGCAGCATTGATATCTAAAATACCTGTTGTTGTAATATCTACATCAGCAGCATTACCTACAATGTTTACACCACCAGCACCATCAAGTGTTAAAATGCCAGCTGATGTTGTGAAGTTAGAAGCAGCTCCAGCGTCTAGGCTTAATGCCCCAGCAGCATCGATATTTAATACATCACCAGCAAGAGCTGTTGTGGCATTATCAGCAGAACCTAAAGTTAAATTACCAGTTCCATGAGGATCAATACTAATAGCACCATTAGTACCTGTTGTCATTGTTATATCACCAGTACCAGATGTAATAGCTACTGCGGTAGCACCTGTTGCGTTACCCATAGTGATTGTTCTTGCCGCAGCACCTGTTCCTATATTCATAGCTTGTGCGTCGGCATCATTACCAATATTGATTGCTCCAGAAGAAGAATTAAAAGACATAGCGCCTGTACAATCTAAATCTACACTCGTTGCCGCAGCTAAAGAAGTCGCGCCAATACCATTTAATGCTAATGTAGCTGTTCCGTCTGTTAATGTTAAAGCATTTACTGAAGTTAATGTTAATGCTAAAGCATCCATCGTAACAGCAGTATTATCAGCAGAACCTAAAGTTAAATTACCTGTTCCATGAGGATCAATACTAATATCATTATCAGAAGCTGTTGTCATTGTTACACCAGCAGCACCAGTTAATGTTAAAGCGCCAGAACTAGTTGTGAAGTTAGAAGCAGCTCCAGCGTCTAGGCTTAATGCCCCAGCAGCATCGATATTTAATACATCACCAGCAAGAGCTGTTGTGGCATTATCAGCAGAACCTAAAGTTAAATTACCTGTTCCATGAGGATCAATACTAATATCACCATCGACAAGAGTTGTCATTGTTACACCACCATCATTAGACGTAATAGTAATAGCATCACCAGCAAGAGCAGTTGTGGCATTAGTAGAAGAACCTAAAGTTAAATTACCTGTTCCATGAGGATCAATACTAATATTATTATCAGAAGCTGTTGTCATTGTTACACCAGCAGCACCAGTTAATGTTAAAGCGCCAGCTGATGTTCTGAAATGAGAAGCAGCTCCAGCGTCTAGGCTTAATGCCCCATCAGCATCAATAGTTAATGCATTACCAGCAAGAGCAGTTGTGGTATTATCAGCAGAACCTAAAGTTAAATTACCTGTTCCATGAGGATCAATACTAATAGCACCATTGGCAAGAGTTGTCATTGTTACACCACCATCATTAGACGTAATAGTAATAGCATCACCAGCAAGAGCAGTTGTGGCATTATCACCAGAACCTAAAGTTAAATTACCAGTTCCATGAGGATCAATACTAATAGCACCATTAGTACCTGTTGTCATTGTTACACCACCAGATCCAGATGTAATATCTACTGCGGTAGCACCTGTTGCGTTACCCATAGTAATAGTTCTTGCCGCAGCACCTGTTCCTATATTCATAGCTTGTGCGTCGGCATCATTACCAATATTGATTGCTCCAGCAGAAGAATTGAGTTCTAATGCCCCAGCAGCATCGATATTTAATGCATTACCAGCAAGAGCTGTTGTGGCATTAGTAGAAGAACCTAATGTTAAAGTACCTGTTCCATGAGGATCAATACTAATATTATTATCAGAAGCTGTTGTCATTGTTACACCAGCAGCACCAGTTAATGTTAAAGCGCCAGAACTAGTTGTGAAGTTAGAAGCAGCTCCAGCGTCTAGGCTTAATGCCCCATTAGCATTAATATCCACTCCTCCCGCAGAAGCAGTAAGGGCAATAGCATTGCTAGCAGTTCCTTTTGTATTGGTTACCACAATAGTTTCAGAAGTACCTATATCAGTGGTTAAATTAATAGCTGAAGCAGCATTATCTTTAGAAACTAAAGCAACTTGACCACCAGCAATATTTACATCTTTTCCCTGAGCAGCATCGATATCCACTCCTCCAGCAGATGCTTGTAATGAAATAGCAGCCTCACCTGTACCAGCTGAGGTTAATCTTAATTCTTGTGTACCACCACCAGCTACAGCAATATCTAAATCTTTTGCTGCTCCAGTTATTGTTAAGTTAGAATCATCTGTTCCATCAATTGATAATGATGTACCATCAATAGTGGTAGCAGCAGCATTGATATCTAAAATACCTGTTGTTGTAATATCTACATCAGCAGCATTACCTACAATGTTTACACCACCAGCACCATCAAGTGTTAGAGTACCTGCTCCTGTAGATAATGTAGAAGCAGCTGCACCAGTTAATGTTAAAGCGCCAGCACTAGTTGTGAAGCTCGATGCCGTAGCAGCAGTAACTGCTACACCAGCTGTGGAATCAATAGTGGTAGCAGCAGCATTGATATCTAATGCACCTGATGTTGTAATATCTACTTCAGCAGCATTACCTACAATGTTTACACCACCAGCACCATCAAGTGTTAAAATGCCAGCTGATGTTGAGAAGTTAGAAGCAGCTCCAGCGTCTAGGCTTAATGCCCCAACAGCATCTAATGTTAAAGCACCATCTGAATCAATAGCATCAATAGACATAACTCCATTAATGGAGACGTCGTAAAGGTCTGTTTGACCATTCACTGAAAGATCATTGTACATTTGAACAAATCCATTCACTGAAAGATCACTGTGTAATTGCGTATGTCCTATAATGGACACGTCTTGCATTGTTGTGTGTGCGCGCATTGATACATCACCAATAACAATAAGTTTACCAATTTTTCCTAAACCGGTAATATCAAGTTCTGCCGTTGGGTCGGCGGCGTTAAGAGAATAAAATTCATTTAATTCCGTTTTATTTGTCACGGCCACCTCCGCAATATCATTGAGTAATTCGAATTGTTGATTCGCATTTGTTACGATAACTCTATTCAACACTTCGATTGCAACAATAATCTCCTTTCTTAAATCATCAACATCATCCTTGACATTTATCATTTTTATATACAAATATTTTATTTATTTATATATGTATATTATGGAATTTACACTACGAATTGCATTAATTACAATTCTGGGTATTTTACAATCTATTATGGCATTTTTTACAATCCGTATCATTATAGCTAAAGTATCCGGAAACAATGAAAACTTTCTTTATTTCAAAGAGAAGAAGGACAATATTTATAATATTGCACAAGTATTTACTTTTGCTACACTTCTTATTTTATTTATGCCAAACCAAGAGAAATTAGAATTTTCACCCAAAGAGATAAAGGTTATATTTACAGCAAGTATTCTAGGATTAGTCAATTCTGTCACAGGTTAAATACTAATGTTGAAAATATTGGATACCTGTTTTTTTAATTTTCGTGTATTTCTTGATTTAGGACGTTTTCTACGTGTTTTATTTTTATTTTTGTATTTTGCTCTAGCATTATCTTCTGGTTTGTATTTAAGGAACCAGCTTTCGTATTCGTATGTTCCTTGTTTATTTTTCAATTCTTTAAATTTTTTTGTCTTTGCTTGTCTAATTTCATCCAAAGACAATGGTTTTCCATAACATTCAATACTGAAACGTTTTAATACACCTTTTTGTGCGAGACGATTTCGTTGCTGAACATCAAACAAATATTTGGACATACATAATATTCTTTCAATGTCATAATAGGGTTTATTCGCATATGAAAATGCCAAATAAAATGAAAGCATTGTGTCTATTGTTGCTACTTTTATTGGTTTATTTTTAACATATATCTGATTATAACTATGACAATGCATTGGTTTATATATCATAGCCACGGAATCCTTGTCTACTATGATCTCGTAGTGATCAGGTACTAATGATATAGAATGATCACCAATTTCATCGTGTTTTACGACTTTTACGTTCTTAATCCCTTCATTGTCTAGTCTCGATTTTATTTGCTGGGCAGCATCTTCGGGATTTTCGGACAGCACATCAAAATCGGGATGTTTAATGAATGCCTTCTTAATTTTATTATCCATATATCGCGAATACAAATAACTAGCATAGCCACCAAAAAATATATATTCATGGTCAATTATTGTATCTTTGACTATATCGTGGATATGAGAGTGATTTTCCTTACCTTCAAATACACGTTGGAAATTTGAAACATTACATTTTTTTGTATCAAGTGGGAAATTTTTATTCAATAAACTTAATCGCTTTAACACTTTTTCCCAACGACCCACATCGCCTTTAGGTCTAGATAGTTCCAAATACATTAACATACGTAAAAAATCAGGCGGAGAATATAAGATTTGTTTAATGGCTATGGCATCTCTTTTTAAATTCATGAAAATAGGTTTGCTAATTTGAGTAACATCTGCAACGGGAATAAAATCGACAAATACCTTGTATGTACCGAAATGTACACCTGCTTTCGCTTCTACCTCTGTGAAACCTTTTTTGTAATAAATGTCAGCCAGTTCCTTTGCGTCTTCTAACGCATTTGAAGAGAAAAAATCATAGTCAGGTATCTCTTGATCGTAATTATAAAACTGGTCTTTTTTTGGCAAAATATTGTTTATCGCTGTTCCGCCATAACAGATTAGTTTTTTATTTTTGAGGAACTTTTCAACAATAGAAATAATCTCACCAATATTTGGTCCCCGCACCTTTTCTATAGCAAGGCGTTTTTCAGCCACATCTACGGCATTTCTTAATATTTCTAATTCACATTCTGCAAATGACATATTTTTGTCACATGTATCTTTCATAATAATATACATATAGATATTAAAATCATAATGCGCATTTAGATATCGAAATCGTAATAATCTTCTTTCACCTTCTCGGTTTTATATGTTAACTTTGGATCTTGCGTGGTTGGTTCAGGAATGGTTACAGGCACAAAACGTAATTTCTCTGGTTTGAGAACCAATGCCTTACCTTTATCGTTGAAAAATTTGGTAACGTAATTCATATTCGAATCGACATTTTGATAACACATGCATACGAATTGACATCCGTAATTCAAGTGAATACCCGCCTTAACATTGTTCGTCGACGATGATAAATCTGGCATAGTCAAAGACATGTTTTTTTTATTGTATTCGATTAATTCGTTATGGTCTTGCGTGTATTCAACGTTATAATTTCGTAATCCACGCATAAACATTGAATTGGTAGCAATATTTATATATTCGTGTAATTTGGTTTCAGTATACATTGTATTACTTCTATCAATCATAAATACAAATTTGCCCATCAAATCTTTAATAGGTGCTTTTCCGAGATTCTTGCCTTGATACTCGTTACTATATGACGGACTTAACATGCGCGTAGAATCTAAATAAGTTGTTATATTCTTTACCATATTTTCATACATTGTTATATTTTTGCTTTTGATGCGCATGTGGATAAACAATGGATCATTTTGTGTAGGCGATGAAGAACTAAATCCTGTATTATTCAACGTTTTTAGTACATCTACAAATGTTATATAGTTATATGTTTGCTTAACATGATAATCATCAATGGAAGACGTTGAAACAATTGGTTCGTCATCCATGGAATATATTTCAAAGTCGAAACAACGCACCCCTTGTTTAATCACATTATGTAATGCACAAATGTCTACAAAGTTATTTTTAAAATTTCCAATTGAACAGCTGTTGTATGCTGATTTTACATAAAAATCACGCAAATTATATTTCATCCCAATGTCACTATTTTGCAATGAACTGATAGGAGGCATATTAGAGTAACTATCTTCTAAATTATTACATTTTGATTTACGTGTTGTAGATAACATGTAGAGATAACATATGATTAATATAATAACTATAAGCATGATTACAAATACTGACGTCATAATTAGCGACGTGTTGTTTAACATTTTAGAAGTAATATTTTTCATCTTGTCCATTACTATAAAATCATATAATTATTCATTGAAAAGTTTTATAATATTATTTGAAAACATAGCCAGTTCGATTTCTTCCTCGTGAATTTCGTGAAAAATAGTGATGTATTTACAAATATATTTAATCAGTTTATATTTGGTCTCTTCGTTCGCGATATGATCGTGTATTTTTACATAGTCAAAAATAGAATCAAGAATATCCATAACACTAAACCCATCATTGTGAATATCAAAAAGTAATCGAATCGCTTCAATAAGATTATTTTCCTTAAGAAATGAAAAGTAACATCCGAGACGATCAAAATTGACGTGACTACACATTTGGTATATTGTATCATTATTCACCTCAGTATTTAATAATCTAAAGCCTTCTAAATATTGTAACATAATTTGAATGTTATTATCACATATCGAAAGGAAAAGTTTCATAGTATCATCTTTAAAATGAATACTTTCATTCGTGGTGATTGTTTTACACAAATTTTCAATGTTTTCAGATGTAAACACCGGGAGTTTTATGATTGTGAATCTTGATTGGATACTTTCTACTATTTTGAATACGTCACTTGTAGTTATTAAAAAATGAACGTTGTTCTCATATGTGTCCACAATACTTCTAAATACCTGTTGGCTTTGTTCATTTACTAAATCAAAATCATCCATGATAACAAACTTTTTCTTGCCTTTTATCGTACAATATGTTTGACAGAAAATTTTCACATCGTTTCGATAATATTGAATACCTTGCTCCTTTAGTGGATTAACGTATAATATATTTTCATTAATAATTCGTTGTTCAGAACAATCTCCAAAATATTGATGCTTGATTACATTAAGTAGTGTTGTTTTGCCTGTTCCGTGTGTTCCAGAAATCAGAAGTTTGATTTTATTAACATCAATATACATTTGAAAAATATTCGTAATATTCCCATGAAAATGAAAATCTTCCCATTTTTTAGGTGCATATTTACGAATCAGTGTTTCGTTCATTTAATGTTTTATGTTAAATATTATTTAAGTTTTTCTTCCTAATGTAAATAATGAACGATAATAAGGATCATTATGAAATTCTAGGTGTTGAAAAAACATCAGCTCCAGATGAAATTAAAAAGGCTTATAGAAAATTATCGTTACTATATCACCCGGATAAAAATCCGAATTCAGTTGATAAATTTAAGGAAATTAACGAATCATACCAAATTTTAGGAGATGCTACAAAGAAAAAACAATATGATAGCATGCAAAATAATCCGTTTTTTGGTGGAAATGGATCGAGTATGTCTTTTGATAATATGAATGAAATGTTAAATGAAGACCATATTAATGATCTATTTAAACAAATGTTTGGTTCCCATGCGAATAACACACGACAACCGGTACATGGTGGTGGAATGGATATTCCTCCGTTTATGAGTTCTTTTTTTGGTGTTCCACCTAATATGCAAAATATGTCCAATAAACGAGGTCCAAATATACGAATATTTAAAGGCGGTATGCCAGCACCCGATTTTTTTAATACTGATCAAAAGGATGATGATATAGAAATAGAAACAATCGATAAAACAATACAAATTAGCTTTAAACAATCGTATGAAGGCTGTAACTTACCCATCAAAATCGAACGTACTATATATCATAATACAACACGATTGAAAGAGAATGAAACAATATATGTAGAGATCCCTCCAGGAATAGACGATAATGAAATCATCGAAATTCCAGACAAGGGTAATAATTATCAATATAACGTCAAATCAAGTGTAAAAATCAAGGTAACTATTGAGCAAAATGATATATTTAAACGCTCTGGATTGGATATAATTTATAACAAACAAATAACATTGAAGGAGTCATTGTGTGGCTTTACATTTGCATTGCCATTTATTAACGGAAAGACCTACAATATAGCTAATAATAAAGGCAATATAATCCAACCTAACTTTATTAAGGAAATATCTAATATGGGGTTTAATAGAAAAGGTACAAAGGGGAAACTATGTATTGTTTTCGATATTTGTTTTCCGGATAAATTAACAGGTGATCAATATGATGCGTTAGAAAAAATATTGTCGTAGTTTTTTTTGTAGTTGTATATTATGTATGGTGTATTATTTGGTGTATCTATTATGAAATCATTAAGACCATTTTTCAAAAAGAATGTTCTGAAAAGTATTGACGAGGAGGATTTTTTATTTCTAAATACATTTTTTATATGTCTATTCGTTGTATGTTATTTCTTTTATAATTTTACCAGAAAGAAGAAGAAAATAGATTTTAGTAAGTATAAAAATTTGAATACAACCGAAATTGTAAGTATGATGGGTGTTTCGCTCTTTACTGTTATTTCAACCATTCTAGTATTACAACTAGATAAAGGTGAACAGACACCATTTATCACGTCGATGCTTACAAAGGGTTTTTCTACTATTTTTGTCATCGCTATAGGTATGATAGTATACAAGGAAAATTATAGTAAATTGCAAATAATGGGTATTGGACTCATATTACTAGGCATATATTTTATATCAAATAAATAAAGTTGGAACAGATATTGACAAATAAATACTAAAATTGATTATAATGTATTATACCCATTATACATTATATATTATACATTATAATCATGAATAACTTCCTTGATCAGTGGAAACCCTATATGGAATCATCAGATTTTCAAAAATTACATGCCTATTTGGAACGCGCCAAGAACAATCTTCCGAACGATACAATCTTATTGATAATTGGACCTGCTAGAAGTGGAAAAACGACTCTTTTGAATCAGATTGTTGAGTTTATCGGTGAATCTAATATTATGAATATGCGCGATTTCAAGTTATCATCTCAATTACCGAAGCTGTTTTTAATTGGCGAACAATGTAAAGGGAAAAACAAACGTCTCAATCAAATGGTTAAAAACCTAATTTCATTCAAGCAATCTATTATTTATGCAGGGATTTACTGGAAGGGTGTATTTAATGATGATGTTAACAATAATGTGTGTATCATTAATATGAAACATGTATTTTAGAATATGTGAATTATTTGTTGTATTTTTTTATGCAATAAATAATTCTAAAATGTTTAAGAAATACGTTTTGTACTAATATCGGCAGATACAAGGTAAATTGAGTTTTCTGTCATGACAATGTATTCTGTTTCAATCTTATAAATTTTACTAACGGGACTTGTATATTCGTCCTCACTCTTTACAAGAAGTTTTTCTTGATTTTCGCGAACACCGATGATTACTTTTTTGTCAAGGGAGCTTGTCCAATAATCCAACATAATTGGTTTATCATCTACAATGCTTAGTTTACATGCATGTTGAAGAGTTGTGTTGGTTGGTGTTCTGTAATTGTCCGAAGTTGTGGCTGGTTCACTACTCATAATACAAAAATACTTTTAAAATCTTTAAATACTTTTAATCATAAAAACTTTTATATTAAGTAACAATAATGGGTGAACATGATAATGAAATCATGCCTGAAAATATCGTTTATAATTTATCAAATAAAAACAATTATAAAAGTACACTTGATGATCAAGTTATTATGATTCAATTAAGTTATGTTAAGGTTGTACATTACTATATACTGCATTATTTTGAAAACATGGCAAATTTTAACATTTTTGTTCAGGGATTTAAGGCTATAACACATATATTTCTCTTTCTTTTGATGTATACAAAGAATTTAGAAATGACAATATATCATTGTCAGAATGCGATTTTTTACTATATCGAATACATTAGCCAAATAACAGATAAGGATGATAATATGTTTTTCAATTTGACATTAAGGGACGCGGTTGTATATATATATACTAAAACAATATACGACATTGATGAACAACATAGACAAACATTCACTACATGTATCGCAGAACAGAATATTTTATCACAAACAACTGACTTTGTACACGTGTATGGAAAAATTGCCACATTGATAACTACGGACGATAAATTTACTTCAGTATCAACCGATGCGAAAAAAGAATTACTCAGGAATCTTCGCACAGGAGTGGAAAATTTCATCATTTCACACTACAAAACAGAAAATCCTGATAAAGGTATTTCTAGAAAATTAGAACTTATACTTGTGGATTGTGAAAATAACCGATCAAATGCTTATCAAACATTTGATTCTTGTTTAACAGGTGTAAAATAGATGGTTTTCTTACGTTGTTTTTTAGGCTTTTGCTTTTTCTTATCCTCTTTGTCTTGAATAGTAACAACAGATGTGTATTCGTCGTGAAGTAATTTAGTAAGAAAGTTATAAACAACATTTAGCATAACATCATCACATTTACCAACAACCAAAACGCTTCCCGTTCTAAAAATCATGAAACTCACATGACCCTCTCCACCATGCTTGATATATTTACATTGAATACCTGGATATGAACAAGGGTCATAACTAGCCTGAATATTATACTTATATTTAAGAATATCGAAAAGTTTATCGCGGTTAATATAGTATCCGCAATGAAAGTTAGAATTAACTAATACATTCTCTTCACGTGCCGTATCAAAACTTAATATGGTTTCGCTAAAATGAGGTTGTAGAATCTTGAGGATTTCTTGTTTTGCTCGACTAAAGAATATTTCGCACTGGATACCAGGAATCTCCAATTTACCAGTATTAAATACTTTTACATGGACTTCTTTATAGATATCTTTATGTAGGATACGAATATTAATTACGAAACAATTATAGAATGCGCTTTTCTCTTTGCTTCGATAACTCATAATGTCCTTTTTAGATATACCGATACTAACCTTTCGAACGTCTTTGAATACATTCTCGCGTGAATGAACATGTGAAGAATTAAATAGTATCTTCTCACTCACACACATATACTTTTTTTTCTGTTCTTCTATAAATTCTACCTCTTCTTGAGATGTAGAGTTGAGTTTCATTTGTTTTTTAATAATACCATTTTGTGGAGTTGCATATGGTATTATTGGTAAATTCCAAAAAACCTCTTTCAGATCTACTAACGAATTCATGAATAGAATTTTCGTTTTCGTTGAGATGTACAAGGATGTTGATTTAGGGACAACGCCCATGATATCTCGATTATCACATGTATCTTCACCTGAGTTTGATTCTCCCCCTACAAGAAAGCTTTCCCAATCGTCTTCTAATTGGCTTTCTATGTTCATAGTCATGGTCTTTATATACAATTATTTAAGTAATAATGTTTATATCAATTTTAAATATATTTAAATACGTATAATATTGTATTTCGTTTGATATTGTACATATATATTTGACATATTTGGATATTTTTTTCTGTTGCTATGTTAAGATCTACAATGGATAGACAAATGACAACGAAACAAAATGCACTATATGTGAAACCTACTGAATATGAACCTATACCAATGGTTGCTGTGAAATCTTTCGAATCAAAGTTGGATAATAACTCATTTGATCCTTCCAAATTTTCACCACCCAATGATTTTATGAATAAACTTATGGAGCGTATGTCAGTTTATAAAAATTCGCCAACATTTGCTAAAAAGTAATCAGTTGTATAGATATTTTGTTTACTATGTAATAGATTTTCAACAAAAGAAATGAATTTCGAAATATTGTTTATTTTGGTAACGTTTTTTATTAAGAAATATATATAGTTTTTTATCATGTTTTTTTCGTCTTTATTGTATTGATTGCAATATTCACGAAAAATATATACAATGTCCTTGTTAGATTGTTGTATTTGAATTGTAAATTCGTCCCATAGTTCATCATTTAATACTTTACCTGTTGTAACATGTTGTTGTGATTGAAGATGATTTATCATACTTCGTATATCCGAATTATGGTAATCCATAATAGAGACAAGTTCATCATCCTTTACTTCTAACTTTTCATTCACTATTATATTTTTTAAATAGGAGCTGATCTTTTCTCTTGGAAGATGATGAAAACGAATACACAGAAATTCGTTACGCAACATACTATCGATTTTACTAATATAGTTACAAATTAGACAAAATCGGACATCTGTATTGAATTGTTGCATAAGATATTTTAGAGCCTGTTGGGCATTTTTTGTCATGTAATCGACTTCATCTAAAATAACAAATTTCGTTCCACTACAAAAAAGAGATTTAGAATCAACAAAATTATAAATTTGGTTGCGTATAATATCGATTCCTCGTTCGTCTGATGCATTTAAATGAATTTTCAACTCTTTGTATTCTTCATTGTATTTTTTTTGGTATTTATTTATGAAGTTGATTATAGTCGTTGTTTTTCCCGTTCCAGGTGGTCCATATAGTAATAAATTAGGAAATGTATTTGTTTCTATCATATTGTTCATAATATCTGTATTATGTTGATTGAGTACAATGTTTTCAAACTTAGAAGGTCTGTATTTTTCAATCCATGGTATATTGTTATCTGGCATATTTAAAGATGTGAAATCATTTTAAATAAAGATATTAGGAAAACATTAATATACCATATACACATGAATAATTGGTTGGAAAATCACGGATATCTTGAGTTGGTTATTGGTCCAATGTATAGTGGAAAAACATCTAAATTACTCGATGTATATAAGCAATGTAAATTATCAAATATTCACGTGGTCGTCATAAATCATACTATTGATCAACGTTATCATAGTAATCTGCTTAGTTCTCATGATAAAGAAATGATACCATGTTTACAGATGTCTTCATTGGCTACATTTATGTCTAATGAAATTTCTACTATACCACCAAATTCTGTCATTCTTATTAATGAGGGGCAATTTTTCGATGACCTTCGTGATAATGTTATACAATTAGTAGACAAATATAATTTGCGTGTATATATTTCAGGTCTAGATAGTGATTTCAAACGTCAGAAATTCGGGCAAATACATGATTTGATTCCGTATTGTGATGTAATTACAAAATTACATTCATTCTGTAGTGGATGTAAAAATGGTACACGTGCAATTTTTACAACGCGCATTTCTGATGAAAAATGTCAGGTGGTTGTTGGTTCAGATAACTATGCACCATTATGCCGAAAATGTTTTATTAAAACCATTTAAATTCATAATGGAGTTTACTATTAAAATGAATAGTGATAATGTGGATGTGAATGCGATTGTGGCTGTGGCTGTGGATGCGAATGTTGTTAATGTTAATGTACCAAAAAAAAGAGGACGCAAGCCAAAATCTCAGGTGGTTTCAGATGATAATACAAACCAAGTTGTAGAACCTCCTGTTGCCCCTAAAAAACGTGGTCGCAAACCAAAGGGTGGTAAAATTATTACTGAATTGAAACCAGTCATGACAGATAATATGATTCAACATAATGTAATCTTACATTTGAAATGTAATACAAATGATTTCGATGAAGTAACCCAAAATAGTGAAATGCCTGAGTCATTTCATGTGACAAGTCAAGTCAAGGCATCCGACTTGAATTATGATAATTTAAATAATATCGAAGAAATGAAACCCGAAACATCGTCTAATGATGACGATGTTCATGATGACGACATGAGCAATGTTCGTATGAAAAATATTTGGAAGAAAATCAAAGAGCTACAGAAACGATTCTATTTTAATGATATGTGTTCGAAAAAATCTGCTTGCTTTTGGTGTACGTGCGATTTTGACAACCCGTCTATTTACATCCCTAAAAATCAAATGAATGATACTTATCACGTATATGGATGTTTTTGTAGTCCTGAATGTAGTGTTTCATTCTTGATGAATGAAAATATTGATACTTCACAGAAATTTGAGCGCTATCAAATGCTTAACTATATTTATGGTAAAGCATATAATTACGAAAAAAGTATACAACCTGCTCCAAGTCCTTACTATTTACTTGATAAATTTTTCGGGAACTTGACTATTCAAGAGTATAGAAAACTACTAAGCAATGAACGCTTGCTTATTGTCATTGATAAACCATTGACTCGCATTTTTCCCGAAATTCATGAGGAAAACAATGACTTCGTTTCAAATAAAAACAGCGTTGTCCCCTCAAATAGCAGCTTCAAAATTAAAAAAAGAAATACAGCAGCAAATAGTAAAACAAGTAGTTTAACAAAAAAATTTGGATTCTAGAATTATATTATAACTTGGATCGATGATATACTAGTCCATTGCATGTATTGCAAATATTGTCGCTATTGTTATAAATACTACCACCTGGTGCTTCTAAAGGTCTCATTGTAGTACGAGTGCTTGCTATTGGGCTATTTGGTATAAGTCGTTTACGATAATGTTTCATTGGACGTGCTTTAAACGCTGGACCAGAATAGTGTTTTGAATTTTCACGATTCCCGTTCGTATTTGGGCGATCATTAGATGCCACTAAGATAGTTCCTGTTTCTTTGGGCATGGTTTCTTTGTCGCAACATTTTCGGCTAACGCGAAATTGTAGTACTGGTAATGTCATTATATATTAGAATAACATATTCTTTTACTCCATCGTATGATATTTTAGTAAGACCTAAAATATTATATTGAATTAATGTATAATGGCTAAAATATCTCGTAAAAGACATTCAAATATGAAAAATAAAACGAGACGTCATCGATCTTTGCATGGTAGACAAAATATTGTCCATATGTTCATGTCTATGTTAAATGCGGTAAAATTATATCATTGGAAAACACATAGTTATTCAACGCACGAAGCAACAGATGAACTTTATAGTAAATTAAACGAACATATCGATGAATTTGTTGAGGTTATGTTGGGTAAAATAGGTAAACGTGGAAATATTTTAAATATTCCAACAATGAAATTGAAACAAATTAATAATAATAATGATTTGAAGCGTGAGATTGGCATTTATAAAAAATTCCTGATAGATATGGATCATGACAAGTCACTTGGTTTAGAAGGGAATAGCGATTTAATGAACATACGCGATGAAATTTTAGCAAGTATGAATAAATTTTTATATTTATTGACGTTGCATTAAATGTGCAAAAAATGACATTAAATGTATGGGTCTAGGTGCTAATATGGATATAAATTATTTAACAGACCTGTATTTACATAATTAAATCGGTAATGTAACATTACTAATAACGAATTATAAATTTGTAGAAATATTATTTAAAGATTTTTAAACGCATAATTGTAATAATGGCAAATTCAAACGCAAGTTATGCGAATAACGTCTTAACCATCAAAACTGTTCAAATTGCCCCCTTTCGTACTCTAATGACTGCTCTTAAAGATATTCTTCTTGAGACAAATATCACTTTCCAAAAAGATGGTATACGTATTATTAATATGGACAAATCACATACTATTCTAGCTCATCTCCACTTGGCGGCAGAGAATTTCGAATATTACGAATGTAAGGAAGAAAAGATTATTATTGGTGTCAACATGTTTCATTTGTTCAAACTTATTAATTCGATTGACAATGACGACACACTAACTATGTACATTGAAAATAGTGATTACGCTGATGGTATTACATCGCATTTGGGTTTGAAATTTGAAAATGGTGATATTAAACAATGCAAAACACAAAAATTACGTCTCATTGAACCAGACCCAGAGGAACTATCTGTTCCAGATGTCAAATTCTCATCTGTCATTAATTTGCCTTCAAGTGATTTCCAGAAAATAATCAGAGATCTAAGTTGTATTTCAGATAAATTAGAAATTAAATCAGTTGGTAATGAACTTATATTTAAGTGTAGCGGACAATTTGCGTCGGCTGAGATTCATCGTGCAGAGTCGAATGGTGGCATGGAATTTATCATGAAACAAGATTCATCTAAGATCATACAGGGTGAATTTTCCCTAAAGAATCTTGGGTATTTTATCAAGTGTACCAATTTGTGTAGTCAAATTGAGGTTTATCTTGAAAATGATCTTCCATTGGTCGTTAAATATCATGTAGCATCATTGGGTGAAATTAAATTGTGTTTAGCGCCGTTACCATCTGTATAAATGTTTTGTGATTGTAAAATAATATTTTTCATATGTATATTCTTGTTCGTATAAATATGAAATCGTGAATCGTGATTGGAATACGGAAAACAATCCCAGGGGATGACCTTATTTTTTTATAATATGAAATAGAAATGTTTACGTTTACATAGAAAAAATACTACATTATGTAGGTTGTTTTTCTTTTATTTATTGTGTGTGTTTTGTGTGTGTGTGTTTCTATTCTTTTTTTAAATAACGCATTGGATATCGGCACATCGGGCAAGACACAATCCTTCGCCCAGTTGGTTCTTGCCTAAATCGATGTTCGTGGTATTCGACCTTGCTATTTGCTTTCATATGTAATTCCCAACAACTACCACAGAAAGAATGTCCACACAGAGTTCGAATATTACCCGGAAACATTGCGTTCTCCAAATCTAGCTTAGTTGCAATCATCTGCCAGTTGAGTTTGGTGGGATTCCAAATGGAAGTAGACATACAATCCATACAAATTGGACAATCTCCGTCTTCTGGTTTTTCGTGGTTGTGATTGTTACGAATACTTACGTATATTGTCCATCGATAGACAAGTTCTTTTATCATGCGAGATTTTGTAAGAGTGGGTGGGATAGGAGAGTATAAATACTCAATCTGCCATTCATTATCAAAATATATATACATTTGTGTTCTTAAATAACGTTTGCTTGTTATTTTTTGGAATTTCTCGTAGATTGACGCGATAAATCTCAATTCGTTTATTGGAAGCGACTTGAAATTAGGCAAGTTGTCATCTAACATGAACTCATATCCTATCTTTGTGAGAATTTGTCTACGACCTTTCATGTTACTATTACAATCTGCGGTAGTGTGCGACAAACTATTACAAAACACACATCTAGCAACAGCTACAGCTACTTTCATATTGGTAATTATTTGATGGGTTAATTATGAATAAAAAAATGTTTCAATTTATATTAGATAACCCCCTTTTATAAAAAAATTGAAATACTTTTTATTGGAATAAATAAATATAGGTAAGCTTCTAGCTTGGCTTATCTAATTAGTGGTATGTAAAGTTAGACACAGATAGCGTGAAAAGCACTCCCCCTCGAAAGTGTACAAAATGGAAGGCATACAACAAGGACATCATTATTTCCCAAATAATGTAATGGGGTAATTGGGATGAAAAGTGTTGAGTGTATAACCTAGGCGAAACCACCAAAAATCGTCTCGTTCCCTCTGTGTAATATGAAAATCAAATGAAGTCTGTTGTATCAGTTAAACACATATTTCCTTAGCCGGACGTATGTGGTAATTTGTTTGGTTGGTGGATTAAGACCCCACCATGAAAATGAGTTTGACGTGGTATTATCTGTAACTGGTAACGATAGAACTAAGATTATAACGTGAATTGTGATTTTGTTGCTTGGATGGAATTTGGTTGGATGTGATGCATATATTTTAGTTTAGAATTGCACTAAGATTAATATTAATAATTACGGATTTGAGATCGGGAATATTTCTTATGCTGTTGATCCCGAGCGGTACGGATGTGTATATTCCAATGGTGTCAAATTCCCAGTTGAAACCATTATAACATAATAGGTGTAGGCGAAATCCGTGTCGAATACGGAAAGCAATCCCAGGGACGCCCTGTTTTTTTTTGGGAATATGTAAGAAATGTCAGAATGATGTGTATTACACCTTTTTTCTACTGGATTTCCTTGATTTCCTTGATTTCCTTGATTTCCTTGATTTCTTGGATTTCTTGATTTTCTTGGATTTTCTTGATTTTCTTGGTTTACGTCTGCCTCCAATCGTTTTGTCAAGCCAATCCTCAATTTGTGTTTCAAGAACAATTCCTGTTGCTGCTCCAAACATTGATGCTAGTTTTGCGACTCCATCTTCCATTAGTTTCGCTCTATGACTACAACTCATTTTTGAAAAAAACTGACCAGCCGCAGCCCCTAACGCATAATCCCCTTTGGATTGGCAAACCTGCATGCTTATTTCTGAATTTGTAAGCGATAGTATCCATAATTGTATCGAATCAGGAACCGCAGATAAAAATAACCATACCGATGCTCCTGCGGTGGTTGCTGTAATAATAAAAATAATAGCCTTTACCAGCATTTTATTCGCCCCACCATTCATGCTAGGGGATTGTGATTGCGGTAATTTACATGTAATCGCGGTAGAAAATTTGTCCGCATTCATCTTCATCTCATCTAATTCGCCCTTAAATTTCTTCTCCAGCTCAAGATCTTTTTTTGTGGGCATTGGACAAGAATCACTCATTTATATTATACTTCTATATTAAAAATAATATAAATATTCGTTTCTAAATATCCAGGTTTGTTGTATCTTCTCTTGTAAAATCTATTAATGCTTGTATATTATGCATTTTGTAGTAATAATAATATTTTCCATATGTATATGCTTGTTCGTATAAATATGAAAATAATAAATGCATTCCATATATTCGTTATTGGAACACTACTTCTCACCATTGGTTTGATGAGAGATAACGCGTCGGTATATTTGTATTATGCACTACTATTTGTTACACTTTGTATCGTTATTGTTGTACCATTTCCTTCGTTTAACATGAATATATTCAATATTGTACGCGCATTTCATTATTTATTTATATTACCACTTCTTTTGTATGCATCGTATTTGGGTATTGTTTCTAAAAAAATATCAACGTATGTGTATGACATATATGGTGGTGTAGGTGGATTTATAATAGCGTATCATAGTATCAAGTTAATAAAGCGTCTTATGTAATATATATTCTATTTACCGAAAACATTTTTTTACATCTTCTTTGTTTTACTTACCAACGTACCAATTTGATATTTAGGAAATATATTTTTTCTAACATAGTCAGGGTGTCCAGATGCCTCAAATGCGCTTGTTCCATTTTTTCCTAGATATTCCTCTATAATTATGCCTCCAGGATGTTTACCAATCCAATCTGTAATATTATACACTTTATTATATAATACTATCCATCCATCATCGCGTGTATTGTGTTTTCTTACATCTGACATCGTATAGGTCGTACGTTTACTACCACCTTTCGTATTTCTCTTTCTTGTTTTGTTTTTTCGCATCTTCTTATTCTGTTTTCCACATAGGTCTACAACTTTCATAGTCGTTGACAACGCCCCTTCAATCCAACATTGATCTAGACTAAATGTGTCTCCGCATACATATACATGTTTTAACGGATTTACCATTTTACGATTGATTCTTGTGTAATCTGAACCAGGCTTCCATAATCCCAGACTATTTGGCCAATAATAACTCCATGTTTTTTTAGGTTTTACATTGCGTTTTTCTATCCTTGATAATTCTTTAGCTATCATCGTATCTATATTTTTTTCACTGGTTATATCAAACCATTTTTTCGCACAATCGCCATCACAATAACTAACTAGGGCAGGTTGTTCATTAATAATTTTCATCGTGTTTAATTTATCATTCGATGTGATCACTTTCTCTCTATTAATCCTTTTTGTTGACTTGGGTAGTAATGCATATATACGATTGAGTGTTTTATAGTATATTGATTCTATATCACACTTTAAATGTTCAAATAGAGAGAAACCAACCAAATACTTACCCGGAACAGCAAATATCACATTCTTCGATATATACTGAAGTTTGTTGCTAAATGATACGACCAAACCACCACGAACTCTTTTGACATCGGCCGCATTCATGTTACATTGTATGGTAACATTGTTTTGAGAATGTATTTTGGATGTTACCATATCAACGATACTTGATAATCCTTTGCGTAACGTTAAATATTGGATATCTCCATAATGATATATCAATTTCTCTGCTATATATAAAGCATTCCCCTTATCAAGCGTTTCATAGTATGTATATTTACGCAAGCGTTTTAACACATCTATTGTTTCGTATTTTTCCACATATTCAATAAATGTTAAATCATTCATTTTGGATACATTTCCCTCCCTTATTCGTAACGATATAGATGATAATAAAGGAAATAAGCTCTCTCCACACGTTATCTCACTTGGATAATTTATAATATCTGTATCCAAACATAAATCTTTCAATAAATCCATTACATGTGTCTGTCCTTTATGAAAACGAGCAGCACCACGCTCCATTAAAAAAGATTTCCCATTATGTTTATACGATTCCGTGTATATTTTCCCCCCAAGTCTCGGAAGTCTTTCCGCCAACAATATTTTAGTTCGATTTTCTTTTGCTAAATTATAACATGCCACAAGACCGCTAATCCCACCACCGATAACAATATAATCATATTCAAAGGTCTTCATATATTAAATATAGGTTTTTATTTAGTATATGATACTCGTAATCAAAAAATAAATGTTATAACACATATATTTTAACACTTAACGTGTAGGTGTATGTTTTTTGAATAAACATGCCTGATTTGATAGATTCTTAATGCGGATAAAATCAGGGTTCTGATAATTACAATTACTTAACCAAATTTTAATAATACAAAAGTTTTTTTTAGGAGAGATTGTAATACCTGTAATAGATTTAATGAATTGCTTGTTTTTTGAAATGGTGTTCCCAATAAGATGATAGAATATATTTTTCCAAGCGTCTTCAACGTTCTTATTAGTAATTTTATAGGAAAAACATCCTCCATTTCGATTTACAGGATCTTCCCATGTAGGCTTGATGTTTTCTTTCATTAGAAATAACATGCAATTTTTAACCATTTTTTCTGGCAATGTTTCGCAAAGAACGATAGATTCTTCCATATTCTCAATAGTATGAATTTTGGAATAACTATCTATCGACCAGTTCGTATCATGTGGTAAATGCGCCCATAAAGTCCATTTATCAGACAATGGATGAATTTGGTCGATTTCCATTGAAACATCGGATGAGTTCATTTTGTATGTGTCTCCACTTAAACTCATTATGTTATATATCAATTTTATTTTTTATATGTTTTAATAATATATTATTACAATATATGAACATCATATTTGAAAAATTAGGTTATGACTATATCATATCAAAATTATCATTATTCGTTATGTATTTTATAGTCATCATGTTTACATTTCCACTCGAATCAGTATTTTTACCTAAGTTATATGGTCTTCTTTTTGAAGGAATAAAAAACACAAAGGAAATGCCAAGCATGTTTGATGTTGTTAACAATGTGAAACAACTGAATATTCCAGGAGTAATGACGATCATTACATTTGCATGGTTCATCATTACCACATCACATTCTATCAAACATAGACTAGAATCCATGCTTTCACCACATTATTTAGGCTTTATTCGTAATACCCTGTTTACTTCTATTATAAAGCAAGGAAGCACAGATTATAAGGATATTAAGATAGGGGACATGATCACTCGTATTTTAGATAGTTCACGATACTTAAAACAAATTGGACAATGGTTTATTAGTCATTTTCTACCTGAATTAATCGGACTTTTATCGATTGTTATATATACATTTTTTATTGATATCAAAATCGGAATCATATTATCAATTGGCATCTTGAATACAATAATTTTATCCTATTATGGCGGTAGTCATATTATCAAACTATCTTCAGCGCGCGAAAAGACGTTTTACCATTTAAGTGAAAAGCTGAACGATAGCTTCAGCAATATGATGAATATATTCTTAAATAACGAGGATGAAAATGAAAGTAGTTCAAATAAAGATATGAATGATACTCATTCAGACGTTATGACAGATCAGATGTTAGCTGAATGTAATGTCGTATTATTTATGCAAGCCGTATCAATTATTGTGTACTCGGTTGCCCTTTTCACGACATATGATTTATTCAAAAATAAAAAGCTCAAAACAGCTGGGTTTATTAGTACTATTTTAATATTGGGAAATTATTTGTCATTTATGTTAATGACCAACCATAAAATGATTGCCTACTTCTGCTCCACATATGGAAACGTTCATTGTTCCAAAGAATTTTTACAAAAAGTACTGCGGGAAACAAATAAAACAGGCAAATCGGATTTTATTACATCAGGTAATATAAGTTTCAATAACGTAGATTTCAAATACGGAAAGAATTTCATTTTTAAAGATTTTAATATCAAAATCAAAGGTGGAAAAAAAACAGCCATTATGGGGTCTTCAGGGTCAGGTAAAACTACACTTATGAAAATGCTTGTCCAGATTCATCGCCCTAATAACGGAACGATTACAATAGACAATGTAGATATCCTTGAATCCGATGTAGCATATCTTCGTGAAAATGTTACCTATGTTAATCAGCGAACACTCCTATTTAATAAACCGGTAATCGATAATATATTATATGGAAATAATGATATCAAAAAGGAAGAGGGGGAAAAGTTAATGAAAAAATACGAGCTTAATTCCGTTTATAGTAAATTAAATGAAGGTATTAAAACCTCTGCTGGTGTAAACGGCAATAACTTATCACTTGGAATGCAAAAAGTCACCATTTTGTTGAGAGGGATATTAAAAAAAGGGAAGATTATCATTTTTGATGAACCATTAGCAGGTTTAGATGGTACTACACGTGGTAAAGTGATGAAGATGATTGACGAAGAATGTAGAAATAAAACGACTATAGTAATCACTCATGACAAAGAGATCCTTCCATACATGGATACAATAATAAATTTAAACAAGTATAAACAAGTATAAACCTTATTCTGAATCAATGTCTGTATTTTTAATTATTTTATAACTATTTTTAGTTAATATTAGTGAATCATTTTGATCCATTTCGACAACGTTCACATTCATGTCTACTAACGTAATAGAGTATGTATCATTCAGGTCAATTATAACACCATATGTTGTATTCATATACAACTGAATAAACCCTATAAATAATAGTTCATTACCATCAATATAGTAATTTATTGTTTTTGATAGTTTTATTTCATATGTCTCGTCTAAAAAGACTAGTTCAATGGACATAAATCTATTATACACTGGATTAATACACCTGATTTTATTCATGTGTCTGGTAATAGATCCATAAACTATAGTATCTATTTGTTTTGTATGACGAATGAAATCTATTTGTTTTGTATGACGAATGAAATCTATAGTATTTATATCTGTCATAGTGTCACAAATCATGCCATTTTGAATAATTTCATATGACTCAATATTGTTCATTACAGGAAGATGTGGTTTCACATACACATTATACATGTATTCCATTTCACTATATGCACATACGCATAAATATAATAATCTGGTTAATATATCAATGACATAATCAACCATTCTATTCTTGTACAAAAATATCTTTATACTATTGTTTTACACATTTCAAGAATGATAAATATATAATTCATTATATTACATATTTATCTTGTTTTTAACTTACATATTCGCTCGAACTAGATGAATACTCACTGGGGGCATTCATAAAGTGAACGTCGTCGACGACCACCTTCTGATTCGAACGAACATATACAACATTATCATTATTGGGATTATCATCTGATAAATTATCGTTTTCGTCTGTTTCTTTATCATCCTCCTCTGTATTGTCGTCGTTTTCGTCATCATCTACGACAACATTCTCGCGTCCATCCAATTTAAGTACATACATCAACATAAGTGTCATAAAACCCATAAATATGAAGGGAATTGCTACTATAATCCACGATATCCATGTCAGATTACGAGTACATAATAAATTCAACATAAGTGTAAATACAACCATTTGTATAAATTTTACAAACGCAATATTGTAGGCGCGTTTATATGTATCTATAATAACTTGTGATAATGCGAATACCAAATATATTAGTGCGGGACTGCATATTTTACTTAATAACTCCATGTATATTATTTACAAAAGAAAGCTTCACCATTCTTTAAATGTCCAATTTCATCACCAACTTCTCCGTCGTCATTTGTATATAATTTACCATTATCTACGTTATCTGTATAATAACTATTATTGTCAATTTCGATTTCGAATACCTCTTCTTCTTCTTCCTCTTCTTCTTCCTCTTCTTCTTCCTCCTCATCCGCATTCACTACTTTTGTTGTCTCTTCCTCTTCCTCTTCTTCCTCTTCTTCTTCTTCATCTTCCACATCATCTTCCTCCTCCTCCTCCTCCTCTTCTTCCACATCATCTTCCTCCTCCTCCTCTTCTTCATCGGTAACTATTTCTTGCTTTACAACAATTTGTTTACTCATTGCGCCACCATCTTCGCTATTATCTTCGCTATTATAATGTATTTTTTCAATATCGACAATAACTTCTCGCACCTCATTTAATAATCCTGGTTCAACCTTTACCTTAACTGATTTAATTGTATCATCAATAGATGATACATCGTTATCATTTGTCAAATCCACAACAATTTCACCTTCATTAATAACCAATTTCATATTTTCTGAACCCTCGAAAAGTATCCCTTTCAGTTTACGATTTTTCTTCTTTAGTTTTTCGATCTTCCTTTCATATTTTTTAATAATGGGAAGATTATGAATATGTTCAATGAGGGTTTCGTAATCTGAATATTTCGATGTTCTTGTATCAACAATATCATTAATATATTCTCCGATAGTACTTGAAAGTTTATTAACAAATGATTCATGGTCTGTATCCACTAACTGGCATTTTATATCTTCACTTGAAGAACACATAAAAATATATATGGAGTATATTTAATTCATTTTGCTAAATAGTTTATTTTCTAGATTTTTTTGACCTTTTAGACTTTCTGGACCTTCTAGATTTTCTGGACTTTGAACTGCTAGATTTCTTTACGAAACCAAATACACCCTTCTTTGTGAAATATCCTGCCTTTTCAAGACGCTTTTCCTTTTTAGCAGTAGCAGACTTCTTTGTTGAAACAACGCGCCCGTGTTTGTTCATCTTCAAATCACCCTTTCTAAGTCCACCAGTTGTCTCATACGCAGTTCCGTGCCATACTTGAGCACGACTACCCTTAACAAATGTATATTTTCCACCTTTGATATGATAAAGACCATCTGATCCTTTACTGAAACGTGCCATTATATAAAGATATAGAGAAAATAAATTATACAAATGCGTTTTTAGGGGGTCCACCTAAACCTCCTGGTGTACCTGCAGCTCGACCAAAAGAATTTAATATTCGATTAGCACGAACCACCTGCTTTCGTGAATTACGGATTTGTCTAACTAAGATACGAGCTGTACTCAATACCTCCCTATTACTAGTTATATCATATTCAGGTATTTTACATGGATGACATGCTAAATCTTCTAAACGTAGACCATTTGTTATGTTACGTATCCCGTTAATAAAATCAGATACATGTACCGGATCCTCGTTAACACCAAATTCGTAAAGTTGAGGCGCTGCGAATTCCTCCAATGATTGTTTACCATCGTAAAAATGGATATCCCTTAACAATATAAGTGGATTCATTAAACTTCCCATCAGCAAACCATTTACCTTGTCATAAACATATCGATTACCAATCGATTTAGGTGTAAATATAAGTTTTGCGCCACGTATACCAGGTTCTCCTACATAGTTCACTTCAGTACTTTCTAATAACGTACCTGAATCCATCGTTATACTCATATGTGTTTGGAAATTTGAAGCATGGCTTAAATCAAATGTATACGTTTCACCAACTTCAAAAATAGTCGGCATCAAATCATCTTCAATTATAAATTTCGAACTTTTTTGAATATTGTATACTTTTACAGGAATCATATATATTATAGAGTTTTAAAACATAAAATTGAAACATATTAATTAGATCGCCAATAATGATATACATTATGTCAAATCTTGCTGAGGTTTACCAAAAAAAGACGGATAAACAACATATTCTCGATAACCCAGACACCTACATTGGTTCTGTTGAGAATGTTGAAGGTAATCATTGGGTATTCGACAATGAACAAAAGAAAATTGTCAATATAGACATGGAGTTCCTACCTGGTCTGTACAAACTTTTCGACGAAGGTATTGTTAATTGTCGTGACCACGTGATTCGTATGGACCAGAAAGTTACAAATGAACCAGCTGAAAAACATCACCAAGTAATGAATATTGATATTGACATACGTGAAGATGGTACAATTTCCATGTACAATGATGGAAATGGAATCGATGTTGCAAAACATCCCGAATATGATCTATGGATTCCTGAGATGATTTTTGGACATTTGCGTACGTCAACCAATTATAATAAATCTGAAAAAAAAATCGTAGGTGGTAAGAATGGATTTGGATTCAAGCTTGTACTTATTTGGTCATCGTCAGGATCCATCGAAACCATTGATCACGTTCGTAAACTAAAATATACTCAATCATTCGAAGATAATCTTAATATTATTCATCCACCAGTAATCACTAAATCGTCGGCAAAGCCTTATACACGCATTACGTTCAAACCAGATTATAAACGTTTCGAAATCGATGGACTTAGTACAAATATGAGAAGCCTACTCGCTAAACGTATTTATGATATTTCTGCCGTTACAAGACGCACTCTTAAAGTTAAGCTCAATGGAGAATTGCTTTCTGTAAAGTCATTCCCCCAATATGTAGATCTTTATCTTGGTAGTTCGGCGGCGAAGGTTCACGACGACACATCGCAACGATGGGAATATATTGTTGGTCTCAGTCCAAGCGATGAATTTAACCATGTTTCATTTGTTAATGGCATTTACACATCGAAAGGAGGAAAGCATGTCGATTATATTATCCAACAAATTACTAGAAAAATGATTGCTTATATTGAAAAAAAGAAAAAGGTGGTAGTAAATGCCAGTAATATCAAGGAGCAGCTATTCCTATTCTTGCGTTGCGATATTGAGAATCCCGCATTCGATAGTCAGACGAAGGACTATATGAATACACCTATTAGCAAGTTCGGATCTTCGTGTGTTGTAAGTGATAAGCTGATTGATAAACTTGCTAAGATGGGGGTCATGGAAGCAGCTTGTGCTATTCACGAAGTGAAGGAAAACAAGGCAGCAAAGAAAAATGATGGAAACAAAACCAAGTCTATACGCGGTATCCCGAAGTTGATCGATGCAAACTGGGCAGGCACAATCAAATCACCCGAATGTACCATCATCTTTTGTGAGGGTGATTCAGCTAAAGCAGGTATTGTATCCGGACTTTCATCTGACGACAGAAACATTATTGGGGTTTATCCAATGAAGGGTAAGCTATTTAATGTTCGAGGTGAACCCATTAAAAAGATCTACGAGAATAAAGAAATTTCCGAGATAAAAAAAATACTCGGTCTCGAAACAGGAAAGTCTTATAATTCGGATAATATCCGCAAGAGTTTGCGTTATGGACGGATCCTCTTTATGACGGATCAAGATTTAGATGGCAGTCACATTAAAGGTCTAGGTATTAACATGTTTCAGAGTTTATGGTCTGATTTATCAAAGGTATCTGGATTCATGGGTTTTATGAATACACCCATTCTCAAGGCAAAAAAGGGGGCCATCGAATTATTATTTTACAATGATGGTGAATACAACAAATGGAAAGAAAGTAACGATCCAAAGGGATGGAAGACAAAATATTATAAGGGGTTAGGTACAAGTACAGGCAAGGAATTTAAAGAATATTTCGAAAACAAGAAAATTGTCCTATTTGAACACGCAGATGATGAATGTACAAATGCCATTGATATGGTGTTCAATAAAAAACGCGCGGACGACAGAAAAGATTGGCTAGGAAAATATGATCGAGGTCTTTATCTAGATACAAACAAATCATCTGTTTCTTACAATGATTTCATTGATTGTGAAATGATTCACTTTTCAAAATATGATTGTGATCGTTCAATTCCCAATCTAATGGATGGTCTTAAGATTAGTCTGCGTAAAATTCTGTTCTCGGCGTTCAAGAAGAATCTTACACAAGAAATTAAAGTTGCCCAATTCTCAGGATATGTTTCTGAACATTCTGGTTATCATCATGGTGAGGCAAGTTTGAATGGTGCTATTGTAGGATTGGCGCAAAATTATGTTGGTTCGAATAATATCAATCTATTCCAACCCAATGGTCAGTTTGGTACACGTCTTCAGGGTGGGAAGGATAGTGCATCCGAAAGATATATCTTTACACAACTTTCTACATTGACACGTCATTTATACCCACAGGAGGATGACGCGATTCTTACCTATTTGGATGATGATGGACTTCCTGTAGAACCAGTTTATTACGCACCCATTATTCCCATGGTTCTTGTGAATGGATCCAAAGGTATTGGCACAGGATTTTCGACAGAAATTCTTCCTTATTACCCTCCTCAAATTATCCATTACATTAAACAGAAACTTAGTGGTGTCGATGTTTCGGGATTAGATTTCACACCTTATTATGAAGGGTTTGCTGGAAGTATTCTACGCCTTTCTGACACTAAGTTTCTGGTTTGTGGTAAGTACCAAGTGATTGGCATCGATAAAATCCGTGTTATAGAACTACCGATTGGATTTTGGACAGATGACTTTAAAGAACATCTCGAAAATCTTGCGGCAAATGTAGATAAAAATGGTAAACGCGTGAATCCAGTTGTCAAGGAAATCGACGACATGAGTAAGTCGACAAATGTGAATGTTGTGATTACATTGATGCCTGGTATGTTACAACAATTGGAAGGTAAAACGATTGACAATGGATGTAATAATCTTGAGAAGACGTTCAAACTTTTCACTACATTTACCACCACTAATATGCATATGTTCAACGCAAGCGAAAAGCTAAAAAAATACACATCAGTACCCGAAATCATTGATGAATATTATATTACGCGTCTAGAGCTTTATCAGAAACGTAAAGATCATATTCTTGAAATCCTAGAAAAACAACTAAAGATTTGCTCAAACAAAAGCAAATACATTCAAGAATTACTTGACGAGACACTTGATCTACGTAAAAAATCAAAGACGGCTATTATAGAAATTCTTCAGACGAAGAAATATGACGTTATCGATAATGACGATGACTATAAGTATCTTCTTAAAATGCCAATGGATAGTGTTAGTGAGGAAAACGTAGAAAAACTCAAGGCAGAGTTTCAAGATAAGCAAAATAAATATAATGATCTTGAAACGACACATATTCAAGATATGTGGATGAATGAACTCGAAATTCTCGACAAGGAATACGAAAAGTTTATTAGTGCACACCGAAAAGCAATCGAAAATGAAAATCTAAACAAGCCAGTTAAGAAGAAAAAGTCAAAGACATCGGCATAGGAGCAGGGGTAGGCGGTGGTACCTTATCTTTATTACAACATGTTGTCAAACATCTGTTTTTTATTGCACGACGTGTTGCCGCACTACGTGGAACACCTACATTACTTGTATATGTATATTCACCTATACCTCGCGTATTACTATAAATAATTGAATTAATTGGAATGTGGCGTAATGGCATATTCTTATACATTACCAACATAAAATCCTAAATAATCTACCAGAAACAAAACCACCTCCTTCTACCTTCTTTCATGTACTCGACGTTTCGTGAATCCTTAATCCATAATGCGTCATATTTTTTCTTATTATTTTGAATGGCTTGTATAATCATACATAAATCAGGATCTCCACAAAAACAATCACTACAACTATCATTACTACTACATCCCCAACATACTAAACGTTTACACATCATACAACATTTAATCGATGGTTTCAAATCACATATCTGACATGTCAATGTTATCACATCGGGAGGTTTAATTATCAAGGGCATAATTGCACCTCGCCGTGTCAACTTACGTAATTCTACATCAACGCTATATGGTACCACCTTTTTCATCTTGTTTGAATGTGTAATATATCGTACTATTTGTATCAATTTTTAGAACCATGGCTTCTGTTCGAGCTGCTTGTTGTTTGGTTTTGACATTACTGGTCGCGCAATTGGATTTGGTAGTGTACTAATATCCTCCTTATACTTTATATAACCCTGTGCTTCTCCATATACTTGAGGAATCGAATAACTTAAAACAATTTCATTTAGGTGTTTAATTTGTCCCTTAATGTCAGTTGGCAAGTTTGTGCTATTTTGTAAAAATATACTTCGCATTATCGTCTTTAAACTATCGTCATCTTGATATCCTACAATGTAAGTATTATTAGACATTTTATAAACACCTGCGCGTATTCCATTCTGGATAATTGTTTGATTTCCCAGAGAAAAAAAGGTTTTAGACAACGTCGTATCATAGTATGTTCCATTCATTGCTTCATGGAAAGAAGACGAGTTATTTGGTATCTTATCTTGAAAATGTAATGACAATGTCTCTGCGCCACCCATAACATTGATACGTCCGTTATATTGTTGTTTCTCCATACTCATTATATTCATTTTATATAAAAAAATATTCGTTATTTTATATATGGCAGACTTTAAAAAGACATTGTTGATGGTAGCGGTAGTTGTTCTGATAATATCCCTAATCTTTTTAGGCGTTATGATGTCGTCCAAATCAAAAGATGCCAAGTGGCCTCCTAAAGTGGCTGAGTGCCCTGACTTCTGGCAAGAAATGTCTGGTAAAAAACCAAATGGTGATGATTTTGTTAAATGTAACAACATACATAATTTAGGCAAAAGTTCGTGTAAGAAGGACATGGATTTTTCTTCAACCACCTGGGCTGGTTCTGAAGGCGAATGTAGAAAATCTACTTGGGCAAAGGGATGTGATATTACGTGGGATGGTGTAACCAACAATAGTACCATTTGCGATTAATCTAAATATTTAAGAGTAAAATGAACATAAAAAATATAATTGTGTTATAACATGACAGATTATAATACAATTTTAAATAGAAATAAAACATATGACGATATAAGCAAACAACTTTATGAGTTTGAACAAAATAAACACGACATAACACACAAAAGAGGGTTTTACGTTTATGGAGACTCAGGTGTTGGTAAAACCAAATTTATTAACGACCTACTTAAGAAGCATGATTATTACATTGTTCGTTTTGATGCAGGCGATGTACGAAACAAAAGCATAATAGATACAATTACAAAACAAAATATGAATGATAGAAATGTAATGGACATGTTCAACAAAAAAAAGAGAAACATCGCGATTGTTATGGACGAAATAGATGGAATGAATAGTGGTGACAAGGGAGGCATTAACTCACTTATTAAATTAATACGACCTAAGAAAACAAAAAAGCAAAAGGAAGAAATTTCTACCAATATTCCGGTTTTTTGTATAAGTAATGGTAAAATCGATAAGAAAATGAAGGAGCTGATGAAGGTATGTAATATTCATAAATTATTAAATCCGTCTAGAGAACAAATACATACATTGGTTAAACAAACATGGGGTGATATACACGAACGTAATATAGAAACAATATTCAATTACGTCCAATCAGATTTACGAAAACTACATGATTTACATGCGATCCATTCAAAATGTAATATTTTCAATGACAGCACATGGAGTTATCTATTTAATAGCAAGTGTTACTATGATGATGCAAAGGAACACGTTAAAATTATATTAAACCAACAACAAACAATCGCTAGTCATAATTGTAATCTTAATGAAACGGATAGGACTATCATATCCCTATTACTACACGAAAACATTATTGATGTTATCAATAAAGGCAATACATTCACTAGTATCCCATTTTATATTGAAATACTTCGAAACTTCTGCTTTGGGGATTATGTCGATCGGATCACTTTTCAAAAACAAATTTGGCAATTCAATGAAATGTCTTCATTAATTAAAACCTATTATAACCAATATCTTCTACACACGCAATATAAACCGAAAAATGTATATAACCCACAAGAAATACGATTCACTAAGGTATTAACAAAATACTCTACCGAATACAACAATGCCACATTCTTACAAACCTTATGTGAAAAAATGAATCTAGACAAAAAAGACATGCTTCTATATTTTTACAGACACCAAACTTCTTCCAATGATGATGTGTTTTTATCTCGACTTGACAAAAATTATGATGTTTGTCGATTAGATGTACATCGTATTAATAAATTTATTAATATAAATTTTCGTGACGAAACGGAATCACTTTAATTTTTATTCGGTGTAATTTGATGATCTCACGGAAGCGGCAATCATTAGCAGCCCTCTTCAGTAGCAGCAGCAATCGTTTTCTGCTTATATGTATTTAGTATTTTGTCCATTGCGTTGGTACATGCTTTATTGCTAGTAAATACCCACCACCCCGACATTGAACCTAGAGGTCCAACCTGTTCTACTGATTCCTTACATATTTTGGACAATTCGTCCGTTGTAAAGAAATCATCTAATTTGAATGTAAAATGTTGTTTTTTAACAAATTCTACAACTTGCTCAGTCGCTTCTTCAAGCGAAGGAGCAGGGATTTCAGAATAATGATCTAGCATTTTGATATTGTGGTTAAAATCACAATATACAATTTCAATTTATATTTAAAACATCGATTCTTCTAAACTACAATATTCAAATATATACACACCTTTGAATATTGTATTATCTTTTGCGTCTAGTCTTTCGTCGTTTGGTCCTTCGTCGTTTGGTCTTTCGTCGTTTGGTCTTTCGTCGTCTAGTCTTTCGAACTGATCCACCCTTGCTACGACCGAACATACGCCCAAACATACCCTTCTTCTTGGGAGGCGGGTCCGCTGCTTCAGTGGCCGCTGCTGGTACATCCTTGCCACGACTGAACATACGCCCAAACATACCTTTCTTCTTGGGAGGTGGTGCTACTGCTTCAGTGGGAGCATTGGGTGTCTCGACCACATCCTCGACCACATCCTCAACAACACTAGGCATTTGTGAGTTACGAATATAAAAACCTGATCGTCCAGTCATCTTATCAATATGTGCACGCGTTCGTCCAGTTCCTTTTGCGTCATCTTTGATATTGAGATCCTCGTCATCCCATGTGAACACTTGCTTGCCATTTTCACCTTGATATACAATTCGTTGTTTGAAAATCTTATTGGTAGCCGAAATCAGTCTGAACACTCTAACATGTGGTGGATTTTCTCCTTTTTTCTTTGTAAGGTCCATCATATTATCAAATGTCAATTTTGTATATCGTTCTGGATCGGTTAACTGATCAATAGATCTTGGGTCCAATACATCAGAATTCTTTTCATCAGAATTCTTTTCATCAGAATCAATTATGGGTTTAGAATCAGAAGTGGGAACAGGTAAAGACATTATATTGTATAATGTAATCAAACATTTTTATTTTTCTAATAAAAGTATGTCATTAACATTAATGCCGCACCTCCTCCCGCATATGTAGGACCTAAATCACCGAATGCGTATTTTGTTAATAGTGCGAAATAGGCACACAATACATACTTCATGCGCTTCTTTATATTGTGCCATATAAACATGCCACCACTAAATTCTTTCATCTCCTCATTAACTTTAAAAGGGAACTTTTCTGTTTCAATGAATGGATATATAATCAAAAAGAATAACGTTGACAATGATTGTACTATCGCTCCTCCAAAAACCAATATAGGCGTGGCAAAAAATGCCAACATAAATGTAATTAATGGAAACCACAATTGGAACATTGAACGCGCAATTAACTTTCCAAGTTTTGTAAGAACTCCTATAGCATGACTAGCAACACCATACAAAGGAGTTATATGTAGAAGAAGATAAACTACAATAGGACCAAGCCAGAAACTAACAGAATCGTTTGCCATTGTCTCAAACATATATTCTAATCCCAAACGTCCATTCGAATAAGAAAATGCCACAACTGCTACAGCCCAGCGGGTTAAACGATAATTAAGTGGTTCATAATATATGTTTTCTTTATTACACAAAACACTATTTTTATATGGAAATGACCATTCTTCTAAACTATGTTTTGCATAGACAGAAAATGGAACCTTACCCTTTTTTTTATTCACTGCATTATCTACACCTTCCAATTTAGACGAAACATTTTGTCCCATGTATTTTTTCCCCATATCACTAAGCTTTTTAACCCCCTTTTTAAATGTAGAAGATGCCTTATCTATACCACATCCCATTAATCCAAAATCGCTCATAAATGGTGGTTTTGTAATATCGGTACCACCTAAACCTCCTCTTTCATTAACTATTTTAGTTAGATATGCAAATGAACTACCAACAAAAATAAAAACTAAAAAACGAATTGTCCCATTTAATACATTTGTTCCGAATGATTTATAATCAGGAGATTTTTCAGAATTACTTGATTCATTTGTTTCCTTTTCATCTTCAGCTGGTTCCTTCGTATCTTCTTCGGTCGTTAATGGTGGATTTTCAGTTGTTTCGTTAGGTTTTTCTTCTGTCGCCGACATATATTAAAACTACATAAAAGTTTAGTAATCAAAATTATATCTCCATTAAAATATATATATGAAACTAAAACGATCACATGCGTTAGTATTATTTTTCCTATTACTCGCGTTCTATGTTTATTTTTATAAGATAAACAACATTCTTGAAAAGATGTCCTCTATGTATCGTCACGCCCCATATAGTAATTGTAGTAAAGATAAATGTTATCAGATGTGTCAGAACGACGAGACTTGTCTTCAAGGACATGATGAATGCGTGGGATGTAATATCGAACGTACAAAATCATCAACGTATAACCCGGTTGTTATATCAAATACACAAACATTAGAAACAAATACGCCATTACTTAAGAAACTTTCCCCTTCAGTGATTATTGTAAATAATAATCCCAACCAAGAACAGGTCCCTATTATACAAAATCATGACCCCATGTTTGCCCCTCAACGTACTACAGGCATGTTATCAGATTCTAATGTATATAACTAATTGCTATATAGTAGCCCACAATTACCACCTATAAAGGATAATATATTATAACGTTCCTCTATTAATGTCATGTCGTAATTATAATCGTAAATCGACCAGGAAGGTTTATTTACACCAATTATTGTACCATCGCCATCACATATGTTTAAGAATTGCGCATTTGGATCTAAAGGTGGTATATATGTAACTACCTCTAGTTCTACCTTTCCGAATTTATTCAGGTTAATTGCTCCTGAAGGTTGATGTTCAAACACATCTGTGTTTAGGCAGAAATTATAAAAATATAAACCATCAATCGGATTACCCTTTGAACGCGAAAATGGTTCCAAATAACGGAAAATACCAGCAGGCAATATATTTTCGCGATAATTACCATCCAATAATATACCAAATTCTTGCAATATTTCCTTTTTGTTTCCATGGAAGTATTCACCGGTTGAATGTATTTCTCCTATTTCGGAAAGTGATAATGATGTATTGATCGTTAGCCCGTTATTATCTATAATCGATCTAATGTTTTGTGGGAGTGTATGATACGGCCAATTAGAAAAATTTGACCATTGATTACGTAATTTAATGTCACTTCGCTGAAAATAAAACATCCAGCTAGATACCAGTCCATTTGTCTCTACTTCGATACGTTTACTACCCGTAATATTTAAGAACTTGTATTCATGAATTTCTTTAAATAAATACTTTTGCTCTTGTGCCGCGAACAAACGTGATTCTTCATCAGATAAAAATCCGTATGTCGACATTAAATGTATATCCGAGTTCCAATTGTTACGTTTCTCTATAAAATCTTCTGGATTTAATTCTATTGAAGGAGGCGATTGTAAAAATCTATGTAACAGCATATAATCGTTATTGAAATTGGGTTGGATTCGTGGATAACCTTCTGCTTTATTTTTTACATCACGGATTGTAAATAATTCACTTACAGGGCGAAAAGTTACATTAATATGTAATTCATTGTATTGTAGTGCAACCAAAGGGAACGACATTTTACTACTCGACCCGAACCACGCCATTAAAGGTATGTATATTTTTCGTCCGTCTATAGATGGATGTGAACCTGATTCACTATTAGATGGCAGGGCGGATGGATAACGCCTTAATCGCCCAAATGCCTCGGCTGGGTATTTAAGTTCGGTTACATTGCCAGTCATTTCGTTAAAATGATTTTTCTTGTGTGCGTCAAAATCGCGTTCAACAATAGAACGAATATAACTACCCGAATATGTTTGAATTTTTTGACCACCCGATGTGATCGAAATCTCGCGTATCATTTCAGTACCTATATTTTCTATCCACTGAAACTCATATGGTATTTGCTCATTATCGCTATTTGTATATACAGGACTCCATATCATAGGTAATGTCATTAATACATATGTATCCATTAACAAGTCTGCATAGCGTGGTATTTTAAAACGAAAATGCGAGTCTTCGTTTAAACGCAATGTCCTCAAACCATCGTAATCGATTCTAAATTTTTGTAGTCCAAAATTGGTGTGTTTGGCATACTTCATTTTAAAGAATGTCTTTGATGGATTACCATTTATAATTATATTTTGAGTACCCATTGCTACTAAATTTAGCAAACCTCCTGCCATTGTATATATATTGATATCATTTATAATTGTTTTTTTAATATATTATTAATAATTTTAATAATAATATATAGTACTATGAAATCTCAGCTTTTTTTCATCGAGCCTAAACTAGATATGGTCGTTACATTTTTAAATGATATTGAATCATATGGAGCAAATAAATACACAATTACACCTGTTACATATAAACAGGCAGAGTATCATAATAAAATTTCTCCATTCGTAAACACAATTAGACCCTATTACCATAAGTCTAAACTCCACTATCTAGATAATATAAATTATAAACGCCTTCTCACTATTGTACGCCAACTATGTAGACATTTACATATTTATTATAAATCGGAATTAAAATACATAGGATCGTCTTACTTTATTAATTATCATATTTATATCAATGATTATCCATTAATTAAGTGATATTTTTAATTGACGAGCTAAATAAAAATCACTTTCCAAAACAGCTTGGACATTCAATGATACCAACCAATTGTATTTTGTTCGTTTCAATATATCATCACGTGGTATAAGTATTCCAACATTGGTTTGGTGTAATGTGATACAATTGTTCTCTTGTGAAAATAAATCCTCAATAGGTATTGTTTTATTTTCGTTGTCCTTTACACCTATTATACGCCCGTCTACCATTGTTATTTCATTCCTTTGTAACATATCATAGAGAAATCGTTCATGTTGTCCTAAAAACATTGTTTCTTGTGTTACATCTCGGCTCAAATTTTCTTCTAAAATGCGGATTAATTGTTTCATCGAATCGTTGTTTTTTAAACAACCAAACATTTCAAATGATGGAAATACCTTGGTTTGAACAGATACACTTGAATTCGTAGTCAGATTTTCTATAAAGAAAGGACGCTTGATTGATGTCATACTTTGGTACATATCATTTAAATTCTTGGTACATAGAAAACTCACTGGTGTTATCATACCCCCGTAAAATAAAATTAATTTACATAAACCCAAATAACGAACATATTGTATTATGGGTTCAGGTAATCGTGACATATCTATAATCCAGTCAGGGACCAATTTTGCAAAACTATCGTCGTCAATTAAACATATATTGAAATCTTTACCGCATTTGTCAATCAATGATCTGACACATACAGACAGATAAGGCTGATTTAGATCAGTCGTATTTCGTGAACCAAAGCTTTTCCATTGACGTGCGTTTATCTTGTATGGTACGTGTATCCACATAGTTGGGTTTTTTGATTTTGCAATGGATGAATCATTTAATAAATATTCACGAATCTTCTTATAGTTGTCCTCTTCCTCTGAAAGACGGGTTTTCACATCATATCTGTTATATAAAAGTCCGACCATCGTTAAAGAGAAAAATGCCAATACAAATCTATTTATTCTATCGTTGAACATATAGCATAAATAGATATTTTTATTTTTTTATTTCTAACATTTTCAGTTGACTCCAAAACATATTCGTTTTTTTATTTGACTCCTCTTCTTGTTTTGCTAGTGCAAATGCCCTATGTGATGCACCTTGTGTATCTTTAAAGTATTTCTTCCTCAACATTTGTTCACTTACATTCTTGTCTGGTATATCAATGATTTCATTTTGTCGTACTCGTGAAAGCTCATTTGCGTCTTTGAACTTAGTACGGGTATGTAATATACTTGATGACACAGGAATCAATGTTTCTACATGTGCCTTTTTCACATCTTCGTATTGAAATTTGCTAAATATGTTTTCATTTGAAAAATTATCGGTGTTATCCATATGTATTGATGTTCCACCAGACGGGGTATATTGTTCGAGATCGTAATTAATTAATGCCTGTTTTTCGGATAATGTATGTTTTTCTTTCTCAATATATTCATTCATCTGACCCATATTAGTCACACTAGGTGTCGTTTGTTCGGTTTCTGTCGACAACCAATCTCCATGTCCATCTTCATTTTTATCATAATATTTGTCGAAAAGACGATTAAACCAACCATTAAAGTTTTCCTTTTTATTCATTTGTTTTATTAGTTCATTGTTCGAATCATTTGAATCTGGTGCAATGACTCCATAATCATCGTCGAATGATTTGTTCGATTTACAACGAAATTCATGTACATGGTATATTAGTTTATATGCGTTTGAATAAAACAGGAAGTATTTATTGGGTAATTTTGATTTATCCGGATGTGTCATAAGAACATCCTTTTTTGCCCGTTTCATATCATCGACATCAAAATCATACTCTAGTTTGAAAAGTGCCAATAAATCTTCGTATGTGTAATTATCTATATTTAAATCTGTATCGATGTCCGGTTGATTCATAAATAATCCTAATATTATTAATCATGAAATCTAATGTATTACATGATCCCTCAAATTATTTTTAAAAAAATCATGTATTTGTTGTAAATCTGTTCCAGATACACTATCATCAGGTATGTAGCTTATGTTTCCCGTATGATAACATAGTATAGTAGGTATACCCTGTACCATTTTTTTTGTTTTCAAAAATGCGAATAAATCAGAACTTACATCAACATCTAGGTCGAATGTAAGGATATGCTCTGGCATTTTTTCAAACACGTCTCGGACAACATCTGCTATAATTGCACAAGGTTTGCACCACTTTGCACCCAATTTAATGAATATTAGTCCAGGATTTTGTTGTAATAATTGCATAAAATCCTTACGAGTTTTCAGTTCCATATAATAAGATATGTTAATTTATTTTAAACCATAATTTAACGAATGAAAAAAAACTCAAAAACAGGGCTAAAAGTTTTTAATCGATTTCCATTTTGGACATTTTTGAATGTCCTTTTTACCCTTTAGCAACTACTTGTAAAAACGTCAATGTACGACTTTCTTGAAAGAACTACATATAAGGTCTTGTTAATAAATCGAAAATAATGTGTTGTTACCAACCGGTTTTTATGTGTTTTTAGGAAAACTGATATAAAGTACTTTTCTGTTCAAAATATATATGAATTCTTTGAACAAAAAAGTACTAAAAGTACTAAAAAAAAGGGAAGGTGAATTTTATTGTAATAAGTGTGACTATAACTCGAGCAGTCATTCCAATTATAAGAAACATGTATTGACTAGAAAGCACATTTTGAACGCTTCTTTGAACGAAAAGTACTCCGATTATACATGCGAGTTTTGTAACAAAACATACAAGAATCGTAATGGTTTATGGTATCATAAAAAAAAATGTAATGTAAATAATGGAGGTAATGAAATTGTATCTGATATAGATGTTATCGATGTATCATCAAATGATGTAGTAAAACATGTTTCGGATGATGATAATATGTACAAGGAAATGTTTTTATCCATGGTACATGAAAATAAGGAAATGCGAAAGACGATTCATGATTTGATTCCACGTATAGGAGACAATAATGTTACAAATATGTATCAATCGACTACAACTAATCATAACCATTTTAATATGAATATTTTCTTGAATACTCAATGTAAAAATGCGTTAAATCTTGCCGATTTTGTACAATCGTTGCAATTACAGGTGGAAGATTTAGAGAATAATGCTAAATATGGTTTTGTTGAAGGTATGTCAAAAATATTTATACGTGGACTACAAGCATTGGATGTGTATAAACGTCCTATTCACTGCTCGGATGGAAAGAGAGACACATTGTATGTCAAGGAGAATGATGCATGGAATCGTGAAGAGGATGACTATAAAAATATGAAGGATGCTATTGTTTCTATCAAACGTAAGAATTTACAGAAGATGGATGATCTGATTAATGATAATCCTGATGTGCCCATAGATAATAACCAGGAAATGCAATATTTGAATATTTTGTCCAATTCGATAGGAAGCGAAGAAAATAAGGATAGGGATTTTAATAAAATTATCAAAAATGTTGCCAAAGAGGTACTTGTTGATAAGAAAAATACACTATAGAATAGATATTTCACGTGTTAATGTATCTATGTTTAATTCGGGAAATTCTACATGACTTTCAAAGAAATATTTAGTGTACGCCCATGTCATTTCATATGGTCCATTCACGTTGAATTTGTCATATAGCATAGCGGAAACATTATCTGGAAGTAGGTCGTAACTAGATGTAGGTATTACATATGCGAGTTGAACAATGCTCTGTACAGGACGCGCCTCTTTCATTTCTATCAATTCTGTTTCAAAAAAAGGAATGTATTTAATAAGATCCTTGAATAGAGGGGCATAATTATAATTGTATTTCCAATGCCAATCCTTACAACCAGTTGTGTAGTATGAAAATGTCCATTCCAATGCTTCAAGATAATTAAACGATATATTTTTTATTCTATCACTATCATTGTTAATATGGAACAACATTTTGTAGTATCGTGACTGCCAACCAGGTTCATTTGGATTTATGAAATGTTCGGTACTTCTTTCGAAACTTGGCATTACTTGGAACTTGGACCATATTTCATCTTCAGTCGTATTTGGTAAATAACGCTTTTCCAATTTATGTTTTTTGTTGTGTTCTTCTTGAAATAATTCTTCTTCTTGCTCTGATAGTAGAGTTATATATTTTCGTACATTATTCCAAACGATGCCACCATCTTTAGTAAGACAAAAATTCTTCTTTGATGAATACAAAAACTTATATTTGTCCAATAGTACATGAATCCCATTTTGACGAATATTAAACGCTGGATGATGCGGCATAAAATCGTTACCAAGCATGAAGCATATAAAAATATAATCATGAATTAAATTGTTATCATTTTTATTATATGTGTCCGTCATAGTGTCTATGATTTTTTCTGCAAGCAAACAAATATCTAATGTGTATACTTCGTTCGGATTGAGTGTTTTATCAATCTGTTTGATGAATTGCGGTGTTTCGCGATATAGATTCAATGTATTACATAGATGCTTATGGTGTAGACATAACATAATTAAATCGGCGTCAAGACCATATACGATTGTGTTTGAGTTCTTATGAAATTCCTTTTCGGAACGAATCTTGTTGAAAATTTTATGCTCTCCTTCTCCAGGTTCATCACTTCCCGAAAATCCAAAACGAATGTTCTTGGTTTTTGTAATATTCTTTGAGATAAAATATTCGTGAATATAATTATTCAAGTTATCCATAAATATCGTTCCAGGTGTAATAGAAGTTGTGTTCCATTTCATATCTTGTTGTTGTGAAGGTTTTATTTGCTTTTCCATTTCATTTGTGAACCATGATTTATAACGTCTTGTTTTTTGTTGATTCAGTTTCGCTACTGGTGCAACACCATCTAAGGCAATCATTACATATTTTGGCTTGATAGTTAGGCAGTAACCATCAATCACCTCACATACGCGATGAATAATTTGTTTTTCGTATTCTTCTCTATTACCTGTAAATTCAATGCTGTGAACACAATCGTAAACAATCGAATTTGAATCAATGTATAAATTGTCTACAGAATCTGTTACATATTTTTTTATAATTTGAGGAAAATTTTTTATTATAAACGCAAAGTAACTAGGAATACCCATACCTAATTTGGTAGAATAGTTTTAAATAGTATTGAAAGTAACATATCAGAATGTTTAGTTGAAGTTGAAGTTGGATCTTTAAGATATAATGTATATTTAATAATCTAAATATATTATTATGACAGAATGTTTCGATACCTATATTTTGCTTCGTGATAAAATGTTAGGTGTGTATTTGGGGGATAATGAAAACGCGAGTGAGATAGTGATGAAGCGTATTTCAAAGACGAAAAATGTTTTAAAACGTCTTTATACAAATTTGAAAAGATACCAAAAGGAAGAAATGTTTCAAACAACAGAAGTATCTATTATATTTGAAGAGGCGAATATTTTATTTGATAAAATAATTGGCTTGGAAGTTGCTATTAAAAATAACACCATTGATATTTCGACATGCGTTAATGAATTACAGATTATCGTTAATAAAATTTCTTCGTTTATGAAGACAAATGGATCTATGAATCTATATGATATGATTACAACATGTTTTGGTGTAGAATATTTAGATAATATGGATGATGAAAAATTAAAATGGTTTAAGCTTTTTAATAGTCATTTCAACCCAACTGGATATAAAATTGTTTTATGGAGTTTGATAAATAGGAAAAACAAAAATACTAAAAACGCTGGTTTTTTTGAAGATATACATATTGCAGAGAATGCCTCTACTATGGAGGTCTACCCGATTATCAAATTTAACAGCGAGCCCATTATTTACAAGGTACATGGCGGTAAGGTAGTTTTCGTAAACGAGGCTTTGGAACAAACAATGATCGTATATGGTTATTTCGAAGATGTACCCATTAATTTTACATCAAATGCTTTTTTAAGAAGTAAAATGTTAACCATTAAAGAGAATATTCCATCAACAGGGGATTTTGAATCAAAAAGTTTTGATATTTTCATGTCAAGTTTGAGTTTAAGGGATATTCTTATTTATGATCAATCTACTATTTATGATATATTTGTAGGGTATAAAACATTTGTTAAACAGATGAATAACAAGCCATTATCTAAAATTACGCGCGAGTTTATGAATTACGAGCCCCTTGAAAAACGATCGACACTTATTAAATTACTAATCCATAATGATGATTTTGAATTACAATTTATGGCATATCTTCTTTATGATTTACTTACATTAGATGATAAGAGTGGTGTTAGTGCTGAACAGACAATGATTTTGGAAAGTCTACCACATATTATTCGTGAAAATTTCAAGGGTGCAATGAAACAAACGATCGAATATACTAATAAATTAACCAATGGAGAGGTTAAAGATAATCTTCCTTATGAACAACGTATATGCTTATTGAAGACAAGTGAATATGTGAAGGAAAAGGCGATGAATAAATTAAAAGAATTGAAGGCTAAATCGGAAGATTCTGGATCTAAGGCACGTCAATATATTGATGGACTTTTGCGTGTGCCATTTGGAATTTATAGACAAGAACCGATTCTTGATCTGATGAAGGATAATAAGAAAATTTTTATTAGATATATGGATAAAATGAAGAACACAATAGAGATTGTAAACGGAAGTAGTGAAAGTAATAATGGTATGGAAATTATTAATCATATAAACAAGAAGCAGCAATTTTGTAACGAATTCCACGCAGTCGAATGTAAAGAACTGATTAACAATATTGTCGTTGGTATAAAAAAAAGAGGTGAATACCTGGAAATAATGGAAATTATAAATTGTATATGTGATGGTATGGGTGTTAATAAAATAGATTTTAGTAAATACAGCAATAAGATCGAATTAAAGAATGTATTGAATGCGTATATTTCAGAGAACATTGACAATCATGAATTGGTTAAACAGGTGTTATCACAACAACAAATCAAGGAGGTGGTTTTTAAATATGAATTTCCGAACGAATTAGTGAAAATAAGAGAAAATAGAGATAATGTTAAGGATTTTCTTAAAGATATTAACAAAACACTTGACAAATCTGTTCATGGGCATAGCAATGCAAAAAAACAGATTGAACGTATAGTTGGACAATGGGTCAATGGTGACTCAGATGGATATTGTTTTGGATTTGAAGGTCCTCCAGGTGTCGGTAAGACATCGCTTGCGAAACATGGTCTGGCTAATTGTTTAAAAGATAATAATGGTGAACCTCGCCCTTTTTCTCTCATTGCTATTGGTGGTTCGTCAAATGGAAGTACATTAGATGGGCATAATTATACGTATGTTGGTTCTATGTGGGGAAAAATTGTTGATATACTTATGGAGACAAAATGTATGAATCCCATTATTTTCATTGATGAAATTGATAAGGTGAGTCGCACTGAAACCGGTCGTGAAATCATTGGTATTCTAACGCATTTGATCGATCCTACTCAGAATGATACATTTCAAGATAAATATTTCACAGGAATCGATTTAGATTTATCGAAGGTGCTTTTCGTGTTTTCGTATAATGATGTTAGTTTAATGGATCGTGTGTTATTGGATCGTATTCATAGAATCAAATTTGACCATCTTTCGCTTGAAGATAAAGTAACTATTTGTGAGGAGTATATGTTACCGGAGATTTACCAAAAGATGGGACAAACAAGTAATATAATTATACCGCATGAAGTTATTGAGTATATTGTAGACGAATATACATGTGAAGCAGGAGTACGTAAAATGAAGGAGATTATGTTCGAAATTGTTGGTGAAATCAACCTTGAGTTTTTAAAAATGGATAGTAATATACCATGTCCATATACCCTTTCGAAAGATGATCTTCAATCCAAGTATCTTAAGAATAGGGAAATGATTAAGGCAAAGAAGGTACACACAAAATCCAGAGTCGGTATTATGAATGGATTGTGGGCTAACGCACTTGGACGTGGTGGTGTCATTCCGATTGAAGCAAATTTTGTTATCTCTGGAACATTGCTAGACTTAAAATTAACAGGAATGCAAGGTGATGTCATGAAGGAAAGTATGAATGTTGCGCGAACACTTGCTTGGAGTTTAACATCAAGTGATCGAAAGGCTGAATTGGTTAAAGAATTCGAAAAAACAAAAACTCAAGGTGTTCATATCCATTGTCCCGATGGTGCTACACCCAAGGATGGACCATCTGCAGGTACGGCGATTACCGTAACCCTCTATAGTTTATTGAACGATCGTAAAATCAAAAATACTATTGCTATTACTGGTGAAATGAGTCTACAGGGTGACGTTACAGCAATTGGAGGTTTGGATTTGAAAATAATTGGTGGAATTCAAGCGGGCGTTAAGACCTTTTTATTTCCGGAAGAAAATGTCAAGGATTTTAAGAAGTTCATGGAAAAGTATAGCGAGAATCCTATTGTTGAAGGAATACAATTTATACCTATTTCGAGAATTGAGGAGGCATTAGAACATGCAATGGAGGACGAATAAAGATACAACAATATGGGCTTAAAAATATTAAAATAAAATTATTATTATGAACAATGATAATTTTATTTCGACTCTTTCCTTTGGACGTCAATTGTGTTTGGCTAGACAAACGTGTAATTATACAATACATGAGTTTTCACAAATGTGTAATATGAAACTTAGACTTATCGAGGATTATGAGAACGATATTGCAATGCCTGAAAAAAAAACAATCACAAAAATGAATAAATATCTAAAAAACAAACTTCCATATGCTAAATAAAAATATAATTATATTATAATAATGGGCATGTCCTTTACATTTAGTAACATTATACAATTCTTTTCAGGTATATCTTCAATACTATTAGCGTTTTTTATGATAATGACCTCGTTTTTTAACCAAGATATTAAATCGATTATATATTTAGCAGGTGCATTTATAGCATTTATATTTAATGTTGCTGCTCTCAAACCGGCACTAGGTAATAAAATTGAGGCTGGAACACGTTCGCCTATATGTGATATCATTGATATTCCTATTAACAGCAATTTCGATGGTCCAAATGGTAATAGCGTGTTCATTGCATATACACTTATGTATCTTACCATACCTATGTTTGAAAATAATGAAATTAATTTCCCTCTTATGATATCAATTATTACACTTTTCGGAATGGATGCCTTCTATAAACTCAATAATAAATGTACCAGTTCGTTCGGGATAGTTATAGGTGGGCTTGTAGGTGGGTTAATTGGAACAGGATATTATTATTTATTATCAAGTTTCGGATTAAAAGACGTTACATACTTTAGTGAAAGTGGAAGTAATAACAGCGAAACATGTAGGATGCCAAATAAACAGACATTCAAGTGTGCTGTGTATAAGAATGGTGAACTTATCCGAACACTCTAAGTCATGTCGAAAATGTCTAAATTCGAATAAAACCATATGTGAAAATCATGAATGGTTTTTTTCCTTAAGAATCCATGAGCTAGTAACTTCATATTATTTGCATTGTTTACTTTATTCCATGATATATAGAATGCGTTAAATGCCTCTCCGATACGTTCTTTTTCGTACGTTTGTATGATATCATTTGATATATATGCCTTACCTGTTTTGATGTTAACCTCATTATGGAATTGATATATGAATTGCTTAAACATCGTCTTATTTCTAATTTGTGTATGTTTGTATCCTCGTAAATATATTTGTGCGTGTTCAGAACAATGTGGACATGGTAGAGAATTACATATTTTATTGAAGTGTCTCCATAATATTGGGAAATGTTTATCGTACGATTCGACCTTAATTTTTTCAGCAAGAATGTGGAAGAATTTCCATGTACATGGTCCCCAGTTTTGCATAATGAACTTAATCTATATAAAGAGATTTATTTTAACTGAATAGGTGTATAATGAATGATATTGTGAGTTGTACTGATTTTTTAGATATGTTGAATATCGACGATGGTAATGTTGATGAAGATAATTGTTGTCTTATTTCCCAAGAGGAATTAATGCCAAATTATATTACTTTATTATGTGGACATACATTTAATTATGAATGTATTTTAAATGAGGCTATACATCAAAAGACCAAATATAATCCACTAGATACGACAAGGCTACGATTGAATCAATTGAAATGTCCGTATTGCAGAGTTGTACAAAATAAATTGTTGCCAAAGAGAGGTGAAAAAATATATGGTGTTAATTCTCCGGAAAAATATTGTATGCGACCATATAAGTGTTGTTATGAGTTCAAGTCTGGTAAGCGCAAAGGATGTTTATGCGACAAGGAAAGTTATGAGACCATGTGTGTATCGCATATGAAAATAACAGAAAAAAAGGATAATGGTTGTTCATGTGTGCTAATTTCGGGGAAAAATAAAGGTAACCAATGTATGGGGAGTATCCATCAAGAAGGATTGTGTAAGCGTCATTTCACAATGTCCAAAAAAGTGTCAGTTAAGTAACCAAAAGAAAATATGGAAACATTACACCTTTGAACGATTCGATGTCTAAATTTACACCCTTGAAGATTCAATTTGTGAATAATATAATATAAAGGGGGTTGTTCACATGATAACTAGTAGATTAATAACTAGTAGAGTAATAACTAGTAGAGTAATAACTAGTAGAGTAATAACTAGTAGAGTAATAACTAGTAGAGTAATAAATGAAAAATTATCAAGGGATCGTAAAACTAGTATGAATGTAACAAATATTGATGACAAAAAATTATTCAAAATAATATCGAAGGAAATGTTGATAAATTAAATAATATTTTTATAGTAATAAATATTATATGAATTTTTTTAAAAAATTTGATTTTTCATTATTTGCTATATATTTAGTTATTATTGTTGTTGTTAAACTATCATATAGTATTACATTTTTTAATATCGCATATCATCAACTATTTACAGATGCAGATGATAAATATATTGATAAATTAGATACAGAAAATGACTGGTTAGAATGGTTATTTTTGGTTTTAGTATTTGTTTTAATGACTATATTATTTACTACATCTGATAAAGAAGTAATAATATCTGGTCATACAAAACAAATATTATCAGTTGCTAGTACGATTGGTATTTATTCACAATTTCAACAAAAAAAATTTTTTGGTTTAGGTAAATATATACCATTTCTAAATTAATATAATATCGAAAAAAATGAGACAAAATAAAAAAATGTCACTACATTATAAAGTTACCTATGGTTGTCTATTTGAAAAGTACATTTCTTGGTATAACTCTTTTTCCAGTGTAAAAAAAAATTGAAACATTTGTTATGTTATAGTAATTAGATTTAATAACAAATATGGACGTGGTTAGTATATTATGCGGAATAGGGTTTTTGCTCTTTATGGTTTATCTGGCAAGAAACTTGAAGTAGGATTATGTAAATATGATGTAATATTATTGTATATAACAACAATCCGAACATTGGATATGTAGTAATAAGAAAAAATAAAATCTAGTAATTTATATATATATATATATATATTACTTTTTTTCCAGCGTATAAAAAAATTGAAACATTTGTTATGTTATAGTAATTAGATTAAATAACAAATATGGACGTGGTTAGTATAATATGTGGATTAGGGTTTTTGCTCTTTATGGTTTATCTGGCAATCAAATTAGATGAACCGATCGACTAATATGAAATAAGGAGTATAATGATCTTCTGTGATCGGATGCGGGTGTAAATATGATGTAATATTATTGTATATAACAACAATCCGAACATTGGATATGTAGTAATAAGAAAAATAAAAGGTAGTAATTTATATATTACTTTTTTTTACACGTTTGAAGATTTAAAAGGAGGAGGCGTCATCGATCGATTAATATTCACAATTGATATTACAAGATTCAGTTGTTCGTAAACAATACTCAATTTGATAACCCAGCGTATATCTTGCTAAGAATACACGTAATTGTTGCTTTTTATTATCGTCGGTATTTGTATCGTCATCATTTATATACTTAGTGGGTTCGTTAAACACTCCTGTAAATGCATCTAATATTTTATCATTTTGTTCAATCTTTTCAAATTCATTGATAATTTTTTCAGGAATTTCTTTTTTCAATAATTCCATATTCTTTACTAATTCTTCATAATGCGTTTCTTTATCTATAATATATCCTTGAGAACTATCTTCATAATACAAACATTCGTCTTCATATTCTTCAGCTTCTATAGCAGCCTCTATATGCTCTTCTTTGGTTTCATAGCATTGTCTACAATAATCTTCATCAACTTCTGCACAACAATTACACGCTTTCCAAGAATAATCGGTGTTTCCCTTAATAGTTACTAAATTCTCAACATCATTGCTGTCTTGAATACCAAACCAAAATTTACCTTGTATATCACCATCGTAAAATCGTCCCATTTTATAAATATATATGGTTGTGTAATTTATCATAATGATTCAATTTTATATGAAATCTATTACATCAGTAATAAATTAATATAAATATAAACATAAATATAAAACCTTAAGTAAATCTATGGAGACGAAGACAGAACTCGTGAAGGTTGTTAAGGAATGGGTTGTCATGGATAATAGTATACGCGAGCATCAACAAATTGTTAAGGATATGAAACTAAAACAGAAAAATGTATCACAAAAGTTGATGGAAACAATGAAGACAAATCAAATAGAATGTTTTGATATCAATAATGGTAGTTTAGTGTATAAAAAAAGTAAGACAAAGAAGGCATTGAATAAAGAAACATTATTTAGCATTTTAAACATATATTTCAAGGGTGATACGAATAATGTAGAGGAACTTGGAAAGTATATATTAGATAATCGTCAAGAGGTAATTAAGGAGACTATACATCGCAAAATAGATAAATAATATGCCTGTTAAATATATGAAGTCGTTAAAGATGACATTAGTTGTAGTAGTTGCGATAGGCGCTTTGAATTTTATTATACCTGAATTAATGTCTATCGTTGATGTAGGGTATCAGTCATATGGGAGTTATTTACAATGGTTTACAATGCTTGGTTTGTTTTACGTTATTCTTCCTGACAAACAACCAAGCATATTTACATAAAATTGATATTAATTTAATAATGATTGTTACTATTAAATTAATAAGATGGAAGGACGCATTAATCAAAAGTTTGGCGATTACATTCAGGAATTCAAGAGTTCTGTCATTGAGGTTGTGAAAAAGCAAGGTTTACCTCAGGATGCTCTTGAGAATATTATTCAAATTGTATATGATTACGACAAATTTAAGTTGACAAAGGAGGATCTGGTTAAGCGTAAGCGTGTTAAGAATACGATACCTCTACACGATAGATGTTGTGCGAAACGTGCTAGTGGTGAGCAGTGTACTAGACGCAAGAAGGATGTATGTGATTATTGTGGCACTCATGAGAAGGGTAGACCACATGGGGTTGTTGCTGGTGATACAGACGACAATGCCGTTGAAGAGACGATCAAATGTGAGATATGGGCGCAAGAAATTCGAGGTATCGTTTATTATATCGATATTAATTACAATGTGTATAACACGGAAGATGTAATAAGTAATGTTGTCAATCCGAAGGTGATTGCAAAGTATTCAAGGATCGCTGATGTATATAGTATTCCCGAGTTTAATGTATAGATTTGTGTGGGCTCCTTTAAAAAAATTGACTTATTTTTTCTATTCTGCATTTGTTGTAAATTAATTAAACAACATGGAGTATACTACTATTGACGTTACCAGATTTGTTACCGATGCCGTTCATATGGTGTGTCGGGAACACAAGATTGACAGCAATGTCGATATCAATATTTTGATCGAGAAGTTGATGTCATCTAAGAATGATGCTAATAATGTGCGTGTTGATACTGACATTCTTCCTACCCACAATAATGATTCTTCAGGTCCTATTCTGGAGGAGGATAAGCCTGAACCCATTGAGGAAACAACCAATGTATTGGACGATAAGCAATTGAATATTCAAGCTAAGGAAGCTGAAAAGCAATTGAAGATTCAAGCTAAGGAAGCTGAAAAGCAATTGAAGATTCAAGCTAAGGAAGTCGAAAAGCTAGCGAAGCTTCAAGCTAAGGAAGCCGAAAAGCAGGCGAAGATTCAAGCTAAGGAAGCCGAAAAGCAAGCTAAGGTTCAGGCACAGAATGTCGATCTAATTACAAATGATATCAAACCAACCGATACCAAGCAATCTAAGGAAGCTGAAAAGCAAGCTAAGATTCAAGCTAAGGAAGTCGAAAAGCAAGCTAAGATTCAAGCTAAGGAAGTCGAAAAGCAAGCTAAGATTCAAGCTAAGGAAGTCGAAAAGCAAGCTAAGATTCAAGCTAAGGAAGCTGAAAAGCTAGCTAAGAAGCAAACGAATGGAAAGCGTGGTCGTCCAAAGAAGGATAATTCTGTCGTTGCAACGGGAGATTATATCGAATCAGTCCAGGCACAGAATGTCGATCTAATTAGTAATCTTGCTAATGATATTAATACAACCGATATGGATGATGAGCCAACCGAAAATGTCCAAGTGAGACTCTTCGAATACGATGGTGTCATGTATTACAAAAGCGACGATCATGTTCTATATGATTATACCAATCAGGATGAATTTGGTATGTGGGATCCTATCGATAATGAGATTGTTATGAATAAAAAATAGAAAACAAAATAGAAAAACAAAATAAAAATAGAAAATATATGGGTTGTGGTTTAATATGTTTTTTATTTGATTGAACAATAAAATCCATATAACCTAATCAATCAAAACCAGTTCCATCGCTTTATTGTGTGTATATATTGATATGTATTGTAGTAAAAAAATACGTAGTGTATCTAAATAATGTTAAATATTGTAGTGTATTGTGTGTATTGTGTGTATTGTGTGTATTGTGTGTATTGTGTGTATTG